ACAGAAACCTAATATAGGTTCAACGCAACCACCCATACTTCCACTAACATCACACACAATATTTAATGACTTAATATCATAAAACCTACCTTTAACAATAAATTCACTATCACTGTGTTTTTTGTTGATTTTCTTGTAAGTTCTGTTTAATGAACCACTACCTTTTAATTTATTTACTGTACTAAAGATAACCTTTAAGAAGTTTTCTTTTTGTGGTGTGATTTGTTTCATTAATTCATCTACAAACCCTGTATCAACACCTCTTGCTTTACAATAAGCATCAATGTTTCGCATCCTATCTGCAATTTCTTCTGGTGATATTTCATCTTCATCACTTGATGTAAAATCATCTAATGATTGGAAGTTTTTACCACCTCCACCACTTGGGTTGTTTTTGTCAACTAAATATCTTAGTGCATATAAATCTAATGTACCTGTATATCTATCATCTTGTACATAAGTGATATTGTCATTATTTTTAATAATGTTTAGGTAGTCGTGTGATTTAATATGAACTTTATAAGTTTGATTATCTTTTAAGATTCTATCTCTAACAACATCATAACCTATTGTATCACATTCACTCTGTAGTTTTTTAATATGTTCATCAAAAAATTGATACAGTTGTTCAAATACTAAATTAGAGTTATTTTCACCTTTATCATAACCAGCTTCTAAAAAAGGTTCTAAATGAATACCTGACCCACATTTTTCCCAGTTTGATGGGAATATATAATGTTTATACGGGTTTTCTTCGTCAGGATATGATTTTGGGTCATAATTAGGGTTAATTTCTAATTCTTTTATTATTTCACCCATTATTCTAATATTATTAGATAATTTATCAAATCTTTTCTTTGATTCTTGGTTATCTGGGTTTTTTTGAAGATAATTAGATAATGTTTCTAATTTATCAGTTGATTGTAATAAATCAAGTTTAATTGTATCAAGTGGGGAGTCTTGAAATATCAAACTAATATGGTCACGTAATGCAACTTGGAACCTTTCAGCTCTATATTGGTATTGTATATTGTAGTTGATAATAGCATCAGTAACAATATTACATTTACTTCTTTGAACCTCATTTGTAAAACCATACAGACGTTGTAAGTGTGCTGATTTGATGTGCATTAACTCATGGAAAATTAAATATGTAATTTCTGAGTTTTCTAATTTATTAATGAAATGTTCATTATAAGAAAATAAGAAATTTTTAAACTTAGCAGATACACAAGCAGTATCAATATCGGTTCTTTCTTTGAACTCAATTAAGGTTGTGAAATAACCAAAATAACGATGTGCTGTTAATGATGAATGTGTTAATAAATCAATAATAGCGTTTGTTAATTTAGCATTTTTAATTTTTACTGGAGATTCGTATGACATTTTATCTTGGTTTTAAATTGTTTGTTATTAATTGATATGCAAAATTATATAAATTTTATTTAAATTACAATGAAGTTGCGGATTTAATTTCAATAAACCAATCAGGATTATTTTCAACATCATCTTTATAGAAATAATAAGATTTATATTTATCTTCGCGATATTCTTCATCTGTGATTGAATGAAAATAATCACCTCTGATAGTTTGTTTAAATATCCTACCAGCTGGACATTTTATTAAATCTTTAATTATTTTAAACGTTCTCATGTTATAACCGACTTTTAAATTTTGAATGATTTTTAGCAATTCTTTTAGAAGTTTCTTCGATTGCATCTTTTATTTCTTTAGTAATCGGTTTACTATTTTGAAATAAATGTTTTGTTATTTTAGCGTTGTTAGGTACATATAATTTATAACCAACATAAAACCAAATTATTATTTCTGTTATTCCAGTTAAACCTCGTAAGGTTGTGTCTGTATGCCTAATATTGGTAGCTAAATAACATAAATATTCTGATAGTGCAACTATCAAAGGATACAGTAGCATCCAAAGTACGAAGGGTAGGTTTTTCATCTTTTATAAATTAATATATTGTTCGTCCAATTTTCAGAATTAATCCAATTTTCATTAGTCTTAAGAAATTTAGTATATAACTTAGTGTTGTAAAGGTATATACCATCAGTATTGTTTATGTCTAGTTTCATACAGTTTTTATTTTAACAGTATCTTTATGATAAATTGGTAATAAATAACAATCTTCACCTTCTAATAATCTTTTTACCATTAATGGTGTGTCATCAAAACCCATTTTGAAACAAAAGAAATCATTATCATCTGAACAATATGGACCTTTATTGTAACGTACACTAAATATACCATTACCATAATAAAGTGCTATATCCATTGTATTTTGGTTTTTATTTCTTAATAACAAGTAATAAACCTCACTACCATCATTTTCTTTTAAAACTTCCCAATTATAATCACCACATTGAATCATTTCAATGTTATTTATTGTTGTAATTTTTTTTATCTTGCAAATATATTAATTTGGTTGAGATAATTTAAGTCAACTAATCCTTGAATATGATTGTTGCGTAAAACAACATAATTTTTAACCTGTTTTACACGAAATATTTTTAATTTCATCTTTCCAATATTTTATATTCAACGCAAACCTAACTAAAAGGTTTCAATAAAACAAAAATAATTGTTGGAAATCTTTTAAATAACCAACAATTATTATTTTTTATCTAACAAAAATGCCTAACCAATTACAATGATTTTTAGTAAGATTGGTAGTTCCTAAAACAGTGCTTTTATAAAAAACTGTTGAAGTGAACGAAATTCCAAAGTCTGATTTTTTAAGTTTCATATATCAATTAATACTAATCAAACTACAACCTTTTTCATCAGCTGTTACAGTTAAACTGTAATCAACATTTAATTCATCACTGTAAGCGTGTTCAATGATGACTATTTTCTCAATTTTTTCTTTGATTTTATGAATTAACTCAAAGAAATTAGTTACTGAATCACCAACTAGTTTACCTGTTACCTCATCTAAGAATAAAAAGTTACCTAATGATTTATTATTAATTGACCTTAATGCTAATCTTAATATAATCGAAATAAAGGTCCTTTCCATTCCGGAGCCACCAATTACATTTTGTATAGCTGTATTATCATTGTAACTATACATTTTTAATGTCATATTTTCATCAAAATAAACATTAAAGTTACATAAATCATTGATTAAATTATGTATTTCATTGTTGATGTCTTCTCTCATATTTAATAAGAGTAATTTAGGTACACCATCTCTGTGAATACACTCAACATAACAAGTATTAATTTGTTCTTCAAGTTCTTGTTCTTGAAATTTACTTATTCTGTCATTAATTGTTTTAATGTTATTTGTTAAGGTTGTAATAACATTATTTTCAATAAAACTAACATTTGCTTTAATTCCATTAACTTCATCTTGTAAAGTTTTTAATCTAGCATCGTAAGTATCTATTACCTTTTGAACCTTTTCATTTTCAATAACTTTATTGTTTTCAATAACAACTCTATCATAGGTATTTTTATTATTACCTATTTTCAAGTCAACATTTTCAATTAATAAAGGAATGTTGTTCTTTTGGTTAACTAATTGTTGTCTTTTATCGAATTCTTCTTTTTCTTTTTCGATTTCAACAATTAATTCCTGGTTTTCTGACATCTTAACAGATGTATCCTCTAAATCTTGTTTGAAACGTATGATATTAGCTTCAAGTAACTTAATATCATTTTCAAAACCAACCTTTTTACTCTCTTCATTTTTTATTTTGTTTAAAGATTCTGAAATTTTATCCTTTAATGATAATATTTCTTTGGTATCTTGTTCCTTAATATTATTTTCAAAACATTTAATAGTTTCTAATATACTAAGAATCTCAGGTGTATTATTTTTAGATTCCTCTAACTGGTTTATTTCAGTTTTTTTATCATTAATCTTATTTTGAATGATAACTAACTGAGCTTTACCTAATTCTCTGTCACAAGATGGGCAAATTTTGCTTTTATCTAAAATTTCTATCTCAGATAAAATATTATTAATTTTAGAATCAATCTGTTTATTAATTAAACCAATTTCTTGTTCTTTTAACTTGATTTTAGATTCTAAATTACCTAATTCTTTAGTAATATCAGTTTTAAAAGAATCAATAGACCTGTTTAGAAGTAATATATTACCATTGCAAACAGCAATATCATTTCTAACTGAATCAACCTTATTAGTTGTTTCTTTAATATTCGATTTTACCCCAATAAACTCGTTCTGTAATGAATCTTTTATACCACATAAGGTATTATATCGTTCAATGTTATAAGTGTCTCTTAGAATTGATATTTTTTGTTCAAGTTCTTTTTGAGAAACAAAATAACTATCTTTTTGTTCAATTAAAACATTTAATTCTTCTTTAAGTTTGTCAAGTGAAGTGTTAGCTAAGGCTTTGTCAATAGGATGTAACTTTTTAAGTTCATTTTCCTTGTACTCTTGACCTGTTTTTAACCTTTTCTCTCTATCAACTAAAGAATCATTAAGTTCTTTGATTTTGTCTTTGTTGGTTTGAATTTCATCTTTTATTAATTGAATTTTAACCAATTCATCTTCTACTTTAAGAACTATTTTTTCTTCTTTTTTATAAAGTTCTTTTTTGTAGTCTTTGTATTCAGCTAATTTTCTTTCAAAAACATCTAAACCTGAATATTTTAAAATACTATCCATAAATACTGATTCATCCATTGATAATAAATTATTCAATGTATCAGCATTAACTAAATATAAAGCTAAGAAATCATCAAATGAACCAATTATATTTGATAAATATTCCTGGTTTTTAGATTTTTCTTCATCAGTTTGGTTGATTATTTCACCATTACTATCAATAAGATTGATTTTTAATGTTGTTGGACAAGCTGTAATCTTAGTTTTACTTCTATCCCACTTTCTTTCAGTTCTTCTAACTAAAGAAAATCTAGTTTCATCAACATTTATAATAGCACCTGATTCACAGTAATCTAAATCACGTTTGTTATTAATAAATCTGTTATCACCATTGGTTTCTCTTTTTAGAGTTTCTAATGTTTTACCATGTAATAAATATAAAATACCTGAAAGTAAATTGGTCTTACCAACTGCATTTTCACCCATAATTTGATACAAACCGTTGTTTTTATCCCAGTTCATTTCAAATCTATCAGCATGTGAACGATAGTTATCAATATAAAAAGATTCAATTCTCCAATCTTTTCTTTCAATACTATTAGATGCCCCTAATCTTTTATTAATTTTATTATCTATCTCAATAACTTTGTCAATAAATTCAGGTTCATAATTTTTATTTAACAAATGTTGTTTAAATACTTGTTGCTGTACATCGTAATTGGTAATATTAACCAAAGATTTTCTAACAAAATCATTCTCAACAATTTTATTGTTTCTTATTTTGTTTTCTTTCTTTTTAACTTCAACAACGGTTGGGTATTTGGATTGTATAAATAACTTAATCTTTCTCCAATTTTCACTTGTAAAATTAATAGCATCATCGGTCCAATCAACTTTTACGTGAGTATATTTCTTAACCTCAGAAGATTTAAGTTTAATATTTAAATTATCGTAATCAATTGTTTCATCAACACCAGTACCTTTTAAGTAATAGTTAATGTAACTATATTCATTTTCAATCTCAATAAGTTCATGTTTTATGTTTTTAACATCTGAGATGTTCCATAAAATAAAGCCATGTTTATCAACAGATTCACCATAATTATTTTGATATAATGATGATGGATATGCACCTTTAATTGATTTATCTTTATTATGAAATAACTGATATTGATGTATGTCACCCATTAATAATAAATCACCTTCAAAGTCTTCTAAACTAACATATTTAGAATCTTCAAATTCTTGACCAAAAAATGTTCTTGAACCATTAATAGGGTCATGAAATAAATCAATAACTAATTTATCTGTTGGTTTGGTAAAACCAGGTTCTAAAACCCAAGGTGATGTCTTGTCGCTATGATGCCATACTGACCAAATTACATTTTCATCATTGTAAAATGTGGTCGCATCGTAATATTTAACCTTTGGGTTGTTAATCAAATTGATAACAGTATTTACTGAATCAACACGATTAACAGCTTTCATGTTAAGGTCATGGTTACCTAATGTAACTCGAACTTCAGCAATTTTAGATAGTTCATTCAAGAACCAACCACCAAGTTTTTTGGTTTCATTGTTTACTTTATTAAAATCATGAAATAAATCACCAACTATAACTATTCTGTCAGGTTTAACCTCGATTAGTTTTTTGATTGTGTTTTCAAGAACTTGTTTTTGTCTTGCTTGATACTCAAGTTTATTCATTAAATGAATATCTGAGAGGTGTGCTATGGTTTTTATCATTTTCTTGGAAATATTATTAGTGCGTTGTGGTTGGATTTAGTAGTAAAGTTTTTTATACGTAACATTTCGATTTTATAATCTAGACCACTTAATAAACCTGTTATGTATAATTTCATCTTTTTGTTATTATTAATCGGTTGTAGTGAATTTCGGGTATATATCTTTCAGTTTTATTATTAATTCTATGAAAAACTCCACTATTATTGAATAGTACAAAGTTTGAGTTAGTTATTTTTAATTTCATCTTCTTTCAAAAATTAATAACATGTTATGATTTCTTTTGTTTTGTAAAGTGAATTCAGATGTTATCTCACGTTTCCAGTTAAACGTTTTCAATAAAGCAGATATATCTAATTTCATCTTTTAAATTTTTTATATAATTTATATAAAATATAACTTTTTAGTGAAAATCCAAATATAACTAAAATTATTATAAAATAACTATTATCTATTTGGAATATTAGATAGATATCTAATAAGCAAGCCACTAATAAGAATATTGATAACATAATACCTAGTTTCTTAAAGAAATTGAATTCTAATCTTTTGATTGTTTCTATTGTCATCTTGTGTAAATTGTTATGTAATTAATAAAATTATTTATATTTTTACCTGGTTTATGACTACCTTTCATAAAATTATAATCAGGACTTGTTAAGAAAAAGCTATTGGGTTTACTTATATTTAATTTCATCTTTTGTAAATTATTATTATCTGTCAAGAATTAATAAACGATTATAATTTATTTTTAAATCACGTCCAGAAGTTATCATGTAATAAGGTGTTATATCACCTAAATAAGGTTTCCAAATTTTTAATTTCATCTTTTAAATATTACCATTGCGTTACTCCATCTTTTTATCTTAATTTTACTTTTTTGTTTTCCAACTAAAACATGATAATAAAGATTATCACTAACAAAATTAACTTTATACGTACTATTATCTATTTCAAGTTTCATCTTTCTAATATTTTATCTTCAACGCAAATCTACATAAAAGGTTGCAATAAAACAAATAATTTTTAAAAATAGTTTGGTTCTATTTATTAAAAACAAAATCAATGGCTGATAACTTAAATGCAACCAATAAAAGATTAGCTGAAATAAGAGATTTACAAGCTGAATTAAATAGATATGTAGGTGTTTATATGGAGAATATTGATTCTTCTAATAAGATTCGTGAAGAAGAAAAAAGAATTATAAAAGAAACATCTAAAGAACAAGAGAAACAAAATGAAATTGAAAAGGAAAAACAAAAAAGATTAACTAGAACAAAAGGTATTTTAAAATCCATATATGATGAAACAGTAAAACTTACTGGTGGTTTTAGTGGTGTATGGAAGTATTTGAATGATGCTGATATTAGTGGTAAGAGTTTGGTAAGGTCTATGGGTCTTAACTCAACTATGACTGCCACTATGAATAATAATTTGAGGCAATCAGCTGTTTATGCTGCTCAAATGGGTGTTTCATTTCAAGATTTAGCTAAAGCACAAGCATCTTTTGCTGAATCTACAGGCACTATGGCTTTGTTGAATGTAGAGACTCTTGAAAGAATGTCTGAAGCTGCTGGTGCTACTGGTCTTGGTGTTGAACAACAAGCTAAATTTCTAGGTCAATTACAAAATGTTGGTATAGGTGTTGGTAAGGCTAGTACTGTTGTTGAGAAAACAATGAAGTCTAGTCAAGCTATGGGTTTAAATATGTCTACATCACTTAAATTGATGACCGAAAATATGTCAATGATGAACAAATTTAGGTTTGAAAATGGTGTTGAAGGTTTTCAGAAAATGACTCAATTTGCTCAACAACAAAAAATGAGTATTGAAGGTCTTTCTTCAGCAATGGATAAATTTCAATCACTAGAAGGTTCTATTGAAGCTACAGCTAGGTTGTATACTATGGGTGGTGAGTTTGCTAAAAATGATGCGTTTAGTTTAGGTTTTAATGCAAGAAATAACCCAGAAGTTTTTGCGCAACAAATAAATGATATGATGAAAGGACTTGCTGTTCAAGATTCTAAAGGTATATTTAAAGTTAGTGCGGTTGATATGGACCGTTTAAGGGTTGTATCTGAAATAACAGGTGATAGCGTTGAAAAATTAAGAGAACAAGCTGTTCAATTATCTAAACAAGAATTTGTTGGTAAGAGTGTATTTGGTAATATTTCTAAAGATGATAGAAATTTGATTGCTAATATAATGGAGCAAGATAAGAGTGGTACTTTTACAGTTAAAATTGATAATAAAAACTTTAAACTTAATGAATTAGGTGAGTCGCAACTTAGTTTGTTAAGAAAACAAACAGAATCTATAGCTGAACAAGCAAAAGTAACACAAGATTGGAATAGTGCTTTAGATAATTCAATTAATTCTTTAAAAGCTAATTTATTACCTGTACTTAATGTAATAAATGGTTATTTAGGTGCTGTAAATAATATAGGTACTAATTGGGTAGCTAATATAGGTAAGGTTATTGCGTTAGCTGGACCATTAATCGCTGGAAAAGCTATTATGACAGGTGCTAATTCTTTTATTGGTGGTAAGTTTGATGATATGTTTGATTTAAGTAAAAAAAAGAAATCAACATCATCTTTTTCTTCTGCTGGTGGTTCAAGTGTTAGTGATTTGGGTAAACTTAAGGATATACCTGATGGACCTGCATTGCAAAGTAGAGCTGCTGGAATTGCAGCAATAGGTGTTGCTGCTTTAGGTATTGGTGCAGGTATAGGTGTTGCTGCTTATGGTGCTTCATTATTAGCAGATTCTATTTCTAAATTAAATGTTGAACAAATGAAAACTTTAGCATTTACTATGGGTGCAATCGGATTGACAATGGGTGGTATTTTAGTGGCTGGTGTTATTGCGCTAGGTTCAGCAAGTGAGTTTGCTGCGCCTGGTTTATTAGCACTTGGTGGTGCTGCACTTATGGTTGGTGCAGGTATAGGTGTTGCTGCTTATGGAATCGGTACTATGGTTGATAGTTTGGGTAAGGTAGGTAATATTGGTGCTAACATTACTTCATTAGGTAAAGGGTTATCTAGTTTAGTTTCTTTAAATACACTTGCAGGTATAACCACGTTAGGTTCTTTAGGGAATACATTAGTTGGTTCTGCATCAGGTTTTAGTAGTGCAGGTAATATGTTTAAAAATGTTGGTGAGTTTATGAGTAAACCTGCTAAAAATTTAATTGAACTACAAAATACTATTAAAGCTTTAAAAGATTTTGATGGTAATAGTATGTTGTCACAGTCAATAAAAGACCTTAATAATGTTATCGCTAAAGGTATAGAAATTAAATTACCAAATAATGGTGTACTTAATGTAACTACCAATGTTGATTTGTATATTGATAGAGAGAAACTTGCTACTAGTTTGCAGATTGGTCAAAGAAGTTTTGCTGAATTATTTAAATCTCAGAAAGGTGTTGCTGCTGTTAAAAGTTAATATTTAAAAAAACCTCTCTTATTAATTTAGGAGAGGTTTATTTTGTTAAACATTTATCGGTTCTTTTTGTTTTATGTTATTCATTTTTTCTTTAATAATTAAACAATCAGTTAAAGCATCATTATAATTATCATATACTTTATCAGTATTAAATAACCTATTTAAACCCCATGTTTGATATAGTCTTAACCAACCAGGACCTGTTTTAACTATTTCTATCTGAAATATAGATTCATTATCTATAACAAATTTGTTAATTCTGAATATAAATTCAGGTTCTTCTATTTTCTTTTTAAAAAGAAGATTTTTAAATGTTTTTATTAGTTTCATATTTATAATTTGGTTAGTAGTTTGTAATAATACATTTTTTTTATCATTAAAACAAATAATATTAGTTTTATTTTGAATAAATTTTAAGATAATTTAATCCATAATCAGTTAACTCTTCGTTAATATTTATGTTGTTTATGTAAAAATATACTGCTGAATATTTAAACCTAGGTGCTAGTTCAGTTAGGTTATCTATTTTTAGTTTCATCTTGTATATATTGTTATGTAATTAAACCACCTTTCCCATAATTTATTAATAGTTCTTTCGCCTATAAGTACCTCAAAATCACTTGATTCAGTAAATAACATAGTTTCAAAATTTGTTTCTATTATTAGTTTCATCTTGTATAAATTTGAATGTAATTAGTCCAAACAGAAATATCTTTGATTATAAACCTACCCATTAATAATTCATAATCAGCTGAATAAATAAAAATTATATCTGTATCTGTTTGTTGTTTAAGTTTCATCTTTTGTAAATTGATAAATTATCTAAACCGAAAACACCTTTATCTAAACTGTTGATTATTTTGAATAATCTAGATTTTTTAAAAGGTATATCAGAATATTTTGGTCTGTTTAGTATTTTTAGTTTCATCTCCAATAAACGTTTATGTAATTAGTCCATATTTCCCCTGGTTCTATTTCACGATGATTAATAAGTAAATCATAATCACTTGATTGGGAAAATCTTAAACTCTGATATTTTTCTATTCTAAGTTTCATCTTTTGTAGATTTGTATGTAATTAACCCAACTATAAATATCATTTATCTTGCCTTTGCTAGTTAATATTTCGTAATCAACTGAATCAACGAATTTGTTATCTATATCGGTTTGTTGTTTAAGTTTCATCTCACAAATATACAAATTTTATTGCACCAAAATTTAACTAAATAATGGTCTCCATTATCTGATAATAAGAATCCTTGCATACCTGAATGATTAAAATCACCCATATCGTTGTATTGATTAACTTTCATATTAATTTATATTTAAAAAGATAGGTTGTAAATTATATTACAGAACTTAATTGCGTCTGTTTTTATTTACATTTTTATAATTACAACCTATCTTTTTTTATCTTTTGTAAATGTTTATATTATTAGTCCAATTTTCAACAGGACTTATAATACGTTCACCTATTAACAAAATATAATCTAGTGAATTTATAAATTCATTATCCTCTTGGTAAATTACATCTAATTTCATAACTATTCACCAAATATAATAATTTGATTTAATTTAAGCAATAAATTATCAATATTTTTATCATGTTTATATTGGTTAGATAATCTATTGATAACATTTTCAGGTTCAGGATGAAATAAGAAACTATTCTTTGGTTTAGTTGCATAAAATTCATACATCTGTTCAAAATCTAAATTATTAACATAAAACTTAGAGTTCTTTAGATTTTTAAACTTAGATAATATTTCTAATGCTTCATTAATATTATCTAAAGGTGACCTTTGTTCAAATGCATAAACACTGTCTAAGTTAACGTTATTCAAATTAACTATTTCTGAGTCAACTGTAATATGTGTAATATCTTTATGTTGTTTCGTATTAAACTCAATTGATTTAAATCTAAACAAATATAATACATTAAATTTATCAGACAAATCAATATCAATATCTAATACTGTTAAATTACTTGCTTCCTCTTCAGTAAATAAATTTAAAACAGAACCATTTTCAGTTAAATTAAAACCTTCAGTGCTATTACTTAGTAGTTGAGATATTTTAATTCTATCAGGTATAGTTGAAATATCTAAAGGTTTTTTAATTTCTTTAGTTATATTTAAACTATCTAAATCAATTTTTTCATCTGAAATAATAACTTCAGCACCACCTTCTTTAAGTTTGTCTATTAACTTATCGAATTTTTCTGGTGATAATTCGATTGAACCTTTTGGTAGGGGTGAAACTTGTTTTTCTTCTTGAGGCATAGTTATTTTGTTTTACAATGAGAATACAATATTAATAATTAAAAGTTAAAGAACAAAATAATTGTTAATATTTATGTTCTTTAACGTGAATTGTTAAGAAAGGTTACGTAGTTATTGTAAATATTTCAAGTTTTTAATACAAAACTTTAAACGTATGTCCGCAAGGAGTTGGTTGGTTTAGTTTTATTGCTGTTGAGATTAATTTACCCATCCACTGAGCTTTAACATCATCTTTTTTGATTCGTTCAGCAATTTTAATTATTTCTAACTCTTCAAAGATAAATTCACCATCTTTATAGACTTCATAACCTGTGATATAACCTTCTTTTTTAACAAACGTTGGTTCGTAGTTCCAGAAATAACCAAATGCTAATCTTTTATTTTGGATAGCACGAGAGATTGTTGATGTACTATTATCTTTTTGGTTTAATGTTCTGCAAGCTTCAGCTACTGTTTTGAAGTTACCTATTAGTTCACCTTTTCTATCAAACTGATAAATAATGTTATGTTGATGTTTGTAAACTTTATTTTCTTCAATCTTTTCAAAATAATTGTTTACGTCTTCAATAGTTGAATCAATTTTAAAGAAATGATATTTACCACCTTTAAATGGAAAATTAGGTTTCCAATGAATATTAGTATTAAACTGTTCATTAAATTCTTTTAATGTATCAAAATCACCAATTTTTTCACGTTCAGTGTTATACACAGATATTTTGTCATGATTCTGTTTATATTCATCACCGTGATATTCTAATCGAAAACCATCTTTAAATATTTTACCACTTTTTAAATGATGTGCTACAGATGCTGGTGTATATGTTATTCCTGTAAGGGTTAAATATTCAGTTACAAGATTTATATTTTTAAATGTTTGGATAAAATCATCATTTTTATATAAATCAACTTTTGTTGACCTGTCTTTTGGTGGTTCGTGAAATATACCGTCATAAGACCACATGAAACCTTTGTAAGATTCGTGACATCTTTCAGCCTTATTGAATTGTCCCATTTTTCTACGACCTGTGTAATGAAGATGTGCTTCAACAGCATCATCCCAAATTTTAATTAAATTGCCTTCTAGGTCAAATTGGTGAACTGGGATTTTTACATGAACTTTTGGATATTTAGGGTGGGAATAACATACTGTTTTAGCCATATTATAATAACCATAAATATCCATGTATTCTTGTTCATCTTTATTTCTGTTATCATGATTAGTTTCTTTTAAAATTTTAAATTCAAAATTTTCGCCACCATGTTTATTCCAACCGTTTTGTAATTTACTACAAACATGTGTACCTTTTTTAAGCAATCTTTTGTGTTCCGAAAATCTTCTTTCAGTTTCAAAAGCTGAACCAATATACATGTTACCTGTTATTTTATTTACTATCGCGTAAATATAAGCTTTCCTCATTTGTTTTATTTATGTTTAGTTGGACCAATACTATATTGGTCCGTTAATTAGTTTAGTTGTTATAGATTATCAATAATTTGTTGGTATTTTACATATTGACCACCTTTGAAAACAGTAACCCAGTATTCATTACCAATCTTTAGAAAAACAATATCATCTTCTTTGTGTGATTGTTTTTCAATTTTAAGATTCATGTTGTGTTTTCTTAAAATATCTCTAGTCCTTTTATATAAATCGTAATAATTATCACGTTTATCATATTTTACATCACAAGTAAATTCCTCGAAAATAATAGATGGGTCTATTTGAAATCTATTCCATGCTTCCATTTCCCTGTTTTCCATTTTGAATAGAACTTTTGATTCTTCAACTTTCTTTTTACCCTTACCAGTAGTTTTTTGTTCTTTTACTACTTCAACTTTAGGTTCGGTTTCTTCAGTTTTGTATTCAAAAAGACTATCTATATCTTTCTTTTCGTAAGGATATGTTTCATAGGTCCAAGATGTTAATACCATTTCTTCATCTGTGAAATATTTACGATTATTTGGATTAAAACCCTTAGTTTTAACTTTTTTACCGTTACTATCAATGGTTGTAGTCGCTTCTTGTTTTAAAATTAGATTTTCACCAACATATTGTTTAAAACAAACTGTTAAAGGTTCGACTTTCTTATTAAATGCGTCACAGTATAAATCTCTGTTGTATTTCACAATAGAATTTAGGTCATCTTTATCAATTAACTCACAATACATATTACCATCTTTGTCAACTTTATTATTTGCTTGTGCTGAACTATTTCCAGTGTTTACAAAGTAATAAATCTCACCTAAGTCAGGATGCGTTAAATCATTGTCAATAATTAATTCAAAGTGTGGTTGTTTTGACTTAACCGCACCATTTTTATTACCATGTATTGCAAAGTATGGTGTTATTACTGTTTGAATAAATGTATTAAAACCATCTTCTGACATTAAATCAAATGTGTTAATACATTTTTCATACCACTCTCCAAATGAATCATAATTTTCATAACTTTTTAATAAGTTAGCTAATTCCATTGGTACTTCTGAATTAATATAATTATATTTCAGTAAGTTTTTAATTTTTTTATCAAAACTAGTACCTGGAATTTTATTGATATATTCAATTGGTTGGTGTTTAACTTCTAAAGGTAATAATAACTCAAGTTGGTTCTCAACTTTCTTTTTAGCTGCTTTAGGTTTTCTTCCAATCTTTTTTAAATAACCTTCATGTGATGTCTCATGAAATAACATTTTAATGAGGTTAGGTAAATGAACTTTTTGAATGTAACTTGTAACCTTCATTTTTATTTTAGTCTTACTAGCCACATCAATTGCTGGTATTTCATTGTAATAAATTTTGTTGAATGTGTTATAATAAAGTTCAACAAATTCTTTTGGTTCGTTTTTAATTAAATGTTTAATACCTGTATCTAAAAAATCTTCAATATATTTTGGCATTGTCGAAGATTTAATTGAGTTACCAACCATTTTTAGTTTAGATTTTTTAGTCATAGTTTTTTTATCAAACTCAACTTCATAAGAAACATAATTTTTACGAGCTAAGTTTAATGAGTTTAACCATTCACCATCATCATCAACAGTCATGAAGTCACAAAACATTAAATCATTGAATCTTGGTACAAAACAATCTTCTCTTCTATATTCATTACCAAACCTATCTTTATAGTCGAAATAACCTGCATCAACAGGGTTTGGTAATTTATTGCCATCTAAATCATATTCAAAAACACTTGGTATTACACTATTAAGACCATCAGTATCACAAACTGCTGGTTGCATACCTAATTTATACATAAAATGTGTCATTTTTCTAAGATATTGTCTTCCTGAACACGTAATTCTTTCTGCAATATTTTTTGTATCAGACCAATAAAAGAAAATACTACCATTAGCACCAAAGTTACTATTGTTAAATATTTTTAGAGGTAACTGTTTGGCTTTATATAAATTTCGCATTACAGGGTCTGGGTCTGTAACTGCTAGTTTTTTATATAAAGTTCTATTAGCACCCATAAATTTTAATAGTCTTCTAAGGATTCCAAGAACGTCAGTTTTGGGGAATAAATCATATTCTAGCTGCAAATTTGGGTATAAGCTTCCAAAATCTGCCTTCTTTATGAAACTTCCTTTACTATTTATCAAATTTCCAAGCATAAAAGTTGCTGAAATACCACCAACAAAATCATGTTTTTCTTTCTCTGGTTTAGGTATAGCTAACCTATTTTTGTAACTCCAATCAGTCATTAATAAGTTCCATGAAGAAGCACCACCAATTGAACAAGTTCTAGGGAATGATGTTGATAACCATTTTGATACCATGAAACTTGCTTCGTTATATATACTATCAATTTGAAAAGTTTCCCATAAGTCATCTAGTAAATATTGGTGTACTATTTCACTGCCTTTAATATAGTCAGTTTTATCTGGGTGTTCACTTTTAAAAGTGTCTAATAAAACACTACCATTTTCAACATCAACTTGTAAAATATCAGGTATTTTCACATACTCATTATTTTCTTTGTTAATTAAATACCAAAGATTTTCTTTATAGATTTTATAAATATCATTACCTTCAACATACATACGGTTAGGTTTGTTTGCTTTGTTGAATTTTGTAATATATTTAAGACCTGTTGCTTTAATATCACTATTGATAGCTTTTGCACGTCTAACAGCATGTAATGTATCAATTACGTTGGTATAGAAAACACCTTCAATAGATAGACCAGTTTGTTCGTAATCTTCAGTCTCACCACCAAGTTTAATACTTGTTTTTGTTCTAGTAATAGTTAAAATCTTGCTTAAGTCAATATTTAGTATTTTTGCTCTAACAATAAAGAAGTTAAAGTCAAAGTTTTCACTATTGTAACCAAAAACAATACTTGGTTTTAATTCAACAATATAATTAAAGAAATCAATAATAATTTTTCTTTCGCTTTCATCATCATCTTCTTTCTCTACTGTTAAAACTTTATTAAAACCACGATTATCTGACATACCAACCATGAAAATTCTCTTTTCAGTAGCTAATAAACCAGTAGTTTCAATATCGAAACATAGTCTATGTACATCGTTGTAAAATTCAAAATCCTTAAACAATTTGATTCCTTTTTGAATCATAACTTGTTCGTTAGATTTGATATTAAAAAATAATTTAGTACCATCTTCATCTTTGGACCATAAACCTAACCCACCTTCTTTAAAGAAAGCAACAATATTATTATATGATTTACTAGATTTAACTAACCATTTATAACCTTGGTCAAGTCTATCAACAACCTTACTTTCTTTATCAACTGTTCTTAAAGACTGAAATGTAATACCGTGTTTTTCCATAGCTTTATACTTCCAAGCCATGTCACCTTTATAAAACTTACTTTTGAAAGCTGAAATATCTTTCATCCATAAAAAAGGTTCGTATGTTATTTGTTCAACTTTTTTAACTCCATCAACATCTGAAACAACATAAGCTTTGTTGCTTGTTTCATCAGCTATAACATTTGTAACATGTATCGGTGAATTTACACCTTCTAAGAAGTCTGTTAGTTCTTTATCTTCTACTTTTGGTGATGAAGCTTGTTTTTTTTGCTCTTCTTTTATTTCCTCAGCCATATTATTACCTTTATTGAATCGTAAAAATGACAATAAAAAATGTAAAAAACAACTAAATGAGTTAAATTATTTTTATATAAAACAAAAAACTCTTTTAATTAATTTTAAAAGAGTTTTTATTACATGTATAATATTACTTTTTAATATTGTCTAAGACCAACCATCAAAATTACTGACAATACAATCAATAATTGTATTCACATCTACATCAAAACTGTAAGCAGATATACCATAATAAGGTGAACAATCAGTTACTGTAACTACAGGGTCACCGCAACCTAATATTTGAGTTTTGCTTGATAGATTTAGTATGTGTGTTGGGTTAGGGTCACTAGTGATAATAGTTTCATATTTTATTTCAGTTGTTAAATTATTATTACATATATTTACACTATTGTCAGCAATTTGGTCATTTAATGTTTCAGTTGTAATACTAAACGCAATATTTTTAATACTGAATGTATTGTTTGAGTTTGTTTGAATACCTGTTATGATTGATATGTTATTTTGATATTCCGGTTTAATATTATTTGTTATATTGTTTAATATATATGTATCAATTTCAGTTTTACTATTGAAAATTAAATTTTTACCTGTATAAACTGAATATTGTTTGTTGTTTATAAATACATTTAAACCATTAAAATATAAGTTATAAATCAATGATGATTCAACACAATTAATTAAACTATTGTTTGTTGTATTATCAATTAAGTTAACTAAATAACGTTTTGTTTTGATTAAATTTTGTGGTAAATAATTAATTAAATATTTTATGTTATTATGTTTAGTTCCATCTAAACAATTTGGTTCTGTACCGGATATATCTGATACAAAGTTAACTTTTAGAATATTGTCTGGATTGGTTGATTGGTTGTAATTTGTGTCGCTATCACCTAAACTAAAATAACTAGCTTTCATACCAGTTTTTCTACCTTTTAAACCACCGTTTAAATAACCTTTACCTTTATCAGTCCAATAAACTAATAAATCAATATCACATATATCTGAGTTAGTATCTTTAATGTATCCCATATTGTTATTTTAATATTGTGGTTTGGTTAGTGTCAGTTACATTGTATTCAATAGTATAAATATCTCCAGGTTCCACTGATTGTGATTCAATATCTATATATCTGCCATTAGGTATTGAAATTAAATTTTCATATTCAACAACTATTATATCATAATTATTATCAGGTAATGTATGATATACATTATTTTTATAAAAATCAGGAAATATATACTGACTTGTTAGTTTAGTTGACCCAAATTCTATTTCTACTGCTGTATTGTTATATAATTGTGTTTTATTAATGACAATACCTTTTGTTGAAAAATCTTTGTTTCCAGGTATGTAAGATGTATTTAAATTATCTATTTCAATATCGGTTAATTGTGTATTGTAATAATCTGCTGAGTTTACTATATATATGTTTTTAATTATATCACCATACCATATACCACCAATTCTTCTAGCACCAATACCTAATTTAAAAATATAACCCATTATACTACCATTTAATATTTTAGGGGTTATTGGGTCAAATGTAAATTTTTTATTTAAAATACTTGTTTTTATTGAGTTACCATAAAAATTAACACTACCTGTAGATTTAGCTGATATTGGTGTTAAATTTAAATTATTTACAATATTTTGATATGTATCATTTAAATATTTATTTATTTTATTGTTGTTATCATTGAATGTTTTACTATTAAAAATTTCAGGTAAATAGTTTAACGTAACTTTTGGATAAATAAAAGGAAATTGTAATGGTGGTGTAGTTTTAATTATGTTTTGTTTTACTCTACCGCTACTGTAATACGTAATTGTACCATTCGTATCAGCTATTGATTGACCATTGGTGTTTAAATAATTTAAAGCTAAATTATCAGCTTCTAATTGAGATACAGTACTAGTTTTGTAACCATAAGGTAATGACACTGTATAATCATCAATAGAGGTTCTTTGATACTGTAAATCTGGTGATGAACCATCATCATACGGTAGATTTGCTGTTATTTTAGGTGTAAATATTTTAGAAACAGGGTTTGAATAATAAACAAAACCACATTGTGTACTATTTAATGTTTCAATTGTTTGAACAGTACCATCAGGATTTTGATATTTTTGAATTAATGTATTGTCTACAGTACAGTATGATGAAATTAACACACCTTTTGGGTCTTTATTGATAATGTAATTAATGTTTAGTCCTGATGATAAGCTACTATTACATTCATTATATTCACCACTTAATGCAGGTATGAAATTTCTAGTCAATATATTTCCATTCGTTGTTAGTTGATAGTTCGTGTCACTATCACCAACAACAAAATGTGTTATTGTTATGTCTTGTTCAGAACCATTAAGATATAAATTTTTACCTTTTTGAGTTAAAAAACAAGTTAGTTCGATATTTGAATCTTTAATGTATGCCATACAAATTTAAATAGTGATGAAAATAATTTTAGGATTATTGAAACCTTTTATTTAGTTTTACGTTAGAATAGTTAAACTAATAATTAATATGGAAAATAGTATTAAAGAAATCAGTAATTTCTTAAAACCAAGTACTACTTATTTAATGCCTTGCGGAAATTTATTTGAATCGGATTATATTAGTACAAGAAGTATGTTGTTTAAAATAACTTCTAAGTGTGATGAACTGTTAGAAACATGCTCAATAGGTAATCTTGATGATTGGTTAATAAATGATTCAGGTTTGAAAAAATGTGGAAATAGTGTGTATCAATTAACGGTTAATAAATTGTCGGATTATATTTTATATAGAACCGTAAATAAAAGACCTTTAACTATAAAAGCTGGGGATAAGTTTTTGTTCCCTGAATTTAAACCATTTATAAAAACTATCTATGAATTTGATAAAAACCCTTGGAATAAAAGTATTATAGACGGTTTTTGTACTTACGATGGTTCATATTCGTTACATAGAGCTTTTAAATCATATAGTAATTGTATAAATTATATTATCTTACAACCTGAAATATAAATGTTAATTAATATGGAAAATTACTCAAAACTTAGATTAGAAACGTATCAACAAGCTGTTAAAGATGGTAAAGTGAATGATTCACCTTTAGCATGGCACATTTGGAAAAGAAACTTTAATATAAATCAGAAATAATGAATAAATTAAGAAGATTTTTGAACATTCCTAGTAAACAACAAATGTCTTTAATAGAAAAAGATATTTTGTTTGTTAAGGAATTAGCTGAAAAAGAAAATAAAAAACGTTGGTCGGATGATTATGATAACGTACAAAAATTAAACAGTACATGCCCAGTTTGTAGAAAAACTGATGTTGTTAATAAAATTGCTGAAACTAAAGGTAATAAATATTCAACATATACTGAACCTGTTAATCATTGTAATTCTTGCGGAAATCAGTGGGTTAAATGTTCTAAAAACCATATAAATCATTAAAATTTATACAGTTAATTTCATAAAAGGTTTGAATCTGTTGATACATACTTCAACTCGAATATATCCCTTACTTTTATTGGGTTGAACAATAACCCACTATCAATTATCTTACTAACGTAAGAATCAAAGACTACTTTTCTCATGATGTTAACCGCTCCGTTAACATCTGCGTTTATTAAACCCTTAGCTGATTGAAATAACCCTCGTTGAACTCTTTTATTAACTTTAAAGAACCCGTTTGGTATCGCTTCACCATACTTATACAATTTCTCTAATATTAGAGAATCTGTTTTTGAGGTATAACTTTCTTCCGTTTCAGTTACTTTTATACCTACCATTTCACACTTATATTTAATCTTATTTAACAGATTTAAATAAGATATGTAACAGAATTTTTGGTTATTAATTCTACCAATATCAATGGAGTCCTTCCATTGTTTGTTGTAACCAACTATTAAATTACCTATCTTATTATCTACTAAATAATCTACAATGTATCTACTTATTTTATGATATAAATCATTCAATGTGTTCTCTCTGTCTACATATAAATTCTTAATTTGTTCAGTTAAACCCTTAGTACCTTGTCTAACTTTAATTGAAGTTAATCTAGCTAGTTCTTTGTTAAAGAACTGATTGTAACTTTTAATTTGATTACCGCTAAGTAAAACAGGATTTGTAAATGAACTAACCAAGGTCACTAAGTTATTAACACCTAAGTCAATTGAAGCGTGTTCATCGTAGTTAACATCTTTGTTTTCAATATGTTTTTCATAAATAATTTCAACTTTGATGTAATTTTTTTTAGATATCAACCTAACTTGATTAAAGTTTTTAATTAATTCTTTGTATTTATCAAACTGTGGTATATATATTTTTAATGTTTTAGACAAGTGAATATAACCGTCATCTTTAATAATACAAGCTTGGTTTGTATAAATCAAGTTAGATAAACAATTTTTACCTTTGAAGTTAGGTAATTTAGGTTTACCTTTATACTTAGTTGGGTTATTTGACCAATCTTTAACGGCAGCAATGTAAGATTTAACATCTTGTTCAAGAACCTTTAGTGTCTGTTGAGCAACTTGAGCTTTAAGTAATTTATAATTAACAGCACCTTCAAGATTAGTTTTACATTTCATTAACACATCTAAGTCTTTATAAAACAAAAACTTACCTTCGTTATTAAGGTTTGTTTTAACTTCATAAAGAGCTTGGTTATAAAGGTTGTTAGCAACTTTACAAAGCTCAGTTAGATGAGTGGATGTGTTAATGTCAAATGTGTAAACTAATTGCATTGATTATGTTATTAAATGTTATTTATTATAAATAGTAAAAATTATTAAAATAATTTGATATTATAGAATAAATTCTATAATTTTAGATACCATATAAATTGGTTCAAACATATTACAGTAGAACTTGTGATAATTTATCATTATCGAATTTAAGAACAAAGTTTAAGTCTGTATATGATATTGTTGAAACTAAACCTATTTTATAAAAACAAAAAAACCTCTCCTAGTAATTAAGAGAGGTTTTTCTTTTTAAAAATACTTTATATTAAAAATCTAAACTTAATTCAATCAATTTAGTTTGGTTATTTTTCTTTTCTAATGGTGTGCTTAATTTACCAACAGCAACTAACACATTATTATCATCATAAATACCTATACTTGAAATTAAAACACTATTTTCTGTTTCATCAAACGTTGGGTTTTGACTTGTATTAAAATTATTGTAAGGTAATGTTATTAAAAATTTAGTTTTAAACACTGTTGCACTAATATCTGTATTTACATTACCATAAAAGAATGATTCATCACCAAAATTAAGTGTTGTTGTATCTGAAGCTAATGGTATGTTAATATAGTTATTTAAATTGTATGTGGTACCACCTGTAATTATATTATTATCTATAACATAATTAATGTTTTGGAAAGCTGTTGATGGTATTGTACCACCTGACCAAGTACTGTAACCATTTAATCTTGATGTATAATCAAATTCTTTCCATGCTTCTGGTGAAGGTCTATCGTTAGGATTATTAACTAACTGATAAATTATTTTAAATGTTCTAAACGTAAATCCGGTACCTGATGCAAAACCTGTGTTATTACTTAAATACTGTAATTCACTATCAGAAATATTAAATCTACAAACTTGGTTGTTTGTTAACGCATTGTTAGATGTTTCACCACTGAATACAGTGTAAATTTGGTTATGTAAACCACCTTTATAACCATAACTTAAATTAAAACTATATGCTGTTGTATTATCAAATAAATACGTAACGTAAAGTCTTTGGTTTGTTGTTGTAAAGATATTTGGATTAGTTACCGTTCCTAAAGTATTACCAATATTACTTATTTCCGGTAAAGTAAAATTTCTATCACTTTTGTAACTAAGAGCAGTTAATAATTCTTCGTTTTCAACGATAGCAAGTTTCAAGTTAGGAAACACCTTTCCAATAACTGTATTGTAACTGTCATCAGCTATCAAATCGTAGTACGGTGTGTTTAAACCAGACAATATCTTGGTTGTAGTAGTGTTTAAACATTTTAATTTAACACCTACTTTGTTTGATGTTTTGGACCAAATTACTGTTGGTATATCTAAAACAGTAGAACCACTATAAAATTGTTCACCATAAAAGTTTGAAACACTATTATTAGTAAAATGAACAATACCTAATGATTTTTGTGAATCACCTAATGTATTAATGTATTCTTTGAAACCAGCATAGTTTTTTGTGTTAAATTCACCATAAGGTTTGAATGTTGAATCTTTACCTGCTAATTCTTCTGTGTAAACTATACTTAAATTCCAAACAGGAACATCATCATTACCTACATTGAATGAATTATCAAATGATAACGTATCACTATTCCAATAATCACTAATTACACTTGAACCATAGTATGAATTTATTGAATCACCACCTGGATATATAATTGCTTGCGCAACCGTTGAACCTGTAAAACTATTAAAATTTGGTGTGTTTCTATCTACTGTAACTGATAATGTATTTCCAGATAACGTACCTGTTTTAGCTTGTATTTTATAAAATAAATGAGGTAATAATTTGTTTTGGTCAATAACACCATTTGTTGTGGTTCCTGTTGTTGATGGATTAACCCATTGAACCATTATTAGGTCATTAACAGCAGGTTCTGTTGATAATGTGAATCCAGAACCTTGTCTAATATGAATAGTATTAGACCCTGAAGAACCAGATAAAGGTACGATAATATTTGCTTGTCTAACATAAGTTGTTGATGTTAGACCCGTGAAACCTGATGTCGTTGAGCCAGTAAAGAAGCCTCTTGTTTTGGCTGTATTTTTGACTGAAATTTCGGTTGGAATGACAGTTGGTAGTGGACTTAAATTTGATGTTGATGAGTCGGTTGGTTTTATGAAATATTTTAAGTCAGGGTTTTTATCTTTTGGTCTCAAAACACTTAATATTGAACCTGTTTGATTTGTATTATTTAAAAATTGGTAATCTACCTCGTCATCGGAAATACCCCATTGAGAAAAACGCAGTAGACCGCTTGCTAATAATTTTCTTCCGTATGTTGATAATTTTGTTTGGATAGCTAAGGAATCCTTTAAAATGAAGCTCATGTTTAGTTGTTTTGTTTATTTTTAAATAGAGTTAAGAAAATTATTTTTATAATATCTTGTAACCTTTTATTTTGTTTTACGTTAGAATATAAAAACTAATAATGGTGTTGGTTTTAAAAGTTAAAAGTACTTATGGAAAATGTAAATGAAGAAAAAATTGTTTTGTTATTTTGTAGAGAAAATTTGACCGAAATTAATAAAACTAAATTAATTGGTGAAATTGATATAAATTGTTTTGAAGGTTATTTGAAACCCATTAAACAAGCTGGTGTTTTAATTTTTGTTGAAAATGATGGTTCTAGTAAATGTTTTAGGAATCGTTATGGTAGTAGTTTTGATTTTAAATTTGAAGATTTAACTGATGATTATAGAGTAGTTAAATATCATGAAAAATTAGAGCGTTTGTTTTAATTTAAAAATAAAACCTCTCTTAAATATTAGGAGAGGTTTTCGCATTTTTTCTAGGTTTGGGAATCATGTGTGATGTAATTTCTAGAAACCAACCTTTTTTCTTAGCAAAATTAACTAAACCACCATATTCTTTTATAAAATCATGTTTGTATATAAATTGTAAAGCTATCTGATGACACTTCTCTTTATCATCCCAATAACCTGCTGGTCTACATTTGTATTCCATTCCTTCACAGATAAAATTCAACCAGCCATTTAATCTACTTTTTTCATAGGCATGTTGACTTTTCTCATTAAATTCCTTTCTCGATTTATACTTTTGAGCTTCGTTAAGGCAGTTCTCTTTAATATTCCAATAACCAACTGGTTTATTTGATTCTGTCATGTGACTTGTAATTTCTTCAAGAAAACCATCTATTTTTGATGCCGCTTGGTAAGCACCTGGATATTTTCTTTGGAATTCAGATTTACTTGAACAAGTACCTGCGTATTCAGCACATTTTTCTTTTGTCCATTTTATAGGTCCATTTCCTAGTGATGAACTACCTAACCCAGTTTTTGCTTTATTTAAAATATTCCAACCATTTTTCAAATATTCTTGTATTGTACTATGTTCTAATATTTGAGCTTCTTCGTTAGGTATGGGTGTTTCGTTTAATATTTTAAACTCAAAATTAGCGTTTGTTTTTTCTATATGTTTATAAACAGGACTAGTGGTTTTATGGTAAGTTATATGTGTATTATACCTTACTTTAGTATTATAAGTGAGACCCACATATACATGGTTGTCTGAGAACTCAAAAATATATATAAATTTATTGAAATAATTACCACACGGTTTCATGTGTTGGCAGATAGAATCTAAAAAAGAATCCTTTCTTGCTTTTTCATAAGCCGCTGGTGAGTTTATTTTAAACTCATTTCTAGACGAAAAATTTTGTGCTTCATCAAAACAGGTTTTATAACACCAATAATTTTTTGGTTTTATTTCTTTTTTATTATCATAATTAGTTATCTGTTGCAACCATCCATTTTTTCTAGATGCTTCATAGGCACTCCCGTTATTTTGTCTAAACTCTGAATTCGACTTATATTTTTGAGCTTCATTTTTACAATTATCGAAATTATTCCAATAACCTTTAGGTACTGTATATTTTCCCATATAATATTTTACATTTTTTATTATTTTAAGTTTGATATTTTTAATTTACTAATTTTATTTCAATTTTCCAAATATTTATTTTATTAATTTAAACTATCTTGAATGAAAATATATAGTGGCTCACGTATAGGGACTACTAAATTTTCACAAACATTATTTTTAAAGGTTATATTAAATTCACCTATGTAACTTCCTGTAGTATTAGTATCTTTCCCTGTCCATTCATACACAATATAGTACTCCATAATGTCACTAAACTCATCAACCCCAACATGACGAACGACAATATCTGCGTTTCTAGATGCAATCTTGTACACGTTATTTGCTAAATTTTTCATTGAGAAAGTTACTTTAGCTGTTTTGATTAACTTAGTTAAATCCTCGTAATTGGTTGAATCTGTGGTTTGAATCTTAACTTTTAAATGTGGTAAGGTACTATTCTTATTTATATAAAAATCCATTTTTTATCTATTTATTTATAAATAGTTCTAATGAAACAACTTTTAACCGAATCAATAACAGCTAATCAGGCTATTGAATATATGAATAAACGACAAGTTGTTGCTATCACTTATGACGACTCAACGGACGGGATTTATTCTACGTTTTCAAGATACATCGAAATTTTTGGAATTGGTAAAACTTTAAAAGGAACAAACTGTTTAATTGCATACCAACGCAACAATTATAGCAATAGTCTCTCCGGTGTAGTAAATGGTGAAAGAGGTAAAAAGTTTGTTAGACCAAATGACCGAATAATGTGGCGTATATTTTTATTAGATAAAATAACTTCGATTAAACCAACAAAAGATACGTTTAATACTTCAATGGAGTTTATTAGTAAAAACAGACCTAAATTGAATTTAATGTATAAAAACATGGGTTCTGTTGATAAAAAAATAATTCCGGATGGTGCGCCATTGCCACCTAAAACACCAATTGAGAATCCTGTTGATACTGAAGTTAATGCAGTTGACAAACCTGAAGACACTGCTAGTGCTGATAAAAATAATGAACCTATAAAACCAACATCTGGTTCAACAGAGACAACTAAAGAGGTCCCATTTCCATTAACTGATGTTAGAAATTTTAAAACTATAGTTAATAAGTTTGTTAGAAATTACGCAACTAAAAAAAATAAAGCTGTTTATAAAAACGATGTAACACAAATTGATAACGATACATTGCAAGCTGAGGTTAGAATGAGTAAAGACACTGATTTCTTTGAATTGAAGAAAACACCTAGTGGTTATACATTAACTTCTATAGATAATAAATTCGGATTTGAACCTTTAGAAGGTAAAACATTGAGTGATTTATTAACTAAATTTAACAGTAGACCTATACAGTAGATAACTTTATAATAACATGAATAAAACCTCTTCTTAATTAATTTTAGGAAGAGGTTTTTTGTTATTAACAAATTTCACTTAGGATAACTGACCCAGCATCATGTTCATCTAATGTATATTTTTCTGGAAATGTTTTTACATCTAAAGGATTTACTTTTGACCATAAGTCTAAATATTCAGTATAATATTTATCTTTTATTGATAGTTTTTTAAGATGTTCTAGTAGGTATTTATGTGCTTCTATTTTGTTTTGAGCCGTAACAAAATATTCAGTACCGTAATCATTCGGGTTGAAGTGATATAATTTCATTATTATTAATTTTTACAATAATACAATTTTTTTTCTATAAAAACAAATAATTTAAACATTATTTTCACTAAACATAACCAATTTGCTTGTTGGTCTTGATACTGCTACATATAACGCTTGGTTTTTAGCTTTATTGTTTGATAAATTGGTGTATTCACTAATTATATTATCTTCAATAACATAAGTAATTGTATAAGTTGACCCTTGAGCTTTATGTGCTGTTGAGCAGTATCCGTATTGTAAATTTGCGAAGTTTTTAGATAATAACAAAGCAAGTTGTACATCAGTTTTGTATAATTTATCTAAATCAGCTTTGTATTTGCTTAAACTTTCTTCTGCGATAACAGGTATTCTTTTACTAAGAACCATTTTGTTTTCTGCTTCTAATGTTAAATAATTAACTTTGTATTCATAAGGAAACGTCCTTGAACCTTTAGCTTTTGAATAAGCAGAAACAACTGATTTAATTGTTTTACCTTCTAAAATATCTTTAATAAAAAACTCATCACTATTATAAAACGTTGGTTGTTTATCCTCTCCGAACATAAAACTATCGTAAGCAACTAATATTTCACCAACAACTAAATCTTTTACATTATCACCAAATAACCTTCTTCTGATTTCTTTATTTAAATTACCAACAGAGAATTTATTTTTATGGTTTTCATTGTTAAATGTAACCATTTTGACATAATTATTATCTCTGTTATTGTTTTTAAAATCAGCAACAAAACTATTGATTAAAACATCATAATCATTAATCCAATAAGTTGAACTTTTAGATAATTCATCTGTAATATTTACTCTATGTTCTGGTTTTATTGGTCTATCCGATATATTAAGTGATTGTATATTTTCAGTTAATAACTCACCAATTTTAATAATAGGTGAACCAGCCATTTGTCTTACTTTTTCAGTTAAAGAAAATTTATTTTTTATTGAAAACACACAACTATCTTCTTCCTGTCCAATTGGGGGTAATTGAGATTTGTCACCAACATAAATTATTTTTGTACCAGGATTAATCATTTTGTTGATTTCTTGGTAGATTAGGTCACTTACCATCGAAGTTTCATCTAAAATTATAAGTTGAAATTTCTTTATAGAAACCTTTCCTGTTTTATGAGCAAATTCATCTATTTTAAATTCACCAGTATTTTCATTTAACTTAATAGCTAACGCTGAAGCTACAGTTCTTACATCATCTACAGCAAAGCCTAATGTTTTAGCTAAAACTTTCTTGGCTTTATGACTAGGTGCGATTGCTGTTACCTTTTTATTATAATCTTTTAATATTTGTTTTAAAAGAAAGGTCTTACCCGTTCCAGCAGGACCTTCTAATAGAAATTCTTTATCTTTACTAGCTAAAAATTGTTTAATTAATCTTAAAGCTTCTGTTTGACCTTGATTTAAAACTATTTTATGAGACATTATTATTTATTTAAACTGTAATTATTCTACAAACTTAATAAAAAATATTTAAAAATACTATTTAAACTAAAATAAATAATAAATTATTTGTTTTTTTGGTTATTTTTATTTATTTTTACAACATCAAACTAACAAAATAAGAAAATATTATGTCCTTTGGCAGCTATTATAACAAACACATCACACAAAGTTTTTAATCCACCAGTACCGTTAACAATTCACTTTAAAGATAGTGATGGGGTTACAGTTCAACATATTTTAGAGCATGGAAAAAGTATAACAATGTTATTTATACCAACATCTGTAATGCAAATGCATATTAGAAATTTAGTTGAGATAGAAAAAATTGATAATTCTAGGATTTAGATATGGAAAATAACAAAATTTGGAATTTCGCTTCTGAAGAAGAAATAGAAATTTATAACAACATAAGAAATAATCAATTTTTAACAGATTTACAAATTAAAAGAATAAAACATTTTGTTTATTATCTTCAAAAGCATGTTGATTTTACTAAAATTGATGAAAAAATAATTTCAGATTATATTTTAGGTAGTGAATTTCAGTTTCCGATTGATAATGAACTTGCTTTGTTGATTATTGATGATGAAAATTTAAAAAGGTTTAAAACTAACCGAAACAACTGATAAATTTAGGTTCTTTATTAAGTTGTTACTTAAAAATTAATTATTAAAGATAAACTTAATTCGGTTAAATTTAACGCTAACATAGTTAGTTTTCTTCTTCAAAAACAATTTGTTTTTCGTACAGTAATTCTTCAATATCTTCAAGTTTGTCACCGAATTTGAAGATTATTTTTTTATGTGTTACTGCACCTAAATTTTCCCAGGCTAAAGCTATGATACCATCAGCACCATCAGTATAAGTAAAAAATTCATTATCAGTTAATAATGTAAAATCTCTTGTGGTGGTCATTGTGTATGTTGATGAAATATAATCTTCATAAGGTGGTTCAGATACATTACTTGCAGGTAATTCCCATTCTGGTCCGATTACATCATCAATATCTTCTGTAAAGTATAATCTATATGTTTTTTCACCTCTTGGTGAGTGTTTGTCTATTTTTTCTAAGTAACAAAGTTGTTGTGACATGTTATTTTGTTTTTAATCCAATTAAAAAGTTTTTTATTTTAGTAAAAATATTTTGTTTGTTAATTCTATTTGTATCAGTATTAGGTTTTTGAATTGCACTTGTGTTAGTTGTAGTTTTAACTAAAATCAACTCATTTAGTTTTAAAATTTTATTAAGAAAAATATCAGCTCTACGTTTTAAGTATTTATCAATTTTATTAGGTAAATATTCTTCACTTGTTTTAAAAGAAGTACATAGCTCTTTGATATAATATTGACCTACTTGCGTGTCGCCCATTTGATTTAAATTTACATCAATAAACTCAATATAATCAGGATGTAATATTTTATTTATGATTTTTATAAATGGAAGTGTACTTAATTTAGTATCATAATCATTAGGTGTTATTTGGTATATTGTAAGTAATTCTTTATAAATCTCATGTATTTCAGCATTAGTTTCCATTTTATCTAAAAAATAAAGATTTTTAACAAAATTATCACCACCAATATTTTGCATGTAATTTGTTACGGTATTATATAGTTGTTGTTTATTATTACTTCTATTTTTACGGTCTTTAATTGCTTTGATTGTTATTTCAAATAAATGTGTAATTTCGTGGTATATTGTACTAATTTGTAAATTATTTTCAGGTATAGTTAAAGTAAATTCGTGTGGTTTTAAGCTATTTGTTTGAATGGATGCTTCGGATTTTTCTTCCTTGTTTTTATGTTTTATAATTATTTTGTCAAATTTAAAAATTATATCACCAGGTAGGTTTAAATAAAATTCTTGTTTTAATGTACCATTTGATAGTGGCACATTACCATTTTGAATAACACATTGCCCGTTATTAAAAACCAAGTTTTTATTTGAAAGTATTTTATATAGTTCTTCTGAAAACCTTACAACTTCTGAGTTTACTCCTCTTTTTTCGTTAATTAAAGACATAATATTTGTTTTAGTTAAATAGTTTAATTATAGAAATTTTATTAATTTTTTGTTTTACAATTTCTTTAATTTTATATTTACCGTTAAAATAATCTTTTAAATTAATTTGACATTCTTTTGAAATTTTACTGTATTCATTATGTTGTATTTCATTTGTATTTTTTAATATTACAGTAAATAATTGGGATGATAAATAATTATTTTCATTACCTAAATCATGTATCGTTACATTGTATAGTATTTCAAAAGCTATAACTAGTTTAGTTGTTTCAAAACCTAATTTTTCGTAAAAAAAAACATATCTATTAATAGTTTTATCGTATTTATTTGTTTCTATATATTTAACTAATTTTTCTATACGACTATCAATAAGTAGTTTGTTAATATTTTTTGTATTATGATTAGATTTAACTATTAATATTAGTAAATTATGTATTAACTTAATATAATCGGTATTAAGTAAGTTATCTACAAATTTGTAATGTAGATGATTGTTAAACGATTTTTTTGGACGTGCTACAAATTCCATAATATTTATTTATTTTATAATCAATTATTTTTTTTAATCTAAACATATAATTTAGTGATTTTTTATATTTTATAGATAATAATAAACAATCAATAAAGTTGATTTTGAAAAATTTAAGTAACATATTATTTGTGTTATCACTAAACATGTTCTGGTATTTTAAAAGAGATTTAAATAAATTATCATTTAAAATATCAATAAAATTACCGTTTATTCTACTATTGAATAAATTAATATCCTCATTAGTTATGTTTTTAAAATATAAAATGGGTATTATATAATTTATATTTTTATCGTTAATAACATAATTAAATAAATCACCATTATTAATATTGGTATAACAAAAATTTTGATAATTCTCTATTATAATATTATTTTCATTATTTTTATAATGATGTGTTTTAATTATGTCAGTACACATTGATAAAATTATTTCACCTATTTCGCTGTTTTTACCAGAAAAATCATACATATTTCCAATTAGTCTAAAACTGTGCGGAAAGTTATTATTTTCTTGTATTTCCATTCTAGGACTAGTAAATATATTTTCTAATGTCATAACACTATTTATTTTGTTCTCAAATATATTAACTTATTTCAATAAATCAAAATTATTTTTGTTTTTTTTTTACTATTTATAATAAATAACCGTTAATCTAACTATTCAATGTTTACAACCTACAACCTTAAAGTTAAGTCAATTTCTAATGTTGATGTTTTTGATAACATCGTGTACAACTACACGGGTCTGTTTCAAAAACTATACAACAACTTTGACCTTTCGGTTGATAAAAATTACATTGAGTCTTTGTGTAACACATTTAATATTTCACGTTCATTATATGATAACTGTGTGACCGATGTTAAAATGTCTTTAGAATCTCTAATCGAAATTAAAAAAGAAAAAGAGTTAGATATTATTGATGTTCAAAAACAACTTGATAAACTTAACAAGTTAGATAGATTATCTAAAAGACAAAAGAAGTTTAAAGTTAAACTTAAAAATAAACTTGTTAATTTAAAGAAATCTTTAAACAAAGATGTTACTTTTGGTGGCAAAGAATTGCTACGCAAAATAACTAAACTTTCTCAAAATACAGATAAAACTGATAAACAAGTTAAGTTACTTGAAAAATATAAACAACAGTTTTCTGAAAACAGAAAACGTAATGTATTTCTACAAGGTAGAGCTTGTGAGAGTGGTAACAGAAACATAGAGTTTCACTTAACCGAAGGTTATTTGATTTATAAGTTTGATAAAAACAATCACATAAGGTTTGATTTTAAACAACCTTATAAAAGTAAAAAACGTTTACAAAATTTACAAAAAATACAACAGTTAGTTAACAATAATCAGATAGCTTTAACAGTTAGATTAGATAAAAACCAAATATCATTAACATTTGATAATGAAATTGTCAATGGTTATCAGTTTGACACTAAACTGTTGAATGAGTTAAAGAAAAAATATCCTTCAACTGATAAAAAGGTACACTACAAAACTGTTAAAGATGAACAAGCTAACAGAAAAAGTAAAGGTAAGGTTTTAAACAGATGTGCAGGTGTTGACTTAAACCCAAGTGAAATTGGGTTTAGTATTATAGATGTGGGTTCTGATAATGAGGTACAAAGTATTATATTTCACAGAATATATGATGTGTCATACTACACAGATAAAAAGAATATCAAAGGTGCTAGAAAAAGTACGCAGCAAAAGATAAGAAACAAGTTCAAAAATGAACTTGCAGTAATATTTGATGATATAATTAGTTATTGTGTCCATTACAAAGTATGTTACTTTGGGTTGGAGGAATTGTTAAATATATCAAACTATAACACCGAAAGAGGTACTGAGTTTAACAGACAAATTAAAAATGTATGGAACAGAAATCTACAAGTTAATTTGTTAAAAGTAAGATGTGATGAACAAGGGATACAACTTATAGAAGTTGACCCAAAGTACAGTAGTGTTATAGGGAATTTATTATATGCCACTAATTATGAACTACACGACTGTGTAGGTTCAAGTGTAGAAGTGGCGAGAAGAAGTTATACAAAATATCTTAGTGGTTGTCCTAATAGACTGTACCCATCTTTAGTGAACTATAAAAGTGAGTCATTGATTGAACGAACTGGCATAGCAGTAGCTAACAAAGAAAGTTGGGTAGAGATTTCGAGAGAAATTAAAAAGTCTAGTTACGGAGCAGGGGGATGGTGGAGGTTAAAACCCTCCACCGTAGGTAAATACTTAAACAGTGAAACATCAATGGTTGTATATCATTGAGAATAATTGTTTATATGTTTAATACCTCATAAATATCAAATTAAAAAATCTGGACTGACATGTATTATCAACCCAGATTCAAAATTAAGTTTATTTTCGTTTATTTGCTAAAAGTTCTTTATACCAATCAGCTCTTCTTGCTGTGATTATTTCTAAATCAAACTCATTTTTTACATCTTCAACAAATTGTTTAGTTAAATCAGTAATTAATTGCGGTTCGTTAGTTATTTTTTTCAAAATTTTAGCAAAATCACGGTCATCTTTAGCTATAAAACCATTAACACCATGTTTAATGTATTTAGTGTATACAGGGTTATTAGAAACAATAGGTAATACTTGTTTTAGAGATGCTTCAGCAAGTTTTAATGGTGATTTACATCTGTTAAATTCGGTATCAACTAATGGAATTAATGAAACATCTATATGGTCATAATGTTTCATATAAGAATTTACATTTTTTGTAAAATGTCTTACATAAGGTTGTTCTGAAGTGTTTGGATATTCTTCATCAACATATTTTTTAAGGTGTTCTAAATAATTATTATCTTTGATTAGTTTGTAGTTATCAGTAAATGTATTTTCATAACTATACCAAATATTTTCTTCAATTGGTAGTGGTAATTCTTTAAAACTTACAAAGTTATCTTTATATTTCTCTTTTAAATCATTTGGGATTGATTTAATTTTATTGATATCACCTAAAGCTTTGTTAAATTCATTGAATACAACATTTAAATCAATTCTTCTGTTAATAAGTTCTTTAAGTAAGTCTTCATTTAACATACTCATCTTTTTTGAACCTCTTAAGTCAAAACCGTGTAATGATGTTGTAATTTTTGATTGTAAGTTTTTATCTGCTGATAAAATTTGGAACATTGATTTCAATTCTTCAAAATCTTTACCATGTGAAGCACCACCGATATAACCAACACGTATTTTATCACTTGATTTTCTATTGTATGAAAATTGAGGTGCTATATTTACTGTTGCAGCATTATTAAACACACCAATATTTTTATTAAACTGTCTTAAAAAATTAGCAAAATAATCTGTTGTTGTTGATATTGCATCAGCGTATTTTAAACCACCTAAGATTTGTACATCTCTTTTTTCAGTTTTAATTAAGTGATACATTGGGTGTGACGGGTGTAATCTAGGATTATCATCTATATCAATAATGCTAACAATACCTAAACTATCAAAAAATGTTTTCATTTGTTGATTTTCGCCATGTAAACTTTGGTGGAAATGAACAATATCATATTGAGCTAATTCTTCAAATGTTGTTTGAGTGAAATCTTGTTTAATTGTTACATCAAATTCATTATCATGGTTTTGTTGCAACATTATTGCTGGTAAGTAAGTTCTCCAGTAAAAAACACCTGCTTGGTCCTGGTTTACGAATAAAATTTTAATTTTTTTGTTCATTTTGAAAAGTTTTATAAAAAGTTTGTAAAAATTTGGTTATTTAAAAGAAACGAACTAATAACCTTTTTTAATATTCACAATATAATGGAAAAAAACAACAATAACAAGCAAACAGGTAAAAATATTTTGATTTTAATCTTATTATTTTTACTAGGTATTATATCTATTTGGTTTTTAAATAATTATAATCGAATTAAATCTTATGAAGATTTAAAAAAAGAAAAAGAGTTTGTTCAAACTTTGAATGATTCTATTCATACATATAAAAATGAAAAAGGACAATTAGTTTATGAAAAAGCTGCACTTAAAGCTGATTTTAGATTAATGAAAAAATATAATGATAGTCTATCTACAACAACTAAACGTCTTTTTGAAAACTTTAAAAAAGATAAGAATATTATTTCATCTATGAATGTTCAAATAGAATATTTAAGAAGTCAATTAATTAATAATAATGGTGTTGTAGATACGAATAGTAATTCTGTTAGTTTTAAGGATAGTACTGAAACATTATTTTATAAGTTATCTATTAATAATGTTAAAACAATTAAAAATAAAAAACCTGAATTAGTTATTGATACAATAAAAACATTTAGTTCTATTGATATTACAACAAAAAAAGATTCATCAGGTGCTATTAAAACTGTTATAACACCTCAAGATTCAACTACTAAAGTTAAAGATACTGATTCAGTTGTTGAAGACACTAAACCTAAAGATAATAATACAGGTAATACTTTAAAAGATAAATTAAAAACAGGTAGTTTAGGTGTTGTTATAGGGATTGTAATAGCTTTGATATTATTTTAAATAAAACAAAAATTAAAACTATTTATAATTATAAAATTAAATATACAAATGACTCCTATAATAATGAATGAATTTGTTGAAACTGTTAATGGTGTTGTGCAACAAATTAAAGGTGGTGTGCCAGAGATAGATGATGATTCACTTTCTTCTTCAAATAAAACAAGTGATGAGATTGAACAACAAATGACAACTAAAAACATGGCTCCTTGGGGTACCGGAATTGGTTTGGGATACATAACTGGACCTGTTTTTGAAGGAAATGATAAAGATATTGTTGAGAATGTAATTGATAAAAATAAAGTGTCTGCTTTGGATTTATTAACTATGGATGAAGATGCACCTTCAGCTGATGAAGATGATGAATCTGAATATATCGATAGAACTAAAAAGTTTGCCGAAGTATTTAATGATTTCTTTGACGATGAAGAAAAAATGAAAGCTCTTAATATTTTGTTTGATAGATTACATATTTACGATATTGAAGGTAAATACAAAAAATCTTTGTTGAATAAATTCAAAGATAAACTTTTTAACTAATAAACTAAAATAAACATAAAATGAGCAAACATAATAAATTCAATATTGATGTTAAATTATTCAATGATGAATATTTTGATGTTGTTTTGTGTTTTGATGAAAAAACTGATTTAGATAATATGTCTTGTGGATTAAATTTATATACTGATGGGTTGATTTGTTATATTGATACAACAAATCCTTTATCATGGAATGGAAATACTGATTATTCAGTTGTTTCTTTGGTTTCATATCCACAAGCTATTGTTAGTGCAAATACAATTTCAAATAATGGTTTAACTTTCTTCGATTATGGAAAGAGTTCTGTTATGTCTGGTGATACTTTAGTTATTAATTACACAGATAGATATTTAAAACTTAATTCTGTTAAGTATAATGATGTTAGTGGTAATACTTTCCCTTTAGGTACAGTAACTAGTGGTTCAACAACTAATGGTAATTATTTAACTTTGAGTGGTGGTTCTTATTTTAATAATTATTTTAAGTTAGATTCTTATAATTATGAAATATTACCTTATCGTTATCAATATGGTTTAACTATTGAAACTCAGGTAGAATTAACAAATAATTTATTTGGTTCTATAACAGGTTATACTGGTGGTTTCTTTTTGTTTTTAGGTGCTAAGGCTGAAAATAAATATTTAACATCTTATACAGGTAGAACTTATGTAGATATTTCTGGTAATACAATTACTACTAGTGGTGAAACTTTTTTAAACACTACTTTAGACACACCTTTGAATCCTATTTCTGGTTCAACTGATTTTAATACTGATTTATATGAAAATGTTTTTGGTTTTAAGTTTAATCAAGATAAATCAATAACATTTAGATTTGTAAATGAATTTGGTGATGTTAATGAATATAAATCATTTAACACAATAACTGATTTAGGTTGGTCATTAATTTCTATTGTTTATAAACCATACGGTGATATAAAGAATTTTAATCAAAATAAAGCATGTACTTCTTCTAGAGAAGGTTCTTTGGAAATATATGTAAATGGTGAAATCTTCTTTTCATTAGAAAATATAAAAGAAATCTGGTTTAAATCTTTAAATGAATCACCTGATAAAATAATTGGTGTACCATATAACATTTCATGGGGCGGTGGTTCTTATGGATTAAAAAATTCATACAGAATAGATGAAACAAACCCATTTACTTATTATCATCCAACTAATGTTGATAATTTGTTGATTGAATCTAATTTTAATGGTTCGATTAACACAAATATACAAAAATTAAGGATTTATGAAAAACCGCTTAATTTTACACAAATTAGAAACAACTATAGATACGAACAATCATTATTTTAAGGCATGGAAAGTTGGTTAAGAGAAGAACTTGATTCAATAATTAAGAATTATAAATCAGGTATTAATGAATCTGAAAGTTTAGAGGAAGCTGTTTATAAAGGTAGGAAAGTGCCTTTGAGAAAAATAATGCGTGGTGACGTTAAAAAGTTCAAAGTTTATGTTAATTCTGGTAAGAAAGATTCAGATGGCAACGTTAGAGCTTTAAGAATTGACTTTGGGCACGGTGGCAGCTCGGCTAAGTCTAAAAATCAAAAGACAATGGAAATTAAACGTGATAATCCGAAAAGAAGAAAAGCTTTTAGAGCTAGATTTAATTGCGATAACCCAGGACCTGATACTAGTGCGAGATACTGGAGTTGCCGTACATGGACCGCTAAAGATAAAGTAAGTGATTTACTTAAAGAAATCATAAAAGAAGAATTGAAAAACCTAACTAATTAAGTTAGGTTTTTTGTTTCTACATAATTCTTCCATAAATAACTAATTGATTATTATGTAATTTTCTAAGAATGTCACCATCAAATGTTTCGCTAGTTCTAAGAAATAAACACATCATATTTGATGCATAATTGAAAGGTAGTACGAGTCTTTTGTCTATTATTAATTTCATCTTGGAACTATTATTAATTTATTTTTATAGTGTCTAATATCAGTTTTGGTTCCTATTAATGTTGGAATAAAAACTGAACAAAATTTCCAATCTCGGTCATTACTTTTGTTTTTTATTACAAGTTTCATATTTCCTCGTATCTTGATAATATTATTAACTTATTGTAAATTCTAAAACCAATTAATCTATCTTCTAGGTAATCTTGATATATTTCAAAGTCAATTTTAAGATGTTGGGTGTGAATGTCTAATTTCATTGTATTATACAATTTTAAGTAATTCAGTTAATGACTTGACCATTATTTTATCAAAATTACCTTCTATTTTATCAGTTATTTGTAAATATAACATATCTTTAAAATTATTATCACTAACACATAACTTGATATTGTTATAAATAAATTCAAAACCTTCATCATTTATTTTAAAATCAATTATAACATTATATTCTTTTTGAATAAGTGTAATATAATTATTACAAAAGTTTGTATACATAATTTTCATCTTCTAACTATTATTAATTTATTGGACCAATATTTGACACTACCGCAACTTGCACTAATATTTCTAGGAACATTAATATGAAAACTAGTTAAACTTATTGTTTTTATTTCAAGTTTCATTTTACATATTTTTTAACTTCATCAATTCCTTTATGTCTGTGAATTTCATTTAAATCCAACAAAGTTTTTTTACCATCAATAACACCTTCGTCTTTTAAATGAACATTTACAATATACTCAATATTAAACAACTTAAGTTGTTCTTCTATGTCAATTGAGTTATTTTTAGCATCAGGGTCAAGTATTAATATTACCGAACTATTGTTTTCAATCAACCTATTCATTAGGTGTGGTGTTAACACTTTACCAGCTAAAGGTATTGTATTTATTGGTATTGTGGTTAAATCCGGATAACCTTCAACTAAATAAACTGGGTGGTTCCAATTGATATTAGACTCGTTTAAGATAATCTCTTTTTTCTCCACTTTTGATGCATCGTAAGCAGGTTTAATTTCTTTTCTGAATGAACGTGCTATGAAGAAATTTAACTTCTTAAAACGGTTATATGAAGGGAATATGATGCGTCCTTTGTACCAACCTTCTAAACAGAATCCAACATTTAAATATCTTAATGTATTATCTGTTATTTTTCTGTCATTTATAACATAATTATAAGCTTCTAAATGTTCTATGTTTGTTTTATCCATTTGTGTGAATGGAATAAACTCTTTTGGTAAAGTAACATAAGTGTTTTTCTTTTTCTCAACTGTTTCACCTATGTCAATGAGGTTGTAATCCATGTATGCTTTGTAATCTTCTTTTGAAGCATACTTTTTTAACATATAATGAACCTTTCCTCTGTATCCACATTTCCAGCAATTGTAAATGTGTTTGTTTGGTTGTAACGTAATACCTAGGTTATGTTTGCCATCAGGTTCTTCACCATTTTCTTCAGCACATCTTGGACAATTAAAATCCAATGTGCTTGCGTTTGCGTGAGTATGTTTAGGTTTACCTAGTGTTCTGATTAGTATGTCTAATAACATGATTTTTATCTTATGTAAATTATTAATTCATTAAAAAAATCTTGTTCTTTGAAGAGTTTTAAATAATACTGGTCGTTTATTAAAACATTTTCAAATGTATCTGTATGGTCTACTATACCGTTTATTTTAAGTTTCATCTTTTTCTAACTAACATTAAATTTAATAAACCACATTCATTGAAATTGCTATAAATGTAATTGGTTGAATATTGTTGAGTAATTTCTTTGTACAACCAATATTCTTTATTGAATTCTCGTCTTGTTATTTCAATTCCAAGTTTCATCTTTTTCTAATAATTAACATATCTAATAACATATCACTATTAAGATAAATTTATTTATCATCAAATTTATTTATTTTTTTATATATCCAATATTCGCTATCAAACTGTAATGTCGGATTTATGTCTGTTATAAGTTTCATCTTTTTCTAATAATTAATATATCCATTAACATATTACGTTCATCGTTTAGTAGATAATTGTTTAATTTATTTATTGATTTAAACATCCAATATTCGTTATTGAAAGATAAATTTATTCCAGTTTTTTCAATCCAAAGTTTCATCTTTTTCTAATAGTTAACATATCACATTTATGTAAACCTATACGTTTTTCTTGAATAAGTTTATAAATAAGATTATATTTATTGAAAGTTAAATCAATATTTACGTTTATACCAAGTTTCATCTCAAACAAATAAATTATCTATTACTTCAACTGCTTTTTGGTATAAATCATCTAGTGTCCCATCATTCTGAATGATAATATCTTTTACAATACTACTGTATGTTGTTTCAGTTTCATGGTTTATGTTGTTTTCATTATCAGGTCTTTCAATTCCTATAATGTAACCATCTAATTCTCTAATTAACGTTTCTTCAGGTTTTAATCTTAAATCTTCAAGAATAAATGTTGTTTTGTTATTCTTTTCGATTTCTGCTTTTGTAACTCTTCTAAACCTTTCATCATCAGATACATATAATAGTAAATTTAGTTGTAAAAAGATAAAATCTTTATCTCTCTTGCAAAGGTAATTATTTAAATTAACAATACAAAATTTTTATACAACTTCTTTTAGTACTCATGCTACGTCTTTCTGTTACCCTACTCAACGAACCTCGCCATCTGCATTGCTTACCGAGGTTAAACAAGCTAGTCCACGTCATATTACTAATGTTCACATTTGAAACATCCTTCTTGTTCTCTTCGAGAACTCGTACCACGGTGTTCAAAGTACTTTCACTAATCAGTGGTAAACCTGTACAGTTTTTTATAAATCTATACAATCCTCTTCGTCCTATCTCAATAGCACTATTAATAGGGTCGAAGTAATTGTACATCATATTTCCAATAAATGATGAATAACTTGGTTGAACTTTAATCAATTCAATACCATATTGATTTGTTAACTTCGTTATCATCTCTTCGAGCAAACCTCTATTCCAAACCACTTTGGTTTGTCTGTTCGCTTCCTTGCCTTTTTTATTTACTTCTTTATCTTCTTTAAAATCCAAGTCTTCCATTACAAAACTTGAACATTTATAATGATTTGCTACGTTAAAGAGTTGAATTGTCATCTCTTTAATCTCATATTGTTGTTTGTTTTTATGATACAATCTTTCTTCTTTTGTTGCTTCCTGTGGAAGCTTCTTTGTAAAGAAACTTAAATCATAACAGAACTTATGTATTACTTTAACAGCATGTTTACCATGTTCAATGTCTTCATTATCAAAATCACGTTCTAAAATTGACACACCTAGGTAACTAGGGTTCATGTCAATCGAAATACAACGACCTTCTATTTTGTTAGTTAACCTTAATTCTCTTTCTTTAATATGATGTTGATGACAAACAGTTTTAATTAAAGTAGTTTGAACTTCTTTATCATTATATTTTTGTTTAATCTCTTTAATTTGTTGTTTCTTTTCAGTTTCATCTAACTTCCAACCGTACAATTTCTCATCATCGTAAGAAATAGAAACTGTTTTATTTGAAACAAACAAACTTAAACTAATTGATTTAGTTTGAGATAACTCAACAAGTTTATTAATTAACCATTTTTTATTTTTAGGTACTGAAATAGTTAGATTAACTTTAGTACCATGTTTAGGTTTATAAACCAACAAACCTTCATTTAGTTTACTAAAGTCAAAGAATCTATTACCTCTATAGTTTTTCTCACCAATTATAAAGAAAGACCTTAATCTTTGATTAGTGTACTTTTCTTTTTGTTTGGTTATTCTATCAAATAGTTCGGTTAATTCAGTTTCAAGGTGTAAAATTTCAGTTTCATCAACAGAAGATGACAAGTAACTAATTAATTTATTATATTGATTATGAAGGTGTGTTAAATGTTGTAGGTTTTTTCTACCACCAAACACGGGTTTGTTATTTAATGAACTTCTTAACCTTGGTAATAACGTTTGTAATTTATGAACAGAATGTTTTTCTTTCTTTGTTAACTCTTTTTTATCATTACGTTTTTTAAATAACTCATCAAGTTCCTCTTGTTTAGTTTCAATACGTTTAAGAAGTTTCTTTCTGTTTGTTTCGCATTGTTTAAAGAAAGTCTTAACTACAGTTTCAAGTGAACTATATTCTGTATCATTTAAACCAAATTCATTTTTAGTTTTATCATCATATTCTCTATTACCTGATATATCCAAAGTTTTTAACATGTACCTGAAAGCATAGCCATGTTGTTTCATTTTGTCTTCGACAAAAGAAGCATCACTGTTATGAATAATAGGTAGTTTAAGAGATAACATTAAAGAGATATTTTATTATAAATAGTATAAAGTTGAAAAAATAAATAAAAAATTCTATTTATTTAAATATTTTAATCCAGATATTACAATAATCTGGTATTTTAAGTTATTTTTTTAACATCTTTCTTTGTTTTTAATGGTTCTGGATATTTTAATTTTATATATTCCTCATGTGAAATTATGTTGCACATATCAGGAATAACGTGAAAACGTTCCTTTAACATAATATGAATAACTTTATATTTTTGAATATAATGAATTAACATTATATATACGTTTATAACCAACATCATGTTTTATATTATAAGTTTGGTTCATTAAGAATGTTCTGATACCTGATTGGTTTAATTCTTTAAAATTACTAAAGCAATCATCTAAAAAAGTATCACATTTTAATTGTTTTAAAATATCAACTTTACTTTTACCATTTGTCGTGTACACAGGTACACAAGGTAAATTATTTTTTGAAATCCACTCTTCTGTCCATGAAGATGGTATTGACCTAGATGTTACATAAAAATCAGGTTCAAATGTTAAGTTAGTTGTAATTGGTTTTATATTTAACCAAAATTCTTTATCATTTTTAATTTTATTCCATAAAACATTATATTCATACGGAAAGTTCCAGTGTGATTGGTCAAAACTATTATTAGTATTTATACCTTCTTTTTTAGCTAACTCAATAAATGAAGCTGAAAAGTCTGCTAAAACACCATCAATATCTAAACCTATTTTTTTATTGGATAAATATTTATGTTCCCTGTCATCAATAAAATTACTGTTTTCATACCCATCAATCAAAAAACCAATATTACAAGCAGCTAATGCTAGATGATATAAACCTGATTCAGGGTCGAAATCTTCACCATTTTTATATGCTTCAATATGTCTAAGAAGTGAACCTATTGTTTCTGAAGCTTTTAACCCTTTTTTCCAATTATTAGAACCGTCAGAAATTATATTCCCGTCATTATCTTTAATACTATATTTATTTTTACCATATAATAACCCTTTAGATATTTCTCGTGTTAATGATGATGGTATTAGATTATAAGGTAATTTACCTTCGTTATATCTTAATCCTTTATTTTCCATATATTTATTATTTAACAACACAAACCTACATTTTTTTATTTTAAAAAACAAATTTAATCATCAAAATCTTCATTCATCATGTAAAGTAAGAAATTAAACTCTGATAATGTTATTTTTTCTAAGTAAGGAAATGTTGTTCCGTGAAATGTTGTTTTATTGTCTATTGTAATGAATGAACCATTTGCCGAATATTTTTCACCAGTTGTTTTTGATGTATAAATTACCAATATGGTAACTATTCTGTCAATATCTTCAGGTTTAGTGTCTTTTTTGTATATTTTAATATCATCTTTAACATAATGAATCACACAACCTTCAAAATTATCATTTGTTAAATCAAGTTTTTCTTGTAACGAATTTTCAAAATAATCTTTCAACTTAAAAAAGTTGGTTATTGTTGGTACGTTTGGAGAAATCTTTACTATTCTTATTTTACTGTCTGTAATGGTCATAACATTTACATTTTAAATTCTTTGTTTATAACGTAAATTTATATAAAATGTTTCAACTATTTAAAAGAAAAACGATATTTTTAATGAATGGAGATAAAAAACCTTATGAAAAATCTTGCTTGATGCTTGATTTTAAAATAGATAACTGGTCTGAATTACTCAATAAAGTTTCTGATGATAAACTTTATAATGATGAAACTAATGATTTTGGTAAAGAAACTGAACCACATTGTACAGTTCTTTATGGGTTTAATCAAGGTAAAGAAACTATTAACTAATTTATTAACAAAAATTAATATTTACTACTATTTAAATTAAAATATCTTGACTTTATCATTTTATTTTATTACATTTGTAAATCATTAAATTTAACCTAACATAAAATGAATTACCTTCCTTCTAGGAAAGCTAGTCAAGTCCTTGGGTTACACCCAAATACTCTTAGAAAATATGCAGACAACGGAACAATACATACAATTAAAAACAACGCTGGTCAAAGACTGTATGACGTTCAGTCATACATCAACTTGTCCTTGTCTGTTGATGAATTCGTGTGTTATTGTAGAGTCTCTTCTAAAAAACAACAAGATGATTTACAGCGACAAGTCGCTTACATGTCTTCCTTGTACCCTAACGCAACCATTATTCAAGACATCGGTTCAGGTGTCAACTACAAACGAAAAGGTCTTCAAACCTTACTGGAACGACTTATCAAAGGAGATAAGTTCACACTTGTGGTTGCCCACAAAGACAGACTTGTTAGGTTCGGATTTGAACTCTTTGAGTTCCTCTTTAACCAAAACAATGGAAAAATCTTGGTTCTCAACATTAACTCAGGAGACCCTCAGACCGAACTCACAAACGACATTCTCAGAATTCTGTACGATTACTCGTCCAGCGTTCCAAGACTTAGAGAGTACTATAATAAAATCAAGGAAGATTTCCCTGAATATAACAAAGAAACAGAAGAAAAAACTTGATGTTTGGTCTGGCGTTGCCAGATATGTTTACAACAGAACTGTTGATTATATTTCATTAAAAACCGGTTTCGGTGAACCACTTGAAAAATGGAATCTTGTTTTTAATGAAATTAACAAACAACTACCTGAATGGTGTAACACAACACCATATCAAATTAAAAAGATGGCTTGTAAAGATGCGTTCAAAGCAAGAACATCTTCTTTAGCTTTGTTGAAAAACAAAAAGATTAAGTTCTTTAAGTTAAACTATAGAACGAAGTTAAATAAAAACAATATGTATATACCAAAAGATGCAGTTAAATCTAAAGGAATATACCATACACTGTTAGGTGAAACTAAATTTAAAGAGAATCTTCCAATCATAGAATATGATTGCAGGTTAATAGAAGAACATGGTGAGTACTTCTTATGTGTACCATACAAACAAACTATAGCTAAATTCAACAACCAAGAAGTGCTTTCAAAAGCTGTAGCTATAGACCAAGGAGTGAGAAGTTTTATAACTTATTACTCAGAGGATTCAGTTGGTAAGATAGGTAATGAAGACCATGTAATACTATTTAATCTTTGCAAACATATTGATGATTTAATATCAAAAACCAAGTTAAGTAAAGGGTTTAAAAACCGTAAAAAACGTAAGTCTTATAAAAAAGCAATGAATCGTTTAAAAGCAAAGTTACGCAACTTAGTTGATGAATTACACTGGAAGTCAATTAACTTTTTAGTTAATAATTACAATGTAATAATATGTCCTAACTTTAAAGTTAGCAACATGGTATTAGATGATGTTAAACGAAAGATAAGTAGCAAAACAGTACGCAACATGTTAAACTTTAGGTTTTATGTTTTCAAGCAACGCTTGAAACTTAAATGTAAAGAGAGAGGTTGTGTATTGATTGAAACAAGTGAAGAGTTTACAAGTCAGATAGCAAGTTGGACAGGTGAGAGAGTTAAAGACATAGGTGGTTCAAAAGAGATTAAAAGCGAAGGTGTTGTAGTTGATAGAGATTACAACGGAGCTAGAAACATATTTATCAAGTGTATCCAAGAGAACTTGGATACATCAAAGATAAATTAAAGATACAAGGTTGATGTACCTTTATAATGCAGACTTAACGACTAAGGTTGTTAATAAAAGTTAGCGTTAACGCATCGGTGATTTTGCTTTTATTGATGATTTTTCACTTGAAGAATTAAAAGATGATTTAAAAGTTGAATCAGAACACACTGATAATATTGCTGAAGTTTTGGAAATAGTTTTGGACCACTTAACTGAAAATAAAGAATATTACGTTAAACTTAAAGATGCAGGTTTAGCTGATGAATTAGATAAATAAAACTAAAAACCTCTACTTAATTATTAAGTAGAGGTTTTTTATTTTAAATATAGTGGTGGATTGTTTTTAAAGGTTTATTTGTTAGTTCTTTTTTGTAATTAACAGCTTCATCTTTGTTGTCAAAATGAGTATTTGTTTTATTCCACTCATGTTCACCACCTAATTTATATTGTAATTGATATTTAATTATGTTGTCAGTAAAATGTTGTTCAACCACTCTAAATTCAGTGATATAAGTATTAAAACCGTCCTCGTGTGTTTCAACCTCTATTTCATTATCTTTATGTATTTCAACTTCTATTTCATCAGTTTGAAATGTTTCATTTAATTCATCTTCATTAGGGAAATAATCTACTTTTGAAATTGTAGGTGAATTTTTAGATATGAATTTTTTAATTTGAACTAAAGCTTCGTGATAAGTACTGTAACTATCATTAATTACTTTCCAACCAAATTCACCTTGTAGGAAAAATGGTACGTATAAAATAGTACCATTTTCTTTGGTACGTTCTTCGATTTTGTATTGTGCATTATTCATTCTTATATTTAGTTTTGTTAATTAGTTTAATAACTTGAGATTTTTCCGTCAATGTAATCTTTAGCTGTAGGGTTTTCTTCTAAATAAGTCATTAGAATATGTGGTGACCCATCACATTTTTCATTTAAAACTTTATTTAAACGTTCTTTATATTCATTAAAAAGGTAAGTTGCTTTATTGAATTGTCTTGTGTTTAGTTTAACATCGCTCTCAATAAATGTTTGTTGAGGTGTGTCATTTTCAACTTCTTTTTCATTTGAATATGTGAAGGTTACAACTTCTTTTCCTAAATTAAACTTTTCAGACTGTGAATTTTTAATTAATTCAAGTTCGTTTTCTGAAATTAATTCAGGTTTGTTTTTAATAATTTTACCAATAGTACTCTCATTGAATTCAATAATAGAATCTAAAATATTTGTTTCTGTATAAGTGGGTAACATATTTAGACTTTTTAGATTGGTAAAGAATTCGATTTGTTCAGTAATTAATGTATCTAATACATCTTTATTTAAGTTTTCCATTATTTTAAAATTTAAAGAAGTTTTTTAGTTTAGTCATAAAAGAAATGTTAGATTTCTTATTGAAAGAATTATCTAAACTTTCTATTTTAGGTTTTTTGATTGAATTGATTATATTATCAACTTCTTCAAGTGAAATATCTTTAACGTTGTTTTTAATTTCTTCTAATTTGTTTTTTAGAATTGATTGGTTTTCTGTTAAATAATCATTTCTTTCATCAGGTTCTGCAACAATGTGTTTTTTTACTTTATAGGTAAACTCTACACCATTTTCATCAGTTTTACCATCTTTCCAGGTTTTCTCACCTTTAGAAAGTTCGTAATCTACATCTTCTTCCTTCTCACCTTCTTGAATATCAAAAACAGAAACAATCTTCTTATTTTTGTTGATTTCATCAAATTTTTCTGAATTATCAGCAACACCTTTCCAGATTCTTAATTTTTCATTAAGTTCTTCATCTTCTCCGTTAGTTGCTAGGAATCTTCTTAAATCTTCAGTTGTAATTCTGAATTGTTTTTTCTGAACCTCTTGGGTGATTTCAATATCAGTTGTTATTTTTTCAAACATTATTATTTTGTTAATTAATATTAATTAGTTTCTAAATTTTTTAGCGTAAAGTTTCATTAAGTCACTAATTACACTACCGTTATCATTTGCGTTATCAATAAAGTCCTCACCATCAATTACTTTGGAGATAACTTTTTGTTTTTCAGTTATCATGTCATAAACATACTCATCAATTGAATCTTTTACAATTAAAATCCACGCATTTACTTGGTTTGTTTGTCCTATACGGTCCAATCTACCTATTGCTTGAGATAATATTGCAGGAACATAGGGGATTGTATTAGCTATAATATTGCTACTTTTTGTTAAAGTTATACCAGCATTACCAGCACCAAAACTAATAAACAAATTCTGTAATTCATTACTATCTTGTTGGAATTTATCAACTAATTCTTGTCTAATATAAGAATCAGTTTCACCAATATACAACTCACTATTGTTTTTGAAGTTTTCGTGAATTTTTTTTAATGGGTTTTTATATTCATCAAACAAAATAACCTTTTCTCCCTCATTGTTTAGTTCGGTAATTAAATCAGTTGAGTAGTCAAGTTTAATTGATGCTGTATACTGTCTTAATTCATTCATAACACCCATTACACTTACTTGTTTTTGGTTTTCTAAACCTTTGATTGATTTATCTTCTTGCCAGTCAATCTTAGCAAAACCATTTTCAATATTTTGATAGGTTTTAAGTTGTTCATCACTCATTTCAAGGTAAACTTTTTGAATGTTAAGTGGTGGAAGGTCTTTAAGGTACTCTGATTTTTTTAATCGAATCATTAAACCTTCTAACTTATCATGCAATTTTTCATAATCAGGTGTTGATATTTGAGACCAACCACTAAATGATGAACTGTCGTATTTCATACCACACCACTCAGTAAAAAACTTACTTTTGCTTGTGAATTCTAATGGTGATAATAAATGAAGGTTAACAAATAAATCAGTTATTGCATTTTGTTGTGGTGTTGCACTAAGTAAAGAAACTTTATTACCTATAATAGGTCTAATATGTTTAAGTAAATTTTTAACCATATTAGCTTGTGGATTCTTAATTGTATGCGCTTCATCACATATTAACATATCAAACTGTGTTAATCCGTGTTTAGCGAACCTTTCTTTGAAATTGAATGTACCTGATTTAAAATAATCGTAATTACAAATAATATATTTAGATTCTGAAATAGAATTTTTATTATTCTTTTTCATTTTAGCTGGTGTTGTTTCTAATACAAAAGCTTTTTGTTTTGTAAATTTAGTTACTTCATTAACCCAGTTAAATTTTAAGTTATTTGGTACAACAACCAACACTTTTTTAACTGAATCTTCATACATTTCACATTGTAATAATGTAATTAAGGTTTTACCTAAACCTAAGTCAGCAGCAATTAAAATCTTTTCAACCTCATGCGCAAAAATAGCGGCAGCTACTTGATATCTATAAGGTGTAATACCTGGATTTAAATATTTACTATAATCAAATTCAATTTTATCTAAAGCTAATAAATCTTTCTTTCTTTGTATAGCTTTAGTTTGTTTTGCTAATGAAACTTTTAACTCTTCTTGTTTTTTATTATGTTCAGATAGTTTCTTTTTATATTTTTTAATGAAATTGTCACGTTCACCTTCTTGGTGAAAATTGAAAAATATTTTATCATCACCTTTGTAAGAAAGGATAACTTGATATAAAGAAAAAATATCAAGAACCCAACATTTTTTTGCTGAATCCCATTCTCTTTTTTCTAAAGATTTAATTTTTGTTATTAAATCTACATTATATAAAAATGACAAACTATAACTATCTCTTTTGAATTTAGTTATGTCTACTACTAATTTATTTTCCACTGTATAAAAATTTACTGTTTACAATTTAGAAAAAATAAATTAAATAAACAAATAAAATGTTGGTTATTTTGTAAAAATATTTTAATTTTCTTGTTTATGTTTACTTGAAATTATAACAATTATTTGTAACAGTTACTTGCAACAGTTACTTGTAACTAACGTAGCGGTGCTTGTGAAAGTTGGTTTCACTAAAGTTTAATAGAATCACAATGTTTGTGTTTATCACTAAACTGTCCACGAAGTACAATGACCAACTTTCATAAGCACAGTGTTACCAAATGTTTTTATTGTTGTTGAAAATGTTGTTTATAATATTTAGCTGAATTTTGAAAAGCGGTTAATCCACCTTCATGTTTGTTTTTATATTTATTTACCATGTTGATTATTTCAGCATTTAATTTAGTCTTGAATGTTTGTCTAGGTACTTTACATTTATAAAAATTAAAACACGCATCATCATATTTCGATAATATTCTTTCTATTTTAGCGTTTAATAAGATACTGTCAATTGTATCTTTACTATACAATTCTTCTAATTCAATTTTACTTTTTTCAATATCATCAATTATTTTGTCTAGTTTATTGTTTTTGTTTTTAAAATATGTTTGAATAAACGGTATTATGATAACTAAAATAGAGATAACAGCAATAATCCAAAATTTAATTTCAGTTTCGTTATTTGATTCTTTTAATTTAACTATTTCATTAAAAGCTATTCTTAAACTATCTTTCATTGTTGTTACGTTTTTCAAGTTCATCTAATAATTTAATAAAATCTGTATTATCATATCCTTCGTTTATATTATTAAACTTTTCACGAATTTTATTTATAATTTTAATCTTGTCTTTCAGTGTTATATTTTTACCACTATTGACATAAGTTAATTTATTTATTTTATTGTCTAGGGATTCAACAACAAGTGGGTTATTTTTTTGTTGTAATAAATACTTATAATAATCTTCACTTAAATTTTCAATACTAGCCATAATTTTATTTATTTCTATTTCTGTCTTTAAAATATTTGGTAACATTAAATATTTGCGAAGGTGGGTTATTAAAGATTGAATAAAGTTCATAATTTAGGTTTTAAAGTTAATTAAGATTGAAGAACAAATATATGAATAAAAACCCACTTTTGCAAATATTTTGTTAGTTATAAATAACTGTTATAAGTTTGTTATTTTGTAAAAATAAGTAAATAATTTAAACCTAAATTATTTAATGGGATTACATTAGAATAATTACCTATACATAATACATATTCATAACTAATTTTAAACTTGTATTCTTCTTCTATATAATATTTTAGTTTCATCTTTTAAATATTATTAAATGTCCTGAATGAGTTTTAATAGTTACAACATTGTCTTTTATTTTATTTTCTATCTTTTTATAAATCAAACCTTCACTAAATGTAAAGATAGAACTAGTTAAATTTCCAATTTTTAATTTCATCTTTTAAATAATTTAAGGTCGTTTAATAAATAATTGTAAGATTTTGTTACATCTTCATCTATAATTAAATTATAAATACCACCTTCGGTAAATTTCCAACTTGATATTAAATCAGATATAAGAAGTTTCATCTTTTAAATGTTAATAATTTGTTATTTAATGTATTAGCTGATAAAAGTAATTGAAAAATAACCTTATCAAATATTATGTGGTTACTGGCTCTTTTAAGTTTCATACTATTCAGTTTCCCTTTCTATATGAAAATCTAAACCTATTTTAGAAAATTCACTATTTCTAGTTGATTGATTATTGTTACTTTTAAAATAATCATTATCATTTGGTAAAATATTTGCAGGTCTCATCCCGTAATATTCTTCATCACTTAACCCATCATCATCCGGTTCAATTTGAATAAATTGTGGTTGTTCAACAAATTCTTTGTTTTTAAATGATTTTAAGAACTCACTAGCATCAATACCAGCAAATTCTTCTTCTTCATTAATTGGTTCATTGTTAATTATTAATGGTGTTGTATTTTCAAATTCAATAAATTCATCATTATCTTTGATTTTTAGTGAATTATTTTTTATTTTTTCAAGCTTTTCCTCTAATAATTGTTGTTCTTTTATTCTTTTTTCTTCTATTTTCTTTTCAATGTTCTCACGTTTAATATTTGTGTTAATATTATCTTTTAAATAAGTTAATAAATAATCAATAGTTGTATCAATGTTTATTGGTTTTATTAATAAACTATTAGCGTTATTTGTTTGTGAGTATTTTTCAATAATAATATGTTCATCTTTTTTTAATTTCCAATTTATAGGTATTAAAGCTTTTAATTGAAAACAAAATATATCATTATTAATTTCAATAGAAATTAAATGTGGTCGTAATTCGTTTAATATTTTTTGAATTTGTTGTTTCATTTTTATTTCTTTTTGATATAATACTATTGATGTATTTGGTGCCATATTGTTTTTATTTCAGTAAACGCAATGTAGTTAAAATTATTTACATTTCCAAATTTTTTATAATAAAAAATCCCAAGTTGTTGTCGCAACTTGGGACTAAACATTATTTTATGAAAAATACAATTTAAAAAAATTAATCTTCAATATCATCAGAATCGTCAGATAAAGCATCAATCATTAATTTTTTGTGCTTCTCTTTTTCGTAATCTTCTAATGACTTCATGTATATCATTACTCGGTCAACTGTATGAGCATAAATGATAATCACTGATTGTTCTTTTTCAAGAATGATGCGAACATCTTCGCCATCCTCACCTTGTTTTACAACCTCGCACCATTTTTTGTACTCTACCATATCGTCATCAGTTACCTCAGGGTATCTGTTTGCAATTTGGTCCTCTAAAAGATGGATAAAGAAGTCTTTGAATGTTCTGAAATCAATACCATGAATTGGGTCACTTGGTAGGATTTCATGTTTGAACTCTAACTTCTCTGGTTGGTTGTCTAACTTTACTTTTTCTGACATTTTGTTGTGATTTTAAGGTTTACATTTAAACAAAGAACCGTTCTTTGCTTTCGATGTTACAAATGTAGTATAAAAATTTTACATACAAAATTATTTTAAGAAATATTTTTATTTATTTTTATATCTTCTATAGTTTTTAATGCTGAACCGTAAACTTGATGCATGTCATAATACTTATAATCAGCCAATCTACCACCAAAAATAACATTTTTTAAATTTTTTGTTAGTTCTTTGTAATCTGAAAATAATTTATTATTTTTTTCATCATTAACAGGGTAATATGGTGTTTTTGTTTTATCAAAAGTATCAGGTGTTTCATAAGTCACATAACTTATGCTGTTATCTTTGTTTTTATTGTTTAATTCAAAGTGTTTATGTTCAGTTGTTCTAGTGTAAGGAATGTCTTCAGATGTGTGATTAATAACTGAAACACCCTGGAAATCACTAGTATTCATTTTAACTGTATCAAACTTTAGTGTTCTGTATTCTAATTCACCATAACAATAATTGAAATATTCATCTATCTTACCTGTGTAAATTACTGTTTCAGCTAAATTATCAAAATATTCTTTATTGTTAAAATAATTAGTATTTAATCTAACTTCAATATTATTTAATAAATTTTTAAATAACTCTGTATAACCACCTTTAGGTATACCTTGGTATTTATCAAAAAAATATGAATCATTAAAATTTGTTCTTATGGGAATTCTTTTAATAATGGACATAGGTAGTTCTTTAGGTTCCCTTCCCCATTGTTTTTTTGTGTAACCATAAATAAATGTTTTATAAATATCTTCACCAACTAAAGATAATACATATTCTTCTAGGTTTTTAGGATTAGGTATATTAGATTTTACAGATTCTAATTTATCAATAGCTTCTTTTGGTGTTTTAACATTGTACATTTGATATAATGTTAATAAATTAATCGGAAATGAATAAAATTTGTCATTATACGATACAATAGGTTTGTAGTTATACGGTAAAAATTCTACATAATTATTTATATCGTCCCATATTTTTTTACTATCAGTATGAAAAATGTGTGGACCATATTTATGTATATGTATATCATCTTTGGTTTCGGTATAACAGTTACCTGCTATGTGTTCTCTTTGGTCAATAACTAGGCATTTAAAACCTAGGTCAGTAAGTTTTCTAGCACATACAGCACCAAACATACCTGACCCAACTATTAGATAATCGTATTGTTTTTTCATTCTTTAATAATTAATATACCAATACCCATAATGTTGTAATTATTAGGGTGTTCAGTGAATTCTAAATATTTGTAGTTTTGTTTGATTTCATCCCAAAATGTAACAACACCGCCATTTTCACATTTTTCTTTTATATACATGTCATTAATATCATGAAACACACAGTATTTTGATTTTATACCAACATTATAAAAATCATTTTTAACATAACTATAGTCATGATTACCATCAATAAAAACTAAATCGTAGTTATTATTTTTTATTATTGGGTCATCACTTGTTGTTGTTATTTTATTTACATTAAATGTCTCTATTAATTCATTATTAATAAAATTAAAAGGGTCTATTGTGGTAGTTTCAATATTTTTATTATTTTTTTCCAATATAGTTTTAATTAAAACATGTGTATAACCATTATATGTCCCGATATCTAAATAATTATGTATTATTTTATTAGATAAAAATTTTAAAAGATTATTTATTTGAGACGGTATTTGCCACATACCGTCAGTGTCTTTATTTTTTAACATATAAATAATATCATCACCATATAAATCACGTTCATCGTAAGCTAGACCTATTTTATGTATTATTTCTAAATAATCATCTGAATTGTGATTATTTATTAAATTTTTTATTTCTATATAATTCATAGTATTTCTCTATATTTGTTAACAAAATTATTATTGTCAACGATTTCTCTTTGTGTAAAAAAAGCGTAATGTGAAAATATTTTTTCACCAAAAATAATATTAGGTTTATTAATCATTTTTGGTTTATCTACTGATAACCATTGTTCTTCATCAGACCCTACTTCACCATTAAAATTACTAAATTCTGAACCTAACCATGAAATAACATTTATTGAAACCCTTTGATATTCAGATAATATCCATTTTTTAAATTTATATTTATCTGTATCGTTATTATTTAAATCGGTTATAAATTTTTCATGTACAAATGACGCAAAATTGCCATCTACCCATCCCATTGCTGGTACCCCATGTTCTTGCCAACAAGCATATTGGTTTAAACCAAAAGGTTGTGTTGGTATAGCACCTATTCTTTGGTGAATGTGTGTGATAACTGAGTTATTTATGATATTACCATATACCAAAAAATATTCAGGATTGTTAATTCTAAAATTAAATATTTCCTTTATAGCGTCATTTTCAATATAAACTATATCATCATCTAACCTTAAATATGCTGTCTCGTTGTCAGTATATTCTTTAAAGAACTTGCAAATTGATAAATTACCATTAATTGGTTCATTTATTTTCACTGTTTTAACCCATTCAATTTCAGATTCCAATTTTAACATATAGTTAATATCTTCTTCGTTTGTTGTATTAACCCATAAATGATATTCATCAAAATCATTTTTTTGTTTTTTTAGATATTCAATTAATATTTCTAAATATCTTTTTCTACCTGCTGGTGTTACTATTATTTTTTTCATTATTTTTATTAAGGTTTATTCGTCCAGTTTGTAAAGCTTTGTCCCCAATTAGCTTTATATTTTTTTACACCTATATGTTTATAATTTTCAATTTTTCTAATAACACCATTATAAACGGTGTCAAAATTAAACCATTCAACATTGTCATACAAAAAATGTGTACTGTTTGTTGATTTAAAAATAAAACCTTCATAATCAACAGCTTTTATTTTTGTGCAATTTATTAATTTTTTTAATTCATTTTTAAATTTATATAAAATGTCTGATTTATATAAACCTATATTACATATACCAATATGTTGTTTTGTTAAATATATAGAATCAATATTTTTGTCAATATAATTGATATTTTTTAATAATTCTTCTTTAAAATAGCTTTCAACTTCACAAGTATCATGTAAATAAAAATAATAATCACATGGTATAGGGTTTTCAGATAATTCTATTAAAGCTGTGTAGTCAAAAGAATTATGTGTAATGTAGTTGTATGTTATATTGTGTTCAATTTTAGTATAATTATAATCTGAACCACCAATATAAATAATTATATCATTATTGTTTATACCTGATATATTTAATGAATTAATCAATAAAGGTAATGTTATATTGTGATATTCTATATAACTGTTAATTATGTATTTTATTTCCATATTATTAATTTATATGTCTTCCCCAACCTATGTGTTCAACATGTTTTTCTGTTAATATTACTGACCTGAATCCTAACTCTTTATATTTTATACCTGCTTCAGCTTCAAAATCTATGTAAACACCTGAATTAATTATTTTAATGTCAACTAATCCAAAATAAGGTTTTATTAAGTTATAGTCAGATAATCTTCTTAAACCAGGGTTAAAACTAAAACCGTGCCAGACATTTAAGTAACCCAATGATAAAAGTCTATAATTAACACCGTTAGCATTAAAAATTTCGTCTTCAACTGGGTGACCATTTGTATCATGTAAATTTCTTAACCAAACATTCACTATTTTAGTATCATTTTCTAGTATTTCTAAACTTTTTTCAATAAATGATTCTTTAGTAAAGAACCAATCTTCTTCACAATGAAATATGTATTCAGTATTTATTTTTGAATACATTTTATCTATTGATTTTATTTGTCCTAATTTAAGTTCATTTTCAATCCATTCAACATTATATTTTTTATATTTTTCTTTTAAATGATTATTTATACCTAATATATTACTATCTTCTATAATAATATATTTTGTTATGGGGTAAGTGTTTTTTTCAAAAAAACTGTCCATAGTTTTTTCTAATAAATCAGGTCTCCCACATGATGTTAGTGCAAATGTTATTTGTTTATTTTGAGTTATCATAATTCTTTTAAAAATTCTTTAGCAATATTTTCTTCATTACTATATTTTTGTTTATTTGATAATGATGAATGTCCATTACCGTTATTACTAAAATATGCATGTTTTGCATATTTTTTTAAATCTAAATTTTTAAATGTGTAACCTAAATTAAACATTTCTTTAAACCATTCTGTAGCTGTATCTAATTTACATGACCCAAAAGGTATTACATTTTTATTATAAATAACTTCTTTGTTATTTATTTCATTATTTATTAAACAAAACCATTCATTTAATCTACATTCTGGTAATGGAAATGGTTTATTTTTATCAACAATATGGTGAGGTCTTGCTGGTTTGTGTATATTAAATGTTTGAATTATTTCACCGTAATTATAATTAAAATCATTGAATTTTTCACTATTACATTTATTTGCATAAAACATAGGACAGTTCCAACATTGCCCTATTTCACTAACACCTAAATTGTTTTCAATATTTTCTAGCATGTGTTTTATGATATTGTTTTTATATAAAACATCATTATGTGTTATAAATACAAACTTCTTGTCAGACTTTTCAAAACCATATTGGTAACGCATTGATAATCTATATTCTTCATCAATAAAACATCTTTGTTTGTCAGTTTGGTTAATAAAATTAAAATATTTAGGTTTGTAATGTATTATATTATCAAACTCATTTAATATTAGATTAATATCAAAAACTTCTGGTTGATTTGGTTCTTCTTGTAAATAAATTTTATCAATATAGTCACCAGAATGTTTCATTAAAGATTTTAAAGTGACCAAAGTTTGATATGGTTTACCATAAACATTTATAATAACATCAACTTTCTGTTCCATTACTGAACTCTTAAAATATATTTATTTAGTTTATTTTGGTTTTTTACAACAAAAGGAAATAATCTTTCAACCCAATCTTGTTGTAACATTTCTATTTTTTTGTTGTCATCATTTCTAGTTTGTGATTCTAAATGGTAACAAACACTATTCATGTCGCAAATGTTTTCAAATCCATGTAAAATAGTTTGTAGACCTAGTTCAACATCTTCAAAACATGAAATATAATTTTCATTAAACATTCCTAGTTTTTGAAAAGTCTTTAATCTAGTCATAACAAAGGCGGCAGTGTTACCACAAACTAATTTATCTTTTGTGTTGTAATTATAGTGTGTTTGTATATTATCGTGTGATACTTGTAAGTTATTATTTTTATCAATAAACATAATCTGACCACCATGTTGAATGGTACCATCACCAAAATGTAATCTAGCTCCAATGGTACCTAAATTATGTTTGTTGTTAAATTTATTTACGAATCTAGTTAAACAATCATTTAACATAATTATGTCATTATTACAAAATAAAACATAATCAGTGTTTTTATTAACATAATTTTTTACAACATCATTATTAATTTTAGCAAAGTTGTAATAATTATATTTAATAACTTCAATGTTGTTGTAAGGGTGTTTTTCAATCAGTTTTTCTGTTTCAGATAAACATTCTTCATTTGAACCTGTATCCGCTATGTAAATTTTAAATTTATCTTTTGGATATAATGTATTATTTATGATGCTATCAACACATTGTGTAATTAAATCAATTTTATCCTTAGTTGGAATAATAATTGATATAAAACCATGTTTTTTTAGTTTAATATTATCATTTTTTTCATACAAAACTTCTATTTTTTCTGAAATAGGTAGTAGTTGTTTGTATTTTTCAACAAATTGTTGTCTATTAACTTCAAATTCTTCATTTGGTTGTCCTACTGATTCATGAGTGATATCAAAACTAAAAGTAACACCAATTTTAACATCTTCTAAGTAATTTGGTATAGTAAAAGAATGGTCATAAAAATGAAAACCTTTAAATTCTTCATCAAATTTATGTTTGATTAAATTTTTATTAACAGCAAAAAACAAACCATCAACTGTGCAAACATTTATTAGTTCGTTATTGTTTGTACTAACTGAATATTTAGAAAGATATTTTTTTGTGTGTTCAGGTGCATGATAAACCTCACCAACCATTGTTTGGTGCATTCTTTCCCAGAAAACACCACTTTCACTCATGTATGTAGAACCAGCTTTACCTATGATACCGTATTCAGGGTTTGAATTGAAATCTTTTAAAAGATTAATACCCCAATTTTTAGATAACTTAATATCATTGTGACAAAAAATAACTAAATCAGTTTTTGATTCCTCTAAACCTTTGTTGTATAATTCAGATAAAGAATATTGATTATAATTCTCGTAACATATAATATCTAAACCATTATTAAGTAAACCTGACGATAATCTTAAGTGATTAATAAAATTTTGGTTATATTCTGAATTTTTGTGTGAAGAAAAAACTACTGTCAATTTTGAAAACATGATATTGAAATTAAAAATTATATCCCTTTCAAACTTTTTACAGTTATCAGGGATATAAGGGAGATTTTAAAAAGTTAAATAGTTTAAAAAAACTATTCAGCTTTACCTAAAGCAGCGATAGCGATACGAATATCTTGAGCTGATGATTTTACATCTTGTAAACCAACACGTACTCTAGTTTTTGCAGCTTTGTTACCTGCGTCAATTTTTGTAGCGTCAGCTTTCAATGCTACTACAGATGTCTCTAATCCTTCGATTTGTTCTAAAATTGTCATTTTGTTATTGTTTAATGATACAATATTAACACTTTTATTTTTATTATGCAAGTAATTTGTTAATTATTTTTAAAATAATTTAGTAACTATTGATTATTAACGTGTTATACCTACTAAATATTTTTAATTCATTTAAATGAATATCTCTAATAACAACATATCTTAAAAAATCTTTATTTATTATGGTTGATAAACCTGAATCAGTAAAGGACTGATAAAATTGGTTGTTTATTTTAAGTTTCATCTTTTATATATTAAAATTTCATTTATAAAAGGGTATGATAATTGTGGATTACCACCTAGATTAAACATAATAACTATTTCAGTATTTTTAAAGTATGTATTTTTTGAAAAGAATAATTGTAATTTCATCTTTTATATAACCTTAATTTGTTGTTAAAATGTAAATGAAACATCGCATTAGTTTTACCACTTAAAACATAATATATACCATGATTAATGAAATAATCAAATTGATTTGCTGTGTATATTTTAAGTTTCATCTGTAATATTATTTAAAATATTCAATTAATATAATACCTAAACTAAACAAACAACCTATTATGAATTTAGTTAATAAAGGTTTAAACGGTGATTTTAATAGAACTTTGTCCATAAATGCATTATTTTCACTAGTACCAATATATTCAGTAGGGAGGTTTCTTAGTTTGTTTAAATAATAATCAGCAATTAACCAATTAATATCCCAAAGAAGAAATATAAGCAAAGGTATCGACCAAACTGATAAGTGATATGTTAACCCTAATATAGGTGCAATAATACAGGGAATAATAACCCTTAATAAAGGTTGATGTTCAATAAATTCATCATTTTTTATTTTCTGATAATCAGTAACAATGTGGTCAATCATTGAAATAACCCAAATAGTTAAGTTGATAATGAGTAGAGGTAGTAAAATCATGGTTATCTTGGATAAATAATTAGTGAGTTTTGAAAGACTTTGAAATAATTGGAGCTTGGACTTGTTTTACCATCCTTTAAATATAAACCACTACGGTAAGTAAATAAACTAGTAAGTTTAGTTCTTATATGTAATCTCATTATCTTGGATATAAAGTTATTTCGTTATAATTTATTAATATTTCTGTATTCGGTAAACCTAAAAGTAACCCACCAGTTACAGTGTTTTGTAGTTTAACGGCTCTGTAATTAATTACTAGTCTCATCTTCGGTAAATTATTAGTTTATTTTTTTATAAACACCAATATGACCATCATCAAAGTGTATTCTCTTATCTGTTAAATATTCACCTAAAACATACCACGTAAATTGATTAATCCTGATTGTTGTTTTAAGTTTCATCTTTTGTAAATTCTAAGGTTATTTAAATATACAGTTTTTGCTTTGTTGATTTTTTCAGCAAAATCACCCACTAAAATATTAAATATACTGTAACATTCTAATTTTTCAATAGGTTTGGATATTTTAAGTTTCATCTTTTCTCCAATTTATGTCTGCAAAATATCCTAATTATATCAACCAAATCTTGTTCGGTTTCTATTGGGTAGAAATTTCCGTTAAATAACTCAACAGTGAAATTGTTATCAATACATTCTGATTTACAATTTGTAATCAAAGCTTCTTGATAAAACTTTTTATCAATTTGTTCTAAATCCAAACAAAGGTAATAATCTTTATCACCATCGAATTCGTTACATAGTTCACGTTTGAAACCGTATTTTTTTAATATTTCTTCTTTCATCTTTTATAAATTCTTTAAGTTTTATTTAATAAATATATTTAAACAGTTTTTACTCAGTAAAATATCTATAATATCTAACTGTAAGTAGGTTAATTCAAAATCTGAATCTTCAGACCAATGTTCTATATTAAGTTTCATCTTTTATACTGTAATATTATGTTATTATATTTTAAATCAATGATAATTTTGATAATATCTGGATACATAAATTCAATATCAGACCATGAGTACTGTTAAAGTTTCATATTTATCTAATTTTATTCAAATATTTCTTTATTAAATTATCATCTTCGTAAATAACACCAATAGTTACTTCGTATTGATTTTTATCTTTACTAACCTTGGATATTTTACAATCTTTAAACAACATCTTGGTTTTTTCATCAAATTCAATAACAAATTCAAGTCCTAGCTTTTCAGTATTGGTTAGTTTTTTAATACTTTCAAATACAAATATAACATATTCACCCTGTACTCCAACACAAGAACCGTTTTTTATTTTTTCGTATTCAAAAATAGGTAATGTTTTGCATTCTATTTCGTAAATTAACCCTTTAGTTGGTGTTATTAAGTTTGCTTGCATCTTTGTAAATGTATTTCTTGTATAAATAGACTAATAAACTTAGTATTGCTGCTAGTATTAATAGTGCAGGTATAATACCTAGAGGTAATAAAATTATAAACCAATTATAGGTTATTATTTTGGTTAGTTTTAAATAAATCAACATTATTTGTAGTTGACCTATTAGGATGTATAAGTAGTTGCGTGTCATTGTTTTAATATAATAATGTAGTTTATAAAGTGCATACTATAGTTTTGTTTGATTAAAATATGTTTTATTAAGCTATCATTCAAAACGTTGCTCCAACTGTAATCAAATATATTAAGTTTCATCTGTCGTAAATTATTAGTTTATTGTAATGTGTTTTTACAGTTTTTATATAATTTAATTGTTTACCTGTATATATTACAAAATCAGTAAAAAGAAATATTTTAAGTTTCATCTTTTAATTAATAAAATTTCATTAGAATGATAACGTTTTTGTAAAACAAAAAACTCTGTTGTTAAATATTTAGGTACGTTATAATTAGGAATAACTTGGGTTTTAAGTTTCATCTTTCAAATATAATTAATTTATTATAACGGATTTTGTCAATAATATAATTTAAAGACTCATCATGTTTTACTGTAAAACCTTTGTAAGGTACTATATCTAGTATTTTAAGTTTCATCTTACAAAGATATAAATAATATTTTTAGAAACAACGCATTTTAGTCTATTTCCGAAAATAATTCTTCCATTAACATTTTCTATGTAACCTGAATCTAAATTTATACCTGTTCTATTAAAGTCAAGTTTCATCTGTTATAAGTTCTTAATGCGTTATAACGTTTAAAATAAATTACAGCAATTAATGTACTAGATGTAAATTTAACCCAATTTGTACTTTGAGTATTAAATATTTTAAGTTTCATCTGTAAGTTAAATATAATGAATCAGTTTTAAATGTGGTCCATACATCTTTTTTGATTAACAAGTTAAATGCTAATGTATAATATTCTTTTTTATTATTCTTTGAATCTGGATTTATCTTAAGTTTCATACCCTTCGATGAATTAATAGTTTGTTAGAACGTTTATCTTTACGTTGAACATGAATATCAATAATAAATTCAAGAAAATTAATAGGAAATATAGTTCTTTTAAGTTTCATCTTTGGTAAATTCTTATTTTATTATTCCATGTTTTGTTATGTAGTTTACCAGATAAACCTTTTGTTAGTAAATCAAAACTAGTTGTCTCGTTATAATTTAAATCACTTAAATTTAATATTAGAAGTTTCATCTTTTTAAACTTTTTTACTAAATGACTTTTCTTTCAAAATCGTAGCGTAGAATGGTTCACAGAAACTCTTTAAACTACCATTCCAATGCTGCATGAAACCAATTTCGTCAAATATTCTAATTAAATTACGTGAACCTCTATTTTCTTCATCTAAAGGTAGTTCACAAGCTTCTTTTAAGTTGTGAATATCATTTTTGGTAACAAAAGGTTCCAATAAATTAATTATTTTATAGTTGTTTTCGTATAGTGATATACCTAACTCTTCGTCTTGTCCATTAATACCGTATTTAATGTTATCTAGTACTAATAAAGGTTTCTTTTTGGTTAAAGTGCGTTCATTAATTAATTCCTCAGTTCTTTCAAGTATAAACTTAATATCTATCGCTTGTGTTTTTATCTCAGGAAATAACTTAATTAGTGTGTCTTCACCTAATCCTTTTACACCATATATATTATCACTAGTATCACCACAAAATGTCTTAACAATAGCTAAGTTTTTGTAATAATGTTTGAAAAATAAATGATAATTATCTTTACATATTAAACTCTTTTTAGAAGCTAAATAAACTTTAATTGTATCAGAATATTGTAATAACTGTAATAAATCGACATCACCAGTATAAACAGTGATTTTTTCATCTTCATGGTATTGTTTACAATACACAGAAATTAAATCATCAGCTTCAATTTCATCATGTGCCATTACTTGTCTAATGAATAACTCTTCCAATATATTTTGTAAACATATCTTGGTTCTTAATAAGGATTCTTTGTTTGCTTCCTCTTTACGAATATCTTTTTCATCAAGAATTATTTTGGTAGTAAAAGATTTATGCATCCTGGTTGCTTTATAGTTACCTACTAAGTTGTTTCTTAGTTTACCATTATTCTGACCATCCCAAACAAAAACAATCTTGTTTGCTGCTAATTGTTTAGCCAAGGTTCTTAATGTAATTAAAGATAATAAAACACCAGATATATTTCCAAATTCTGGAGTATAATGATTTCCGTTCACAGCGTGAGAACGTTTATATAATGATGAAGCATCTACTAGTAATGTGTGTCGCATAGGTTATTTGTTAAATGTAAATAATTTATTTGTTTCTGAGAATTCTATCTTAAGTTTACCGTTTAAGAAACTGTTACCAATATGTGTTTCTTTGAAATTCTTGTAAGTTATCTGAATTAATTCAAGTTTCATCTTTTGTAAGTAAGAATAAAGTTGTAACTTTGATGGTGTAAGTCATCCTCTAGTTCATCTAAAGTGAATTTGATGTGTGTATTTTCTGTTATAGTTAATTTCATCTTCTGTATAAAATTAAAGTATTATAAAACTCATAATTAATATCATCTTGTAAATCAGCTAATATAAAAGACATATTGTAAGTCTGTTTTTTAAGTTTCATCTTTTATAAATTATAATTTTATTGCTTCTCTTATCACGAATATCTTCAATTAACTGTAATTCATTGAATGAGAAGAATATATACCAATCACTTATATCAAGTTTCATCTTTTATAAATTATAATTCTATTAAACCTATCATTTTCAAAATCTTCAATAAATTGTAATTCACTAAAAGTGAACATTATATAGAAATTACTAACGTTGAGTTTCATCTTTTAAAGATTGTTAAGTTGTCTTTGGTAAATTATTAATCTGTTATAATATATGATATTAATATCGTCATAAATCTGGCGAACACTGAAGTCAATTAATACAAAAGGTACTATTTTTAGTTTCATCGTACAAAGATAATAATTTTTATTTATAAAACAAGTTTCATCTTTTGTAAATTGATAAAACGTTAATATAATATTCTTTATGTTGTACTGTGTGGTAAATATTTACCTCTGACTGGAAATCAATATTATTAGTGAATCTTACTGAAACGAAACTTGACATATTATTTATGTTAAGTTTCATCTTTTGTAAATTGAAATTTGATTACTATTATTAATAACATCAATTAGTTCTATTTCTAACCATTCAACGTTGAATTTAATTTCTTTGGTTATTTTGTTTATATATAACATCATCTTCGGTATATTACTAATAAATTATGTAACGTTGTTGGTGGATTTCCTAAATCAACTACTCTAAATTTAGGTTGTAAGTAAAATGTGTAATCGTGAATATCTAATTTCATCTCAAATAAATTGTTATTTCGTTTAGAAAAACCGACATGTCTCTTTGTTTATTTTCAACAAGATGTACGTAAGCAGTGGATAAACAAAAATGTTCATAAGTGTATTTAGCTATGTTGTCTATTATTAATTTCATCTTTGGTAAATTGTTATTTCGTTAATAAATCCTCTAAGATTTCTACATTCATCCTGTACAAGATGTTTATAAACTTTGCTGTAACTGAACGGTTTATTTGTATATTTATCTATAATTATTTTCATCTTTTGTAAATTGTTAGTTCATTTAGAAGTAGCTCAAGATATTTATTGTTTGTTTTTAATTTACGAAAAACATTACTTCCGCTGAAATTTATTATTTTATCACTATAAAATAATTTTCTTGTTTCTATTTTAAGTTTCATCTTTGGTAGATTTTTATCGTATTACAATGATATTTTATATTAACAAGGGAGTAGTATTGTTCAGTTAATAACATAACTATAATATTAATTTTGTTATTGGTAAATTTAAAATTTTGAGTTGAATGTATTTTAAGTTTCATGTTCTAAATAAAATAAATACACGATTTATTTCCATAACTGTCGGATTTAAATCAAAGTTAGGGTTAAATATAGTTTGTTGTATATATACAGTTGTTAGGTTAGATATTTTAAGTTTCATCTTTTGTAAGTTGTTAGTTGATTATTGTACCAATCAATTAGTATGCCTTTTGGTCCTTTTAATGTTTTATACAAATCACTATACTTAAAATCTATGTTTGCTTGATTTTTAAATATCTTAAGTTTCATCTTATATAAATCCTTAGTTCTATAAAATCATAATCTTCTCTAGAATTTAAATCAGTTATATCAAATTCAGGTAACTGATAATAATGTATTTTTAATTTCATCTTTTGTTATCTTTTGAATATTGATATATAATTAATAGACTCGATTACATTGACCATTTTTATTTGATGAAAAATTAATCTGTATCTCATCGTTTTATTGAAATTTAAAGCTGTGTTTTTGTTTATACCTAGTTTCATAGATGTTCCCATATTGTTGAACGCAAAGATAGTTTTTATTTTTGAGAAATAAAAATGTCCGTTAATTATTTTAACGAACAAGGGTTTTTAGATTATGTTTTGTTGTTTTAGAAATTCGGTTAACTTTTTTTCGACATCTTCGTTATATCGAATACGAAGTAAGGGTATGTTGTTGGTTAGGCAATATTCGTTTTTGATTTGGTCACGTTGTTTAATAGTGTTGAATGTTTCTTCACCACCGAAATAATTAATAGGTTGAAAGTGTTGTTTACCATCATATTCTATTAAAATATTGTGTTCAGTTAAATAAAAATCAAACGGTAATTCTCTTTTATGAACACATCCAAAAAATTTCTTTTCTATTTCAAAATTTATATTATGTTCAGTTAAAATCTCACTTATCCTAGTTTCACCTTTTGATGCCACACATTTTGAACAGCCACCACTTGCACTTAAATGTGTATTTGCTGAAATTTCAAAATCACCGTGTTCTTCGCATGTAATAATTACTTTATTTTTTGAAAGTGTATAATTAGTTTTACTATAATTATATTTATTACCATGTATTTCTTTAGCTTTTTGAATAAATTCATCGTTTGTTAACCTATTCCCTTCATCTGCGCACATTTTACAACCCCCACCTAGTAGGTGAGTATTTGGAATTTGTTCAAATTCACCATGAACTTTACATTTTATGGTAACTTTTTGTTTATTATGTTTGTAATCTACTAAACTATAGTCGTATTTATCACCATGTATTTTTTTGGCTTTTTCTATAAAACGTTCAGTATTGTTGTAATGTGTATTACATTTTTTACAACCTATTTTTTCATTTAAAAAACTACTTTTTAAAATCATGAAAGGACCATGTTCTTTGCAAATGATTTTAATTTTATCTTTTTTAGTACCATGTACAGTTTCATCGTAAATATATTTATCACCATGAACTTCCATTGCTCTTTTAATAAATTCTTCACCAGTAATTGATAGTTTTTCTCTGGAACAACGTTCACAATCACATAATAGGTGACTTGATGGTGTTGTTTTAAATAACCCGTGTTTATCACATCTTAATTCTATGTGACTTTTCATGTTAATAAAATTTATATTGTCATAATTAAATTTTTCACCATGAACTTCTTTAGCTTTTTGAATAAATTCTTCTTTAGTTATTGTATGATTTGAACATTTTTTACAACCTGTTGAGTTTATATGGTTGGTAGGTCTTTGTTCAAAATATTCACCACATGAATTACATTTTATTTTAATTTTAGTATCAGCGTTTATATATTCGCTTTCACTGTAATCGTATTTATCACCATGTTTTTCTTTAAAAACTTCCTTAAAATTGTCTTTATTAACACTATATTTTGGTCCACAACTTGGACATGTTAAATTTTTACGTATCTTAGATGCTTTATTTAAAGTAAATGGTCCGTGAACTTTACATGTTATAGTAACAGGGTCGTTATTACTGATATATTTGGTGAGTTCGTAAGTATAATTTTCACCATGTATTTTCTTGCATTGTTCAATATACTGTTCGTTGGTTAAGTTTTTAGCGTTCATAAATAAAAGATGAGGAGGTATTGTTAACCTCCTCTGAAAGTAAATAGTTTGTTTTGTAATTAATTCAAGTTAATACCTTGAAGTGGATGTGCTGATAACGCTTGTGACATTATTTCATCTTCATTATATTTTTGTTCAAATTTCTCTTCTTCTTTAACTATTTTTTCATTAAAGATAGAGTTTGGGTCATCTGATTGTATTTCTAACGTATCTTTATCAAAAGTAACATTTTCCCACATCATACCATTACCTGAAATTCTTGATTTACAAATCATGAAATTATTTAGATTATTCTTTTTCATTTCAGGTGTTGCAGCACAACCTAAAACCACTGCCGCTTTTTTACCTAACATAGCTGAACCGTATATATCAGCTAAGGTTAATACAGGCGCAATGTTAGCATTTTTACCTGCTTGGCAAGCTGTGAAAATAGCTATTTGATAATATTCAGCCATATTGTCCATAGCTCTTACAACTAAAGATTGCGAAGTAAATTCGGAATTTGTAGGTATTTCCCAGTCAAGGCAATCGTAATAGTCTAAGTGTAAGGCAGTTACCTTTTTTCCAGTCTTGATTTCGGTATCTTCTATTAACTTTTTTATTTGACTTAACTTACTACCATCAGGCATTCTGGTTATTGTTAAAGTTCCGGTGTTTGGATTTTCTTTAACTATTTTTAGTCTTTTTTGAGCCAATTCTTTGTTAGCAACCAATTGTGATATAGGAATACCAACCAAGTGTGAAAAAATTTTGCGTCTTACATCATCACGTTTACCTTCTAACAAAACAAATAAAATATTTTCACCAGCTTTGTATTGATTAGCCGCTATTACCGACATTAGACTCGTTTTTCCTTGTCCCTGACCACTGAGGCAGACAAAAATTTCACCAAATGAAATTCCGCCATTTGTACCAAACGCATTATCAATAAAATTAATACCTGTTTTAACTGCTCTTCTACTAGTTTCTGAAAACACTTCGTCTTCATTATCGAATATATCAATAGCGTCTTGTTTAACCTTACCAATGTTTGATACTTTTTTAATTCTATCAATAACATCATCTAACAAGTAATCACCAACATTTCCATTATTTAATAAAGATTCTCCATGAACTAAAGCTTTTAGTAATTCTTTTTGTTTGATGAAGTTTAATGATTGGTCTTTGATTAATTGTGTATCATTATTGATTGTGCCATTTTTTCTATCAATAGTAATCTTTCTAATTTGTTGTAATCTTGCAACAATCTCAGCTCTATCTACATCGTTCTGTACCTCAGTATTAACAATGCTGAAAATATTTTCAATATTTGGAGGTAATTGGTATTTATCATAATAATTCTTGATTTGAATCATTATCATCCTTAAACTTTTATCCTCAAAATAATTACTATCAATAGAATGTATTATTTCATCAAAAAACGTATTATTAGTTTTTAGATTAATATTATTAGGTGTTAAAATCTCATTTAATAACTTAACTTGATATAATTGACCAAGTTTACTAAATGTGGGTAAATTGTCTTCAGCGTCATTCAACTGACTCATTTGTTTTTAATTTAAAGGGTTCAACATATTTGGAATTTTAAGCGCGTTTAACGCAGGTTGATTCAAACCTAATACTTTATATCAACTAACTAATATTGTGTCTCTACGGTACATAAAAACACACTTTAAAGATACAATACTAATTAATATAACGGCTATTACTACCAGTCAATTTCTATACAATATTCACCTGCTTTTATCAAACCTTTACTATAGAGGTCATTAATAACCATATCAACGTGAGGATAGAAATTTCTTTGATAGTCAATATCATTACCTTCGATATAGTCAATTTCTAACCAATTTTTGAAACTAACACCACCAAAACCATCAAACGGGTCTTTTTCATTTGGGTCAAACTCACCAGATACGTCTTCATGGTCATAAGGATTAGTTACAGGAACAGTTATATGTTCAGTACCTCTATCTTTGCAACCATCTTGTTGTTGGAATGAATACGGTTTACTATAAGTTTTCTCTACAAGATTATCCCAATCTTGGAGTTTAACCATTTGTATTGTTGTTGTCTTTAACATTTTTTATCAGATTTATTAAAAACCTAAACTACAATATTTCTATTATAGTTTAGGTTTGAATGTTATTTGTACACCTTTAACACCAATAAATTTATATTCAACTAACCAATTTTGTTGGTTGCAAATTTCTTCTAACCAATCAGTAAATTTCTTTAAAGGAAATTTATGCATCATGTTATAAGTTTTATTGGGTTTTATTGAAAGTGTGTTGTCCATATTAATTTATTGATTCTAGTCAATTTTTGAAACAAACACTACAATAACCAACTTAATGATTATTGTAGTGTTTAATAAAGCATTTACTCTTTAGTTACTGTTACTATAATTAAAATAAGTAGTAGTAAATTAGTTGCAATTAATTGGATATCCATAATTTTAGCACTTAACTATATTTACTCAACAACTAAGAAACTACTGAATGGGTGTCTTTCGTAGTTTTTGTGTAGGATTTCAAAATCACGTTTTTTAAGTTGTGATTGAATATCTGTAACAATGTCGCTGAATGTGTCGGTTAAGTTATAACTAAATCTAACATTTGGGTTATAATTTTCAACCATGAAATTTCTTTCAATTACGATGTCTTTAGTTGGGTTACCTTTTTCATCAGTACCTTCGTTATAAAGAACGTATTTGAATTTTTCTTGGTCGTTAATGTAGAAACCTTCATCACTTTTACCGCCTGTTGAAAGTCTAACTGTTTTGTTTTCAGAATCAGGTAATTTTGCAAACTCGGCAGCTTTAATGTAGTTAATTAACTCATTAGTTTTTTTGTTTGAGCCAGCAATCCTTAAATCTTTATCAGGAGTTGAAAGAGTTTGTTTAAACTGACGAATGTAAGTTTTAGCTACATCTTGTAAGTTTATGTTGTTAATAAAGTGTTTAGGAAAGATTCTTTCTGTAATAACTTTATTGTTAAGTAATAATGCAAATTTAAAGTGAGAATTGCTCATTCGGTAGAGATTTATTCGGAATTAGTTTGTTTCTTTGCTTTAGACGTTATTATTTTATTTCTAAAGTAAGAAGAGTAAACAAACAACACAATTTATTATTTTAATGTGTTGTTTGTTTTTGTGGTTTTGTTATTTTAGGTTTTTAATATCTATCGTTGTTTCAATGAACAAATCAGATAAACCTAATTTTTTTAGTTCATTTTTTAGTAATCTAGTTTTTGCTCTTTCTAAAGTATTTTCTGTTAGTAAAGAGAACATAAATACAGTAGTAAAAATACTGTTTAATTCTTTTTGACCTGGTTGATTTGTTGCAAAGAAGAATAAAACTAGTATTAAAAGACCAAATACTGAACATTGCAATATTACATTAGCGTAATAAACAATTTTTGTTACTTTGTTTGACATTACAGATTAAGCTTTAAAAGGTTTCTTGCCTGCTTTACCTTTCTCTTTTTGGTCTTTAGCTTCGTCAGCTTTTTGTTGAATTAATGTTCTAACCAATTCTTTAGCTCTACTAAGTTTTTTGTCATACTTAGATTGAAGACCTGAGAATGTTGTGTAATCTGGTGTTGCTTTTGAAACAATTTCTTTGTCTTGGTCGAATCCAACGTAAGCTAAAGCTTCTTCAATGATATCTCTTGCTTCATCATCTAATTTGTCAAAAAGGTCTTCGTTGACAAAAATTAAGAATTCGATTTCATTTAGGTATTCAATTACACCATTTGCTTTTGCAGGTGAATAAATATCCTTTTGTTTTTCGTTGTTAAGTAACTTTATTTTAATAAAGTCTGGGAGTGAGGTTTGTTTGTTTCTGATTTCGTTAAATCTTTCTTGTAATTCATCAGATACTTCTGTAAACTTAGCCATTTAGTTTATTGGTTAAGAGGTTAAACATTTATTTAAATTGATAATGCAAACTTAGTAATAAAAAATGATAAAACCAAACAATTATTTAACATATTTTCTTGTTAAAGTGTGTTTTTCTTTTAACTGTTTGGTTTTTAGTTGTAAAATTTTAAAAATATTTTGTTTTTATTTACTATCACTAATAATATCATCAACATCTTGTAAATTTGATGTTTTGTTTATTTTTATTACCTTATCTAGTACACTATATTCTTGTCTTTCTACATTTATGTAATTATTTATTCTTGGTTTTTCATTTATATTTATTAGTAGGTCATCTTTTTTATATAAAAAGTTATCATTATAATTATTTGTTGTGGAACCTGTGTAAATATAAGTTGTTGTGTTTGTTATTAGATTTGTTGTATAAATAATATCATTTAAATTATAAACAACTTGTGTATATTCTAAAGTAGTTGGGTTTCTTGTTAAATTGATAACACCATTTACACCTATTTGGTATGGATTTGTCTGGTCATACGTTCTAATTTCATCTAACATAGATTCGGTTGAACCTGTAATGAATATATTATTTTTATTTGTTGTGTTTGGATTATTATTTTCTATTTCATCATTTACTCCGGATAATTTAAATGATTCAGTTAGTAATATATCAATATTGTATTCGGTTGAACCTGAGTTATATAGTATTTTTTTGGTTATTGTTTGCATAATTGTACTATTTATAATAAATATTAGAAAATAACTAATATTTTGATTATTTAAACAAATATTAATATGGCAAGACCTATAAAAAAACAAAATAATTTTACTACTGGGTATGATTCAGTTTTAGGTGAGTTGGGTAATTTAGCGAAAGAACTTAATGATTTTAAAATGAAAGCATTAAGGGATTATAATGAAGTAAGAGCTTTGGCTGGTAAGGATGATTTAGCTGATAAAATTCAGATTGAAAATATACGTGCTAACTGTATGAAAAGCTTCCAGGAATTCTTTAAATTAAGGGTTGATGTTCTTAAAATTCATGCAGCTGTTGCGATGAAAGCTAATGCAAAAAGTAAAGAAGTTGAAGATGCTGCTAGTTTAGGTACTGGTGAAAAGGAGTCGATGATGGATTTGATGGAAAAACTTAAGAAAGATATATCAGATTCTAGATTGAAAAATTAAACAATAAAACCTCTCTTAATTAATTTTAGGAGAGGTTTTCATTTTAACAAGGTAATTCATTTATTTTTATTATCCAACCACTTGGAATGTTTATCATAGCTAATACATTTTTAAAATATTCATCTTTTGGTGGTACGGTTATGTTGTCTTTCTCAGGTGATAACATTTTTAACAAAATAAGTTCATTGTAACACGCTTCAATATATTTGTTGTAAATGTTTAAAACCATGTTACTCGTTTTAGGTATTAAATTTTGTATTTCATAACTAGCGTTTATTCTAACTTTTTCAGCTAACTGAATGTATCTTGATTCTTCTTCAGTAAATGTTGTTAAGATAATAGTATTTCCTAAGACAGATTTGTTATGTTGTCTAATTTTATCAATAACGTCAACGTTTTCAAATCCGAAATAAGGGTCGTCTATGATTAAATCATTTATTCTGTAACCTATTAAATTACTATTGAATGATTTAATTTTTCTATCTATCAAATGACTATGTTTTTTATTAAAAGATTTTGATTCAAAAATTTTTGGTTTTATGTTTTAAACTTGGTATAAAGTTTGCAACATTTTTATTTAAAAGCTCAATGGCTCTGGTGGTTTTTCCAGAACCTCTTGGTGAAGAATAGACGTAAATCATGTTAAAAATTTTTATAAAATTAGTTTAGTTTATTCCATTTCAAAAATATATTCTTCATTTTCATTCCATGTAAAATTTATTTTATTTTTATAATCATGTATACATATTGAGGTTTCATTAGGAAAAATTGTTAATACACCTGAAAAACCGATTAGATTAAAATTTAGTAAATCTGTTCTATTGTTCATTATTTCTACAGTTTTTTCACATATTTTGGTAATTTTAACATATTGTCCGTTTTTAAATTTTTTATTTTTTAAATCAGATAACATATTTTCTTTTATTTTAGAAACATTTTCAGTTCTTATAATATAATCTCGATTGTTATATGTTTGATTTTTTAATTTATTTAAAAATACTGTACTATCTATTTTATTATCAATTTGTATTTCAGATATTATTTTTATGATTTCATCTAAATGGTAAGCCATAATTAATTTATTTTTCACTAGTATAATAAAATTAATTAACATTTCCAAATTATTTCATTTATTTTTACATTATTTATAAAAAAGTATTATAATATGGACATATCCGACCACATGTTAAGAGGTTCTGGGAAACCAAACAAAAGAGACGGTTTAAAAACCAAGACAATACATATTGCTGAGGTTATTGATAATAATGACCCAACGGATAGTTATAGGGTTAAATGTAAAATACCTGGGTTAGATGATACCGTTTCATCTAGTGATAATCGTTTGTGGTGTAATTTTTTTGGTTATAAAGGTTCTAGTGTAATTCCTAAGATAGGTGAATCTGTTTATGTTATTCTTGGTGATGTTTCATATCCTTTGGAATTTAGATTTTGGTCAGGACCTGTTATTGGTGATTTACAGAATATGGAATTTGATTCTTATGTTAGTTCTTTGAATAATCAAACAGGTGCTGTACTTGAAAGTAACAAACCTCTTTCAACTGTACCTAATTCAGATAAAACATTTCCTGTTACAAATAATGATGATTTAAATGATTCTAAATTATTAGGAAGGTATGGTTCTGATTTATTATTACCTAGGAATAAATTTAGATTAAGAGCAAATAAAAATAATTCTGATTTAAGTATTAATAATATTAACCCTGTCATAGTTGAAGGGGGTATCAATAAAGATTCTGATACTTCTTATCACGCTATTATGAGCGATATGTTGGTTTTATTATCAAGAGCTGAAGGTTCTGCTAAATTAACAGGTAATAATCATGAAATAACTGAAGATGATATTCAAAATATAAAACAAAACGGTTTTACAACACTTAGAGCTGAACCAACTGTTGAGTTATTAAAATTAATGATTAGGTTTATGTTTGAACATATGCATCCTTACGGAGGAAAGGAACCTTTGTTGAATTTAGATTTACCTAAAAGTATTGCAAACTTTGATTTTGAAACAATTAAAAATAAAGGTATTAAGATTAATTAATTTAAAAACACACTCAGTGATTATTCTATTTGGTAGATAAATTATAATTGTTTGCAACCAACTATAAACTAATTTGAGTGTGTTTGTTTTTTAACCGAATTTATTACATTTTTTACAATAACATGTTTGGTCAAACGGGTCTGCTGTCATTACCCATTGATGTTCACATTCAGTTTTTGTATTATCTATAAACTCATCAACTGTTGGTCCAACTTTATCATATTCTTGTGACTTATTCCAATCTTCAAGAATTTGCTCTTTCGATGTTGTTCTGAAATATTCTTTCAGTTCTTCTAGAAAGTTTTGGTTGTTATTTTCCATTTTGTTCTTTAAATTTTTTAATTGATAAAACCAATGCTGATAAAGGTGTTAAACTTGTATTGTAACATTCTTTATTAATATAACCATAATACTGAAAATCCTCACCTCGAATAATTTGAATATCATGGTTTAGTTGAAATTGTAATATTTCATCTAAATCAAACAATTCTTTGGTTAATTTATTTTCTTCTTGAAAGTAATTAAATTCCATTATTACCAACATTTAACTTTTCAACTTTAATAATATACTCTTCAAGCAAACTTGTATTCTTTGAAATATAGAACCTTTCAACACCTGTTGAATCTTTGTTTTTAAATGCTTCTACAGTCTTTTCTTCACCATTATACAAAGTAGTTACTAAATATTGGTTATCTGGGTTATATCTAGCATTAAATAATAAACAATCTTCGTTATTTTCCTCTAGACCTTTTTCCATTCGATAATTTCTACTTATCCAACCAAATAAATTAATTCTTTGTTCAGGTGTTAATTGATTATAATAGCTATCAATAACTTTCTGAAAGAACATAGCTCTGGCGATAGGTACAGGAGGTATGCATGTTTCAACTAAGAAACTAAACTCAAAGAAATCTATAATGAACCCTTCTGGTTTTGTTGTTTTGTTTTTTTTCATTACTTTAAATCTTATCTACTTTCCAACCGAATTGTGCAACAAAGTTTGAAGCTAGTCTTAATCTATTTTCTTTATTATTTCTAAGATATGATTTTCCAAACAAATGAAATGTTTTTTTCTTTGTTTTAAAATAATCACCTAACCAGTTAATAAATTCTGATTCTTGTTCCTTGGTCCAAGTATGTGACCAATACCAATTATCAGCTTTAACAAACTCTCTAATATTATCAGTTGGTGCTGATACACTTTTAAACATTTCTGGTAAAATATCTTCGTATAGATATTTATCAATTAATTCTTGTCTGTTTAACATATTTTATAAACTTTTAATAAATGATTCGGTTTCTCTAACTAAACTAACAAAGTCTGATGATTCTATCTTTTGATAACCAGTTGAATTTCCGTTTTTGAAACGTATACTTGCTGTATATTCTATCTCATTTTCTGTAAAAAGTTTTCTACCTATAGTAAATTCAATCTTATCAACTTTATCTGATTTAAACGGATTACTATAACTAGAAATAAATTTCTTTTCTTCTTCTGAATTATTAAATATATTTAACATTATATTGTTTTATTTAAGTTATTATTTAAAATCTTAAACGTTTTTAAGTATAAAAGGTTGCAATATTTAACACTTTTACATTAAAGACAATACAAATCTAGTTGTTTTAAACTAATAAAACAAATTTTTACTAAACAATTTTTACATAAATTGTCAAAATGAGAACCTACTATTTAAGGGAACTAAACAGTTTCCAATAAAGAAGAAAACAAATTAAAACTGTTGCAGGTAATGTTGTTAGAAAACTTAATCATTGATGAGTTATTCTTGGTTGAATAGAATACTTTACCATACTTAGAAACAAGTTTATTAGTTTGTAAATCATCCAACATGTAACCATCATCATTAAAAGAGTATTCTTGAATTTTATCTTTTTCAATAAGATTTAATTCTTTTAATCTTTTAATAATTTTAGAACCTTTAGATTTAGATTTAAAACCAACACATTTAGCAACACCTTCTCTACTTAAAGTAAAGAAAGGGTTTCTATTTGATTTAATAAATTCTTTTGAATCTTCAATTTTGTCTTTATTCACAAAGCCTGATAATAAATTATACACGGTTCGTTTGTCTTCATGTATATAAAAATCAAGATTCTTTTCAATGTCTTTACGAGCAATTGAATATCTTTTTTTATTATACGAAGTTATTCCCTTATATTTTTCGGTAATCTTATTATCTAGTACCTTCTGAATTAATTTATCAACATACTTTTCTCTTTGCTGTTCAATACTATTATTGATACAGTAAGCGTATAATATGTTTTTAAACTTATCCTTTTCATGTTTTACATTTTTATCAAAAATTACATTATTATCCCAATATTTTATATTATGAAAATCTCTTACAAGATTTTGTTTATTATATTTATTTACAATTAAATTTGGATTAACTAAAAAATTATTATCAAATATTAATTTATCTTGCATCGTACCAACATTAATAATGTTTTCATCAACAAGACCATCAAAATAATATTCGTTATCTAAAACAACGTTGTCAGTGATAATTAAATTATCTTTTCTGATTCTTAATGTTTCAAACATAACCTTATCAGTATCTTTTCCGTTTTTATTATTATAACCGAAAGAATCAATAAGATTATATTTTGAATTTAAAAATAAATTACCATTCTCTATCCTAACTAAACCTTTTTCTTTAAGAAGTTGAATCCTTCTTCTTATTGTAGCTTCTGAATAACCTGTCTTTCCACATAAAAACGCATATTTCTTCCTGTACCCTTTTATGGCACCACAATTTGTTAATGATTTAAGCTGAAGAAAGAATTCTACTATTGTAAACTGTTCTTTTTCAGACATTAAACCTAACAAAACTTTTGGAAACGATATGTAAGTCTTTTGTTTTTTGATAATTTCTTGGTAATTTATGTTCAAACTTAATAAAATTTATTGAATTATGCAAATAAAAGAAGAAAATTAATCTTGTATCATTTCAAAAAAATTAATATCTAATTTATATAAAAAATAATTATCACTACTACTTACTTCTAAATTATAATAATTTATTTTAGTATTATGTGAACCTTGATGTATTAAAAAATTATTTGGTAAATCTATTTTAACATCTAATTTAAAACTCACAGGCATGTATAAATATTTACCGTTACTGTAATACAGACATAAATCACTCAATTCAAAAACTTCATGTTTATCTAGTTGTTCATCTAAAATATAATTCATATTCTATTTCTTTTAAATATATAGTTTATTATAAACTTTTATAATAACAAGCTTCCAAAATACCAATTAATTTAATTTTTAGGTTAATCTATTTATTAAAAATACAATTCAAGTGGTAAAGAAAGTTAAAGTTTTTGGTTCAGGTTCAGAAGTTGCTAACAGCAATATTTCTATATTCAATAGTTATCAAACTAATCCAAGTACGATAACAAACATAGGTTCCTTTTTAATTAATACAAATAATAGTTCAAGAGTTATTAATAATACAAAAAAATTAACTAATTTCTCTTCTAACATAACTATTGATTCGTTAAAATTAAACCAAGACCAAATAACTTCTATTATTAACAAAACAACACATTATAGTTTCAATATTGATAAGACAAATCTTTTAAGTTATGCTAAATATGGTAGTTTATTTGAAAGATTTAAAGCTGCGGTCAATAATATCATAACAACATTTCCTGGTTCTTTATATGTTAATGGTTTAATTGATGATTTTACATCATACAATACTGTTAATAATTATGTTTATGATTCAACAACAAACATAGGGTCATTTAATGTTAATATGTTATCTGTTAAGAATAAATTTAATTTAAACATAAACAATTCTTCTTTAAATAATGACCCAAGTAATCATGAATTAAAAAACTTACCTGTTTCATATTCTGACTATGTTTTATTTGTTAATAATACAGAATATGATGTATTAGGTTTTACTGGTTTAACATCAACAAATAACACTACTTTATATTTTAAAGTTAAAGGTAACCCATTTACAGGTTCTACATCAAGTTTATCGTATCACATTAAACCTAATCAAAACAAATATACGTTATTCTATAGTAACTTAGATTTCTTTGAACAGTATTTACTTAATAAAGATATTACACCAATATACACAGTAAATTTTAGAATACCTATATTAGATGAAGATAATGATACAATAATTTATAACAATAAAACACTTACTTGGACCACAACTGATGGATACAATATAGATATTGATAATATTTCTTTTGAAAATTACTATAGTGATTTTATTGAAATTTGCAATATTTTTGATTTAGTTAAATCTGATTTAATTAATAGAATGTTAATGACTCAATCTGTTATTATAACTGATAACAGCGAAAGTAATAAATCTGTTCAAATTAGTAGAATATTAGGTAGAGAGATTGATGAAATTAAAAGATATGTTGATGGTTTGCAATTTGTAAACACATTAAGTTATGATAAAATTGACAATACAAGTGATGTTTTAATAAAATCAATGGCAAATACATTAGGATTCCAACATTTTAATTTTGTTGAATTAGACAATGTATTTGAATCAATGTTTACACCCTCAGTTGCTAATGTTACAGGTTCAACAAATAACGGAAAGACACCTTCTGAGTTAGATATTGAATTATGGCGAAATATTTTAATCAATACAAATTATTTATTTAAATCAAAAGGTACAAGAAAAGGTATTGAAGGTATATTTTCTATTTTAGGTTTACCTGATGCTTTTATTGAAATAAATGAACATGTTTATACAGTTGATGGTGTTATCGACCCTAACAATGTTGATTTAACAGTTATTTACCCGTTAAATGAAACATTAACTACATTACCATACGATAATAATGGTTACCCTGTTGCTGGTAATGAAATTGATAGTTATTGGTTCCAAATGAACGGTAATGAAGATAGAGGACAAGCTTACTTAGATGTTTATAGAAAATTAGGTTTTAATATTACAAAACAAATTGATAATAAAAAATCTTGGGTTTATAGTACAGGGCAAACCAGACATACTGATTCGTTTTCACCTACAGCTGTTGATTATTTAATTAATGAAAGTAAATTAGTACTTAATACTAAAGAAATTTCTGTTTATTTAGACCCTATTCAAGCTATCGAAAATGATGTGTATAATTATAATAAAACATATAATTTTCCAATAAGTTCAACAGGTAGAACATATCCTTATCCTAATAGAAGTAATACATCTTTTAGTGTAACAGGTTTAACCTTTAACCAATATGTGTCTGAAAGTTATATTAATTTTATTAACGTACAAAATAGAAAAACAATAACATCAGCGAATGGTATCAACTATCCTTCATTATACAAATTATATGAAGATTATTTATTAGTTACAAATTCAAATAAATATACACTTGAAAAAATATACACATTTATTGATAAATTTCAAAATTTATATCAAAAATTAATAACCCAATTATTAAGTGCTACTGTAATTGTTGGTGAAGATGGTATTAAAATAAAAAATTTAATTTACACTGAACAAAAGTTTGATTACAAAAATGGTATAGATGTTGGTAGTGAATTTAAAAATGAACAACCTAAAGATTTAAATGCTGATTTAAATTCAGTTACAACTATTTCAGGTTTTTATACTAAACCTATAACAAACAATACTTATTTATTTCAATCTTATGGTAATGGTTCATATAACGGTTCAAACAGTAGTAACGGTGTGATAAATTCAAACACTAATAATCTATCAGGTTTTATAAAACCACATCAACATTTTAGTTCATTTATTGTTGATTTAGATATACCTACTTTAGATATAAGTGGTGCGACTAAAATAGGTTCAATAGGTACAAATAATAGTGTGTATTATTACGATAACTCAACCGGACATACATTACAATATACAGTTACTGATAATCTCCCAGTTTTACAAAATAGTGGAAATACTTTTAATTATGAAATATATAGTTTAGATAAAACTATAACAGGTTTTACTAATTTAGAAATTGTAGTAAATACCGACTATAAATCTTTTACTGGTTCTAGTGTATTTACAGACACTCTAGAGAAGACTTTATTATCAGGTGATACTGAGTATATAATTAAACCTTACTTTGAATATAGAACGAATTTATTAACTGGTGAAACAATAAACTTTAGTAGTGTGTTAGATTCATACAACTTAGATAGTATTTTAAAATACCCTTTACAAAAAGCTTATTATAATTACTACTTTGATAATAGTAAATATTATTCTTATACAGGTCAAACATATTCAACCAAATCAAATGGTGTTTATGATTTACCTTATTATAATTATAATAATGATAGTGATTGGTATTTTTTATCAGTTAAAAATCCAGATAAACCTGTTATATTAACAACTAGTACATCAGATACAACTCAACAACCTTTAGGTAATTTATATACTGAAAATATAGTACCAGACAACACAGACACATTTGTTTTATCTTATCAACCAGCAGGTGATATCAAAGTTTCTGTTAATGGTAGTACTTTACAAAAAAATACCGAATATAGTGGTGTAACATCATTACCAGCGGCTTTAGCTAATATTACATTTAAATTATTAGTTCCATTTAACAGTAGTACTGATTTATTAACTGTTACTTATGTTATTAATAGTGCTAAAAATAGTTTAATAACTGAAAATGAATTTGTTAATTATATGATTCCAACAGGCACAACTAGAGGTTTAGATGGTAGAGTATTTTATGATACAACAAATAATTATTATAGTTACATAATGGATATAAACAGTTTTGATGGTACTAGTAATAATTTATTAGTAACATATAATGGTAATACACTAACACCTAATCAAGATTATAGTTTATCTAACATTGTAAAAAACAAAATAAAACTTCATAATATATTAGTTGAAAGTGGTGATACTATAACAGTTAGTTATCCAACTCAAAACCAATCTATTATTTCAATGTCAAGTACATCTCAAGTAATAAATTGGGATACTAACAATGTAATTCCAATAAATGAAACAGGATATTTTAATCTAGAGTTATCAACTGATACTGTATTTAATACTATTACATGTGTTTCAAATAATATTAATTATGTAGTAGGGCAAAATGTATTTAGCGAAACAATTGACTTAACAATAGCACCTTACAATGTTTTAACATATAATACAACCTATTATGGAAGAATCAAAAGTACTAGGTTATATTCAACAGTAAACGGTGACATTATACCTGTAACAATTTATAGTGATAAATTTACAATAAAAACAACTTCTTAAAAAATAAAAATAGATAAATATTTGGATTAAAAAAAATTAATTATTAAGTTTGTTTAAAATATAAAACAAATGATGTTATTAGGATTTATTTGTGGGATTCCACTAGCAATGTTAGCGTTTAAAATAGGTGAAAGTGATGGTAATGTAGTTTATCAAATTATAGAAGATGCTGCTAAAAGAAATGCTAAAAATTAACAAACTAAACCTTACTTATTAATTTAAGTAAGGTTTTTTATTTTTTAAAATATATTTGTTATTTATTGTTTAAATACGTACTTTTGTATCTCACAATTTAAACAAAGTAATTAATGTTAAAATCATTAAAAATTACAGATAATTTCTTCTTAAATGAAAGAATTATCAAACAAAAAGACGAAACTGTAGTAGTTTCAAAACCTGTACCTGTAAACTTCATTGTTAATATTGATGTTTCAGGTTCAATGAGTTGGGAATTAAATGAGATTCGCAAACAGCTTAAAAACAAATTACCTAACCTTATTAAAGAAGGTGATACAGTATCAATTATTTGGTTCTCAGGTAATAGAGATGCAGGTATTTTGAAAGAAGAAGTTGAAATTAAGTCTTTAACTAATTTAAAAGACCTAAATGATGCGATTGATAGATTCTTAAAACCTGTAGGTTTAACAGCATTCGCTAAACCTTTAGAATTAACTAAAGAAGTAATTAGTAGAATTAAGAAAAATAGACCTAACAGTATATTTTCTTTATTATTCTTGACAGATGGTTATAATAATGATTGTTCTTGGTCAGACGTTACCAAACATTTATCAACTTTAACAACTGATTTAAGTTCATCTACATTTATTGAATACGGCTTGTATGCTGATTCAAAAAGATTAACTGAAATGGCTGAAGCTTTGGGTGGTGAAAAAATTTCAGCATCTAATTTTGAAGATTATGATGTTATTTTTGCTGATAAAATTAGTAAAAACTTAACTTCAACTAAAAAAGTAACAATTGATATTGTAGATAATAAACATAATTTTGTTTTCTCTGTTTCAGATGATAATGAAGTTTTAGTATATGGTGTTAATAATGGTCAAATCTTAATTAATGATAACATTGAGAAAATTTATTATTTCAGTGAACTAGCTTTATCTGATAATGAACTAACTTTTACTTCAGAAACTAACAAAGACTTAGCTAAAGTACTTTATTCAGCTATCTATGTTTTATCTGATAGAACATTAAATAATGATGTAGAATTAATCTATTCAGTACTTGGTGATAAATATACATTTGATTTGTTTAATAATTCTTTTGGTAAACAGAAGTTAAATCAATACAAACAATATATTAAAGACTGTGTTTCTGATGAAACAAAACGATTTGTTAAAGGTAGAATTGAAGATTTAGTTTTAGATGAAAATACATACTGTTTCTTAGATTTAATTAATGACTTATCTGCCGAAGGTAATTTATTTTATCCAAATCATGAGGATTTCAATTATAAACGTATCGGTGCGAAAAAAGTTTCATCAGCGAATAAAATATCTAAAGAATTAGCAGAAAAGATAGCTCAGTGTGATGATTTAAACCAACTCCAACTGTTAGTTCAAGAAGAATTAGATTCTATTCCAGGTGAACTTAAATTCATCAACAGTGAACCAAACAAAGGTTATAAATTATCTGATTTGGTCTACAATGAAAGCAGATGTAACTTATCTGTTAGGGTTAAATTCGAGGGTTATGTAGATTTACCAACTAACCAATTTGGCATCCAAAGAATTAATACATTCATTTATAGAACATTTACTTTAGTAAAAGATGGCATTTTAAACATAACTAAATTACCTGTAACATTAACTACTGAAACAGTAAGTAAAGTCGGTTTATTTGTTAATTTAAAAAATGTAACTGAAGATATTATTACTATTGATTTCAGTTCACTACCGATTATTAACCGTAGTATGGTTAAATCAATCTCAGCAACTGATTTAGCAAAACAAGAATGGTCTCTATTAAAACTTCAAGCTAATAAAAAGGTTTATGACCATTTTGATAAAACATTATTTCCTAAAGTTTCAAAAGGATTTATTGACACTTACGGTAAAGAAGCTGAAGAATATTTAAAATCAATAGGTATCACAGATTTTAACGGCTTTGCACCTAAAACAACTAATGCTGAAAGTACAGATTTTTACATGTCAGTGTTATTAGAAACTAAAGTTGCAGGATACTCTAGTTTACCTAAAGTTACTGATGTGATTTCTAAGATTGAAAAAGGTGCAACTTTAAAACCAACAGAATTATTAATGGCTGACGCTGTAAACGATTATAATAACCAGATAACATCTGAATTATATTTATCTCAAGACGTAGAAGTTCAAAAATCAATTCTTGAAAAATGGTTAAAGAAAGTTAAAACTGATTTTATAACTGAAAAAAGAAGAGTTATAAACGAAATAGCTAAAATCAAGTTTGGTTTAATCTTATCTAAAGGTTGGTTCAAAGAATTCAGTTCATTTGATGAAAATACTTTAGAACTTGAACTAGATGATAAAAAAGTTAAATTTACCTTCGATTTAAAAGAAGAACAAGTAAATATCTAAATTAAAATAAACCTCTCTTATTAAATTAGGAGAGGTTTTAATATAAATGATGTTATTATGAAATTAGACTTTATATTTAGAAATGAAAAAATTTGTTCAGATTTTTTTCGTTCAGTTCTTTTTAAACTAAACTATCCAAAAGTGACTTATACTTGTATTTATAGTTATTACAAATCTGATGAAATAACTGAAAATAATATGAAAAATAATCAAATTTATATATTTTCAAGATGAAATTACAAATAGCTAATTCTGAACTAAAAATCGAAAGATTTCAACTAACCAAACAAGAATCTAGACAAACTTATTCTTACTTACATTTTAGTAAAGATATCAATCAAATGACTTTATTAATTAATAATCACTTACATATATTTACAAGATGAGATTAAGAATACATCTCAGCGAACAACCTATTTGTTCAGACATTTATAAATCAGAAATTTCTGGGAATTTTTGCATATTAACTAAACATAAAATTAGTGGTAGTGAAATCATCAACTTTATTATCATTGGAAATTTACACACATTCAACTGATTCTAAAAACCACCTAATCCTTGTAAGATAGCTAGATAACTTCTAGCTTTTTCTTTTATCATCGAAATAATAATTGGAGTTAACTTCTTTTTAATTATTTTAGTTAAGTAGTTATATATCAATTCAGTAACTTTCTTTTTCAAAGTTTTAATAATACAAAGTAAAACAAAACTATTTTGTTTCATTATATCTTGAAAGTTTGTAGGTTGTGTTGAAACTGATACACCTTTTATATACGAATCAAGTATATTATTAATCATTAAATATTGTGGTGATGTAATTGCATTTTTTATAATAATAAAACTTAAAGCTTTAATAATATCGTTATTTAGTTTATTATCTACCCCTTGTTTATTACCTGTACTTGACTGTAAAGATTGGTCCTTCTTTAAGAACTTTTCCATTTTAGATTTTGTTGCATCAACAGTATATTTAACATTCAAATCATTTGAAACAATATTACCATTAACTCTACTATTCAAAGACAATAAAGGGTCCTGAGAATTTAAAATATCAGAAACATCTTTATCAGTTAAAAACACATTAAGTTCAGTACAATCAAAATCAAAAGAAGTACCATAAGTTTTTTTATCAATTGAATTTTGCAAATTAGACATATCCTGAGTAGACAATGTAAAAACTGTATCATTAACATCATCTGAATTAATAATATTAGTTAATTGCTTATTAAATGTTTCTTTAGCTAATATTTTATTACTACTCTCATTCCCTATATTATACAAAGAACCAAACAATAAGTTTATTATCTCAGAATAAATAATATTACCATCTATAAAATCAGTACCATCAATTATTTTATTAACTAATTCAAATTTAGTAATTGTATTAGATGTTGATTTTAAACTTATCTTACCGGTAGCATCAAAAGTGTAACTATACAAACTATCTGAATATGTGTTTTTATCCAAAACATTAGATAAACCATTATAAATTTGACCACCTATTTTTAAATTATAATTATGTACAATATTAGTTGAACCTCTAACTTTCAAATTACCAAAAGGGTCAATCTGCTGCATCGTCATTGATATATCTTGTGGTTTGTTCGTTAAATTAATAGCACCAAGTGATTGTTGTGTATTTACTGATATGTTAGTATTAACACCTAAATTACCTGTTGAGTTATTTAAATTAGATACCTGACTATTAACACTACTGGTAACATTTGACGTTGCAATACTAACTGCACTAGATAAATTAGACTGACTTGAACTTATTTGAGAACCTACTTGACTAGAAACATCACCAATAGCACCCAAAACCGAAGCCTGTGATTTTAACAGTTGTTTAATTAAATTATTAAATTCAAGTGTTGATGTAGTAATTATTTTTTTAACCAATAATTGAACTTCATTTACAGATGTCAATGTGGTTAATAATTGTATTAAAAAGGGTATTATATCTTTTGTATTTGTATCATTTGGTAAATTAAACCTATTTAACAAATCATCTAATTTATTTATTGTTGATAAACTATCACTCAATGAGTTGATAGATGTAACTGAATCAAAAATAGCTTTTTTATCACTTGTGATAGACATAATACTGTGTTTTTAATAAATAGGGTTATAAATATTTTAAAAATAAATAAAATAATGTTTGGTTTTAATAAATTAATTTGTATATTGCAACTACTAAACAGAAATTTTTATGTTCATTGATTTTAAACAACTAGCTACTAAATGTGGTGAATATTGCGAACTAGACCCAACTGGAAATGTTGCTGAAACACTAAATGAATGTGTTCAATATCTTTTATTAAGTTCTGAATCCGAATTTAACGATGAAACATTAGATGATGATGAATTACCTTTAAATACAGTTTTTATTAAAAATACACTTATCAGAGAAAAAGTATTGGTTTTTGGTAATAACACACCTGTTTCACCTGTTAATAAAAAAGCTCCAACCGCTAAGAAGAAAGCTTAAAAACTAATTTTTTTAATTTAGATTTAACCATAATGGCTAAACGCAAACCAACACCTTCTTATATTAGAGAAGAACAGGATAATTTAATAACAACATCTAAAGATAAAAGGTTTAAAGAACCGACAGCTAGAGATATTATATCAATTGACGATATACTCAAAACCCCAATTACACTTTCTACGGAACAAGAACAACTTATTAGATTAGTTGATAAATCCATAGTGACTGTTTCGGAGGGTGGTCCTGGTTCGGGAAAATCCTTTACTGCGATATATATAGCACTATTAAAATTAGCCAAAGGTGAAGTTGAAAGAATAATTTTATCTAAACCATTAGTACAAAGTGCATCGGATGAAATTGGTTTCCTAAAAGGAACACTAGACGAAAAAGTAAAACCTTTTTTGGAGTCATATTTTGATATTTTTGAAACTTTTCTAACCAAACAACAAATTGAATCTTTAATAAAATCAGGATTTATTAAATTTGAACAAATTTCGTTTTTACGTGGAAGAACATTTAAGAACGCAATGATAATTTTAGACGAGGGACAATCAGCCCGAATTGACGGTTTATTTTTAATTTCATCGAGGGTAGGTTTAGGTTCAAAATTATTAATTTTGGGTGATAGATTCCAAGCAGATATCAAACCTTCTGAGCAGAAATTTACAGATTTTATTTCTATTCTTGAAAAGATTCCAGAAGCTAGTGTTTTTAAATTTTCAGATTCACATAACTATAGAAACCCTTTCCTTATAGAGTTAACTAGATTATATAATGAGTACATGGAAAAACAATTAGAGCCAAAAACAAAAAAACTACTTTTGAAATCATGATTTTAATTAACCCAGCATACATAAGTTCTATTGAAATTACCCAACCTTTTTTACTTAGTGAATTAGAATTTATTAATGGTGTGTACCATAAAGTATACGAAAATGAAATTGGACAAATAATTAAAAAACCGTTATATCATTTAGACATTGATAATATAATAAAAGGCACTATTACTGAAGATGAAAAAGTTTACGGCAAACCTAAAGTGATTATTTATTATAATAATGATAAATATATAACTGTTGATGGTTTTAAAACAAAAAATGAGTTTGATAATTATTTGGAAAAACTAAAACAACATACCACTAATTTTTTATCAGTTATTTAAAAAATAATCAACAAATTATTTGGTTATATAAAAACTTTTTATTAGATTGCAACATAGTAATTCAGAGAAACAAATGGCAAAGGTAGTAACAATTTTTATAGATGATATTTTAAGGAATTTTTCTGGTGCGTTCAAAGAATGTTACAATGAGCAATACCCAAAAAATACTTTTTCAACTTTTGATATTTTTAATCTTAATAATTTTTTTCAGTCAAGTGAAGTTTTTAATGATTTTTTTAGCTTAAATTTTTTTACAATCCTTAGCGCATCCGAGACTAAATATCAAGGGTGCGTTAATGATTATTCTAACACAAAACATCTACTTAACTCAGAAGGATATAAAATTAGATTAGTATCAACAGTTAGTGACACTAGACATATTTTTGCAAACTACTTCTTCTTATCTAAAAACTTTATTTCAGGTGATGAAGTTGTAATGTTGCAACCAGAAGAAGATATTAGAACAGCTTACAACCAAAATTATATAGTTACAACAAATTATAATTTAATAGGTGACAATGTTATTTTGCTTGAAACTGAATATAACATAGAACATGCACATAAATTTAAACATGTTATTAAAAAAGTTTCAGATATACCTAAAATAGTTTTTAAAGATAGTGAAAATAATGAATAACATAGATAATTTTATAAATATTCTTGAACAAACAAAAAAAGATTGTTTAAGTATTAGTAATGAATTAATCAAAGCTGATTATTTAATTCAACTAGACAATATTGAAGTATGTGATGAAAATATTAATTCATATAACACATACTTTAAAGACAAAGTTAGTTATTTTGGTACACAATTTAATGGAAAAACAATTCCTTATTTTTGTTATATCAATAACACCGAATTTACACAGATTTTAACTATTGAAGATATTAATAAACTAGAACCTAATATTGAAATAGAAAAAGTTTATATTGAAGAATTAGAGTTTGCTTTTAATAAATTAACATTGTAATGAAACTTAAAATAACATATTACGATAGACAATATTCTTTAATATTAACTTGTACAGTAGATACCAGCAATAAACTTGAACTAAAGTACAACAAAAACAGACTTTTTATCTTTAATAGATAAAACTTTAAACTAAAAACAATAATCAATTTTTAATATGACTGATAAAATCGAAAAAGTTTCGACATCACTTTCAAATCTTAAATCAAAAGACTTCACATTTTATTTTTTCATTGTTGAAGAACAAAATGTTAACGCAGGTGTACTTGAAGTTTACAATCAAGCTAATGTTTTAAGAAAACTAGGTTACAATGTAACAATGATTACTGATGACGAATACAAAACACCTTTATTTTTAGATGATGAATTACAAACTATTCAAACAAAAAAATCTAGTGAAAATATCACAGTAAAACCAGAAGATTTTTTAATTATCCCTGAGATTTTCACAAACGTTTTAGACCAAACTAGAAAGTATAACTGTAATAAAATTTTATTATTCCAATCATATAGTAATGCATTAAGAGGGTTACTACCAGGTTTCTCTTGGTTACAAGAATACGGTATTACACAAATTATCACTACGAATGATAACCTAACTAATTTTGTTAATAAATTTATGGGTCCTGGGTATGATATTCAAAAATACACTATTGGAATACCTGATTATTTCAAAAAACCAACACTACCAAAAGATTTAACTATTTCTTACTTATCAAGAAATCCACAAGAAATGGAAATGGTTATTAAATTATTTTATCTTCAAAATCCCGAATATAAATTTATTACTTTTGAAGATTTAAGAATTAATTCAAAAAGAAAAGATTTTGCTGAAAAACTAAACAAATCTATCGGAACAATTTTCATTGATAGAATTAGTAGTTTTGGTACATTACCTCTAGAAGCAATGAAATCACATAACTTTGTTTGTGGTTTAATACCTGAAATGGTACCTGAATATATTGATGAAAAAAATGGTTTATGGTCATATAACATATTTGATTTACCTGAATTATTAGCTTCATTAATTAGTAGTTTTATTCAAGATAAAATTCCACAAGAATTCTACGATAAAATGGATGAAACTGTAGCTAAATATACACCAGAAATTAGTGAAAATAGTATCAAAAATGTTTATGAATATTTTATTAATAAAAGAATAAATAATTTTGAAGACGCACTAAAAGAACTTAACGAAAGTGAAACACAGAACTAATTTTAAATTAATTAAAACAAAATATGTCAAATAACATAAACGTAGTAATACCAATCCATGAATTTAATCAAGAAATTGATAGACCATATTTAGAAAAAGCTCTAAACTCTGTAACTAATTCAGAAACCAAACCTGAAAAACTTACACTGGTTTTAACTAAAGAATTAGAATACTACAATATTGATGATTTAATTAAAGAACACAATATTAATATTCTTAATAACAACTCAGGTAAGACCGACTTTCCAAGTCAAATCAATTTCTTTGCCAAACAAAATGCAACTGAGTATTTTTTAATCTTAGAATTAGATGATGAATTATCTGAAAAAGCTATCACACACTTTGAAACTTACTCAAACGCTTACGGTCAAAAAGTACAAAATTTTATACCTATTATAGCTGATGCAACAATTGATGACCAATTAATTGCTTACAGAAATATTGAAGTGTTTAGTAAATCAGTATTCCAAGATGACAATATAGGTATGTTAAACAATAGAATCCTTCAAGAATACCACTTATTCAATACAAGTGGTGGGTTATTTAACACTAGTGCATTTAACGAAATAGGTGGTTTCAAATCTTCGTTAAACATTGCTTTTATTTATGAATATTTCTTAAGAGCAACATCTAATGACCAACAATTTATGGTTATTCCTAAAGTTTCATTAATTCACAGAAACAATAGAGAAGGTTCTTTCTTAAAATCACTTAATGATAGACATATCAGTAAAGAAGAGGTTGGTTTTTATTACGAAAAAGCCAAGGTGGAATATTTTTTCACGAAAGAACGTGATTTAGTGTATTCTGGATTAGTTGAAGAAGTTAAATAATTAAACAAAGTTCATAAGTATATATTTTTTCTTAAAAACTAAATAATCTTTTGTAAAAATTAGGTTATTTAGTTTTTTTGTTTTATAATTGTAAATAATAATAAAAATTATAATGAAACCTAACTTAACAAATTCTGAACTATTAAACATTACCGAAAATAAAAGATTAGATATTCTTTTTACTGAAAGAATTTACACAGATTATTATCCTATAATTACTGAAAATAACAAACAAAAGAAATTTGGTAAAATCTGTGATGTTAATCTAAACTTCAATATCCAAGATAACCAAACCGAAACTATACAAAATGTTCTTATTGAAAAATACGGACTAATTGATAAATTTTATTTCATTAAATAACCATGCAAACACTACTACAACATAACCTAATTATAGGTTTATTAATCTTATCATCTGTACTATCAAGTTTCATTGATATAATTTTAGGGTTTTCTGTCAGAAGATTAATCGTGAAATATAAATTAAAAACATTTATTGAAATATTTTCTACAGCTTTTGCTACTACTAGAAATATCATCTTAATAGGTTTTGTTATTTTATTATTAATTGGAAAAATAAATATTATTTAAAAATAATTAAGTTTTTATTTGGTTTATTCATTTTTATTTCTTATTTTACAGACAGTTCAAAATAAGGACTTTTTAACCTAAAATATATTTTTCACTTTTAATTTTTAATGGAAAACCAAAATACAAACATTGATGTTCAGGATACTATCAATAACATTGCACTACCACCTAAAGTAGACAAAGGTGCGTTATCTAGACGTGGCAGAAAAAAACAATTAAATCACTATTGGACTGAAGACACTGAAAAGGCTGTAATAGCTTATATCGAAACTACTGAAAGAGGTTTAAGAAATGAAATATACACAAAATATTTACACGAGACAATTAATAAATTAATTGATGGGTTGATTCAAAAATATGCATCAGGAAATAAACGACACATAGGACATTGCGGTTTAGAAGAATTAAGAGCCAGAATGTATCTACAAGTATTTAATTCAATTGAAGGTTTCGATAAAAATTTAGTAGGTAAAAACGGTACACCTGTTAGAGCTTATTCATATTTAGGTACAATAGCAAATAACTTTTTAAAAAACCACTCAAAAACAAGTTATAAATTAGAATCAAAAAATGACAACATTGATTCATATAATACATCTTACCTAGATGAACAAATTAAAGAGGAACATTACAAAACCAGAGACCCTGACGAAGTAGATGCTATTGATTTAATTATCGAACATACCATAGATGCTTTAAAAAAAGAAGTTAAATCAAATATTACATTAAAAGAAATTGACATAAAAATAGCGAATGCAATTATTGTTATTCTTGAAAATTTTGAATACTACTTTACAGAACCAACTGAAAATTCAGAACCACTAGAATATACTAAACGTGGTAAGATTAAAAAACCTAAATTTACTAACTCTTATACAAAAAATAAAGTTTTCTTTATCCTTAAAGATATTACTGGACTAGAAACAAAAGATGTTAAAATGAGTTTAACTAAATTTAAATCATTATACCAAGAAACTAAAAGAAATTTATTTGTTTAATTATGCAAATTATAGACAATACTACCAATTACCATCAAGTTGGTGACTGTATAATGACAGGTACAACTACAATAACCGCATCTGCTTGTAATGTCGGTTATTGGAATGATAATTTTAATATAAACGATAATACAATCAAATTTATATATAACGGAAATAAAACATATACATCTACGACTTTTAAAACTTATTTTAACGAACAATTAGTTAAAACTGAAATAAACGACGATTCTGTTGTTTTTATTTATAAAGCTGATGATGCTACTATTCTAACTAATACAGGTAGTTGTAAAATTTGCTTTAAAGATATTTACAAAGTAATAGATAATAAACTTGTAAAACAAGAAAGAATATTTGGTAAATTAGAACCTGCTAAAACTATTGAAGAAACTTATTTATTTGATTAATCATGGAAAAATTTTGGAAAGTAACTTATTTAGATTATAGTGGTAATTTACAATGTTATATTGCTAAGGGATTTGATTTATTCAACCTTCAAAACAATTTAAATTGTTTACCTAATTTCAACAACAACGGTTTGCTTAAAGTTGAAAGATTTATAGAAATGGAACCTCAAAATAAAAGTGAGTTTTTAATTTAAAAAAATAAATTTGTTACTTTACTTGCAAATTCAAAAAGTAATTAGTAGGTTTGTTTTATAATTAACATAGAGAGTTGGGTGAGAGGTTTAAACCAGGGCATTGCTAACGCTCCGACCCCTAAAAAGGTCCACAGGTTCAAATCCTGTACTCTCTGCTTGGCACAGTACAACTAACTGTAAAGATTCTTATAAACTGGTAAGTTTAAGAGCAGCTAAACCAATTAAAATATAAAGAGTAATAACATGAATGAAAACAGTATAATTATATTAAAAATAATATTTTGTGTTTGGTGTGGTTTAGGTTTCATATCTTTCACATACTGGTTAGAAAAAGGTTGGAGAAATAGAGACAATATAACATTCAACTATTCACTTTATTTATTTTTGTTAGTACTTAATATAATGTTTGGAGCTTTCTCATTCTTTATGACAACTTTTGAAATATCTGCTGAACCATCAATTAAAAAAGACAATGATAACTGAAACAGAAGAATTAGAATTCTTACAAAAGAAAATGTTTGACGCTATAACTTATCAAGGATATTTTGGTAAAACAGGTAGTGAATAACAAATTAAAAGACAAGCTGATAATTGTGCGAAATTATCTATACAATTTACTAACAAAAAGATTCAAAATTTAAAAGATTTAACTATTTAAAAGAAAGACTTATTATGAAAAACACTGATTTTGTTGCTTGGAATAAAGATATTATTGCTATCTAAAAAATAATTAAATAAAAGTTTGTTTATTAAAATATTAATAGTACATTTGTAAAACAAAAAAGCTCATGTCGTATAACGGTAATACGAACTACCTATAGGTTTCCCTGAGTGGTCGTAGGTTGGTTTATACTAGTTCGATTCTAGTCAAGAGTTCTAAATGTTACCTAGTAACATAAAAGATAATCATCGTTAAAACTAAAATAAATGTTAATTTAAAACAATTGTAATCATGGGATTTGCAACTAACAACACGGGTTCATCGAAACCAACAACGTATCTTAAAATTAAAACGTTAAGAAAAGTACAAACAGACAAAGATTCACCGATTATCGGTAAATGCTTCACAAACTCTACTACAGGTGAAGACATGGTATCTGCAAAAGGATATCCAGCACCATTCTACGGTTATTTAACCAACATCCAACCAAACTTAAGTAATGTTATTAAAGGTAAAGGTGGTCAAGCAGACAAACCAGTACCAATGATTAACTTTTGGTTCAAAGATGATTCAGATGAAAATTTCTGTTTATCATTAAACTGGACATCTGATGGTGGTAAAATTAACTTAATTGTTAATAACTTATTAAACAGTTTAGCTGGTATTGAAAATTTTGGTTTACTTAAGTTAAGTATCTTTAGCACCACAAATACTAAAGACGATAAAACTTATACCAATTTCAACATTTCTGTTAAAAACGCAGAAAACTGGGTGGCTGGTTCAAACAATTATGATGTGTTCAAAAAGAACGAAGATGGTAGTGACCCAACTAAAGCTTCTTGGAAATATGATTTCAAAGATATTCCTGCTGTAGAAATCGAAGAAGAGATTAAAGGTAAACTTAGAAAAGTTGACAACTCTGAAGAACATCAACAATTCTTCCTTGATATCGTTGAAGCTGTTGTACCTAAAATCAAAGCTACTAAATATGATGTGATTTCAGGCATTTCTACTGCTTCAAATACTCAAAATGGTAGTCAAGGTCAATCTCAACAATCAAACGCTTCTAGCACACCTAAAAACGCTCCAAAAACATCAGCTAAGTCTGACGAAGAATGGGAGAAAGAAAATGGTCTTAAAGGTATCGACCTTAACGCTAAAGTTTCTGAAGACGACCTTCCCTTCTAGAATAAAATAAACATAAGTATATAACCTTGTTGTAACGATGATGCAAGGTTGTATGCTTATTTTTTTTGTTTTTGTGTAGATAATAATTTTATTCTAATTGTAAAAAATAAATTATTAAGTTTGTTTTGTTTTTATCAAAACTTTTACTACATTGCAATATCAAAAAAATAATTCTTTGTTTTTAATGAATAACAACTTTTATAGATTATAGTTTTATAACAAAGAATATAGATTTTAAACTCAAAATATTTTAATATTAATTTTCAGATGGCTAAGACCAAATCAGAAACAGCACCAGAAGTTGTTGTCAACACAGAAGAAACTACAGTACCTGCTAGAGGTAAAAAAATCGAAAAAAAGTCATTTAGTTTAAGTGATTTTAAAGCTAAAAATAATTTAAATGATGAAGTTAAAGATAAACCTTTAGATTTTATTAGAGTATCGCAAGCATTTGAAGAATCAACTGGTCTAGGTATCGCTGTTGGTTATTTTTCAATTGTTGCTGGGCATTCGAGCGTTGGTAAAAGCACACTAGTAATGGAAGCTATTGTTGGTGCACAAAAAAAGGGTATATTACCTGTAATTATAGACCTTGAAAATAACTTTTCATTTGAAAGAGCGAAATTAATGGGTATGGAATTTGATGAAATAGTTGATGAAAGTACAGGTGAAATTGTAGGTTATGATGGTTTTTTCCTTTATATTAATTCACAATATATTTTAGATAACTACGATAAAAAAAGAAACCCTAAATTAAAGGAACCAACAATTGAAGGTTTAGCTGCTTGTATGAATCATTTATTAGATGAACAAGAAGATGGTAACTTGGATTACTCTTTATTTTTTGCATTAGATTCAATAGGTGTATTAGCTGATGAAAAAAGTGCATTAGGTTCTAGGAATAATCAATTTGCTGCTGGAGCTTATTCAACACATTTTCAATCATTATTAAACTATAGAATACCTGCGTCTAGAAAACTCAATAGAAAACACACTAATACAGTTTTAGCTGTTAACAAGATTTGGTTGGATAACTTAAATGGAGGAGGAATTAAAATGAAAGGTGGTGACTCGTTATTCTATGCTTGCCGTGCAATTTTTTTACTAGGAAATCAAATTACACATGGTACTAAAAAACTTTATGCAGAGTGCACTTATCAAGGTCAAAAATATAGTTATCAATATGGAATTGAAGTTAAAGTCAAATGTATAAAGAACCACATTACCGGTGTGTCCGTCGAAAATCGTATCATATCATCAGTACACGGTTTCATATCAGTTAACGATGTTGACAAATATAAAAAAGATAATAAAATATTCTTATTATCAAAACTAGGTATACCTGAAAATGCTGATGTTGATTTAAAAACAACAGAGATTGAATCAGATAATGTAGAACTAGAATAAACACTAAAACCCAATAGAAATATTGGGTTTTTTTATAATAAAAATAATAGACAAGATACATAAAATAAAAATTTAACTATTTAAAATAAAACTTATGAATTATAAAATATACGCTTTAACTACACCTACTCAATCTATTAGATACATTGGTTACACTAAACACACTTTAAATAGAAGATTTAATGGACATAAACAAGAATCTAAAAGAAAAAACCCTGACGGGTCTTATTATAATACAAAACATAAAGATAAATGGTTTAGAAAAAACTACGATGAAATTTCAATAATATTAATTGAAGAAAATATCACAAGTTATGAAAAAGCTTTAGAACGTGAAAAATATTGGATTAAATATTATAGAGATAATGGCTATAACTTAGTCAATAGTACAGATGGTGGTGACGGCACAGTTGGTTATAAATTAACCGAAGAACACAAACAACATTTAAGTAATATTAATAAAGGTAAAACTTTAACAGAAGAACATAAACAAAAAATTTCAAATTCTCATAAAAAATTAAATAAAAAAATGCCAGAAGAACACAAAGAATTATTATCTAAAATAACTAACACACCTGAAGCTAGAAATAAAATTAAAATATCTAGGTATAGAATTTTCCTAGAAAGAAACGGTGTAAATTTTGAAAATAATGATAATGATATTATTGAAAAATATAACAAATTAAAATCTGACATCGAAAATACAAAACTTCAAAAACAAAATGAAATAAATGAACTAAAGAGTAAAATTAAACAAATTAAAGACGAAGAAAATATTAAAAAACAAATTCTAAAAGATAATTTAAATAACAAAAGAAAACAAGAGAAAATAGAAAGAGAAGCGAATAAAATAAAGTCTTATGAAGAGTTAGTTAGTCAAGGTTTAATGTATAAATTTATAGATAAAAATGGTAAAATAATATACAAACATATAGTTTCAGAAGAATCAAAACAAAAAATGTCAGAATCACACAAAGGTAAAATTATTTCAGAAGAAACTAAATTAAAAATGTCTGAATCAATAAAAGAATATTATGTGAATAATCCTAAAAAACCTTTGACTGAAGAACAGAAACAAAACTTAAGGGAAAAGAATTTAGGTAAAAAACAAAGTAAAGAAACAATCGAAAAACGTGCTATCAAAAATAGAGGTGAAAATAGTGGTAGTGCTAAAGTAACTGAAAAAGATGTTATTGAAATGCGTAGATTGATTGAAACAAATGAATTAACTAGAAAACAGGTTACTGAAAAATACAACTTAGATTATACTACAGTATGTAAAATATACCAACGAAAACTTTGGAGTCACATTTAAATAAACTAACAACACAAAGTATTAAACAAAACAATATGAACCCAACTGAAACTTTTATATCAAAAGCAAGGAAAAAACACGGTGATAAATATGATTATTCAGAAGTTAACTTTATAAAAAACACTATCCCTGTAACAATAATATGTAGAACACATGGACCTTTTCAACAAACACCAGCAACACACTTAAAAGGTTCTGGTTGTCAGAAATGTTCTAAAACAGCTAAATTAACAACTGAAGAATTTATTGAAAAAGCAAAAGATATACATGGTGATAGATATGATTATTCTGAAACAATATATATTTCAAATATTTTACCTGTAAAAATTAAATGTCATAAACATGGGTATTTTGAGCAAAGACCCAATTCACATTTATCATCAAAAGATGGTTCAAAAGGTAATTGTCCACTTTGCGCTAAAAAAATATTAACAAAAGATGAATTTATTCAAAAAGCAAGAGAAGTTCATAGTGATAAATATATTTATGATGATGTTGTATATGTTAATGAAAGTAAAAATATCACAATTAAATGTAAAATACATGGTCCATTTGAACAAACACCAAAATCACATTTAAAGGGTAATGGATGTTCAAGTTGTTCTGGTTTAAAACAATTAACAACTGAAGAATTTATAGAAAGAGCTAAAAAAGTTCATGGTGATAGATATAATTATTCGGAAAGTGAATATATTAATTCCAACACTAAAATAAAAATTATATGCAAAGAACATGGTCCATTTTACCAGACACACACTATACATTGCAGTGGTAATGGATGTAGTAAATGTTCAGGTATGCATAATAAAACAACTGAAGAGTTTGTAAAAGAACTTGAAAAAATATATGGTGATAAATATGATTACAAAGATGTTAAATATATTAACAATAGGGTAAAAGTTTTATTACACTGTCCTACACATGGAGAGTTTTTAAAAACACCTAAAGAATTACTTAAAAACACCGGTTGTCCAAAATGTAGATGTTCCAAAGGTGAACACAAAGTTGATAGTGTATTAAGTGAAGCAGGTTTTGAATTTGAAACAGAAAAAACTTTTGAAGGGTGTTTTTATAAAACTAAATTACGATTTGATTTTTATTTACCTTACCAAAATTTATGTATTGAATTTGATGGTAAACAACACTATGAACCTGTTAAAATATTTGGTGGTAAGGATGCTTTTGAAGAGTTACAAAAACGTGATAAAATTAAAGAACAGTATTGTAAAGATAATGGAATTGATTTAATACGTATTCGTTATGATGAAGATATAATTCAGAAAATCGAAGAATTTTTCACACCCACAGGACCTGTATATTAAATTCCTAAACTAACCCAGTTATCTTCTTTAATTAGAAGATAACTTTCAACCCACATTTCCTTCTTCAACCAACTTTCCACCAACATACCTTTTTCTATCGTGGTAAAGAACAATATCTTCAACCACTGTTTCCCCTTCGGCTCCTTCTGATTCTTCGTTAGCACCTTCTCTATTACTTCTAGAACTAGTATTATCCAAAGCGACATCAATACCTTCAAACGGACTAGCTTGAAGTATATCTTCAACAACATCTACTTCTATTTCATGCAACATACCAATTAGGTCAAAACTTCCTTTATTATCAGCATCATTAGAAAAAGGTATTGCTGATAACTTACTTTTGGAACCTACTTGTGTATCATGTAATTCTTTAATCATTTCTTTCATGTGCTGAATTTCAACTTTAAGCATTTGAAGTTCAGTTTGCATGTTTAATACATAAATAACACCAGCTAGGACAACACCACCAATAAAGATAAAATTCTTTAATTCTGATTGAGTAATAAAACCTTTATTTTCATTATTGTTATTAGAAGCTGCCATGCTATGTATTTTTATTTCTTTTAAATATAGAAATATATGATTTTTATTAGCTAATTAACAAAAAATAGTAAAATTTATTTTATATAAAACAAAAAAATAACCCAACATAAATAAATGTGTTGGGTTATTTTAATAAACAACATTACGTTACATTGTTAAACAAGAGGCTTTACGTAATCTAAACTATATTAAGCGTAATAACCAAATAATTTAAGTTGGATTAAATATTCAGTTGCGTTATCAACATCAAGTTTTCCGTCAAGTTCAGCTTTTTCAACTACTTCATTTTTAAGTGGAATATAAGAAATTTCAATCTCTTTACTCATTAAATCATTATTTTCTGTAACATACTCCTCAAATCTCGATGGTTCAACTGGATATGGAATAAATAATGGTTTAACATTGAAAATTTCAAAAGATTTTTTATCATCTTCAGTATAATTTTCTTCAATTTCTTTTACAGCTTCTTCAGAAAACTCAATTTCTTTTTCATCTTTAAAGAAAGGTCTAATTGTCTGACCATTATCAACTGATATATAAAGAAATTGTTTATAGGTTGTATTACCTTGTTGGTCTGTACCATTTTCAATAGAAAAGGAATCAACTAATAGTTTATTTTCTTTACCAAGTTTATCGGTTTCTAATTGAAGTGTTACTAAGTTATTTGCAACAAAAGATGGAAATAATTTAGCATCTTTAATTTTTTCAAAAAGTGATTTAGCTTCGTAAATCTGTTTGGTTTTTAACTTTAAAGTTGTTGACATATTATAAAAATTAGGTTTATTTTATTATAAATAGTTTTATCTTTTAAAACTTAAGATTTATAAATATATAAAATTACTTTGTAAAAAACAAATAAATACTCATTTATTTTTGATAGTAACATAAAAATTGCACAATAACATAATCAAAGTTATTGTGCAAAAATCATGTTAGTATAATATTTAATCAACCAAAGGTAAATCTATTTTAATTATTTCATAGTTATTTTCAATATAATCACCAGCTCTAAATGAATTTTCAGCATCACCAAAACAAGTAAGCATTAATTCAAAACAAAACCATTTGTCTGGATTATTGATATTCGACAATGATTTACTTAATCTTGACTCAGCACCAAATAATTTATTTGACAACAAAAATAATGCGTAACTATACCAAACTGATAGTTGATATTTTTTACCTTTTTGTGATATTAAGAAATTATAATCACCTGATGTTTTTGGTATAAATGACCAAACTTCTCTTTTAGGTTCTTTCTCTTTCCAAGTTTTATAATCAGTCTCAATCACGCCATGTCCAACAGCCTCAATAACTACTTTTTTACCATCAGGATATTCTACAAGAATAGCTCCGTGATTAAAGTAAGTTCCCAACACTTCTCTTTGTAAAGCTGAAGCGTAAAACAAAGGTCTTTTCCATTCAAATGGATTATGTATAAGTAACGGAGTTAGTTTTATTTCCATTTTATCTAATTTTAGATAATCGTAATGTTAGTTTTTTATTTAAATAGTTTGTAAGTTAAATAACTTAATCAAAATATTCAATATACGTTTTATAATTATTTTATTACTATTAATAAGTTAAATTATACGTTTCATTTTTATAACAATCAATTACATAAAGTAACTTATTAAAATTTATTATAACTAAGAAACTCTTTTATTTAATTTACCTTTAATATCTGTTGTTAACATAGATTCAATACTCAAACCTATTGCTGAATATCTTATAGCATTAAAATAACTAACATATTCAGATTTCAATGTATAAACCTTAGTTTGTGCATCATAATTATAAGCTGTTAAATCAGTCAAATCGGTAACAACACCTGTTAAAGTACTAACAACAACCGAATCATCAGTTATTAATTTATCTAAATTTTTAAATATTGAATTATCAATATTATTTGGTTGAACTTTATTCCATAAATTATTTATCATTGATAATTCATAGTGTGTTGTTGTAGTTTTTAGTGTTTTATTTAAGAAGGAAATATCTAACTCTTCTACAACAACCAAATATTGCGCACCATTATTTAGTATAGCTAAAACACATGGTACATTATATGTTGAACCTGTAGTTGAACCTGTGTATATACCTCCATTTGGGTCATTATCGTTAATTAACCTACCTGATAATATTGTTTTTATTGAATTCATATTCATGTTTTTATTTTTAAAAGTTTTATTTAATTATTCTAATATAATACCTAGCACCAGCAGGTACGCTTATAAAACTAGTTACTCTACTCCAGACCCTAATGGTATTTGCTGCTGAAACCCAAGCTAATAATTGATAACCAGAACCAGCTGTCAACAAAGCACCATAAACTGAATCATCAACAACAACTTGAACATTATCACCCAAAGCGGCACCTGTTAATGTTATGGTTTGTGTATAATTTTGATTACCATTCCAAGACGCACCAGCTTCTGTAATTACAGCATTTGTAGATAAATTTGTTATAGAAGAAGGAGTTGACCAAACAGGAACACCACCACTTACAGTTAATACTTGACCAGTTGTACCTATTGCTCTTTTAGATAAAGTATTCCCGGTAGAAGCGAATAAAATATCACCTGTTGAATAACTTGTTTGATTAGTACCACCATTTATTTCACTTAATTGTGTACCCAAATTTAAAGCACCAGCAACACCCAAACCACCACTAACCACTAAAGCACCTGTTGTTGAATTAGTAGAAGATGTTGTTAATGGTATTCTAACACTACTATTACTAACAGTTGTTCCTGTTGTGTTTAAGAATTCAAACGTATCATAATATGTTAATGCAAATCGTCTTGCTGAAATACCACCAATTCTTAGTTGCCACGTATTTGCTACTATATTAGAAATAGTATCATTAACATACCTAAAAGATAATGAATCTAAATTATTATTAGATAACGACAAATAAGATGTTTGACCTGTAGTTACAGATGTAGTTAAAGAAATATTTGAAGTTGAATTTAAAGTACCTGATAAAGTACCACCTGTTAAATTAAGATAATTATTTAAATCATTTGATGTTAAATATGTATTTGTATCAATAAAAACTGTACCAGTACCTCCTGAAACTCTAACAAAACCATTACTTGTAAATCTTGATAAGTTAATTGTACTTGAATTCAAACTTAAATTTCCAATTGAACCAGCAATAGCAGAACCTAAGTTAATATTTGTTACACTTCCACTAACACCTGCTGTACCTATATTTATTGCCTTAACTGCTGCATTTGCAGTAGGTACAGCACCAAAGGAATAAATAACACTTCCTGTATTAGTACCACCTATAGATAAAGTTGAAGCACCACCAAAAGCATTTATTACCGCTGAACCTGTATTAAATACTGCCATAGTAGCTGACCCTATAACAGATGTTGCAAAAGTTGGTGATGTATTAAAGACAACAGTACCTGTACCTGTTTCATTTGTTAATGATGAGGCTAATTGTGCTGATGTTATACTATTAGCTAATGTACTATATAAAGTACCTGAAGTAGGTAATGTTACATTCGTATTAGCTGTAACAGTTAAAGTTGTAGTAAACGCTCCTGAAGTAGTAAAGGCACCACCTAATGTAAAATCCTTATCATTAAAAGACCATTGACCAGTTGAAGATAATTGACCATACGTATTACCTGTTAATGAACCACCTGCTACAAATTTTATACCTCTATTTGCTGTTATCGAACCTAAAACTAAGTTACCACCATTAACAAATAAATAACCGTCATTAGCTAAAGTTGAATTAAACGATGCTTCGTTGTAGCCACTATTATTGATACCTAAATTAATATAATTACTAGTATCATTACCGTTATTAGCTGTTGCAACAAAATCAGAAGATGCCGTAGAACCAGTACTAAGATTTTGTATACTTGATTGTACATAACCATTACTATTACCACCTATACTTAAATAATTCAAAGAATTTAAAAAGGTACCACCATTTAAAGATAAAGTTGTTCCAGTAATATTATTAAACAACCCATCACCTTGACCTGTAATATAACTTACAGTACCACCTGTAGTATTCAATAATTCTAAAACTCTATCACTATCTAAACCTGAACCAACCTGCAAAGTAAAAGCACCTCTAGTTGAATCGGTAATGATTTCAGGTGACACACTGTTATTATAAGCACCTTGAAGTGTCGTTGTTGAAATTGAACCGCCATCAGTTCCGCTATCAAATCTAGCCGCTTTTATAATTCTTGCACGATTTGATGTTAAATCAGTACAATTTTTTTGAACAACAATATAACCTATTAAAATTGATAACCCCTGCAAAGATGGTGACAAGACAAACTCATCAGTTGATAAATTATCAATAGCGTTAGCTAAAGATGGATAATGTTGTTGTCCATACTGTATTCTAATATTCCCACTAGGGAATAAAAATACTCTTTGAATAGTCGTTGTACCACCAGCACCAGGTACAGTTGTTACAACACCGTTTACATCATAAGATGTTGGGTCAACCAACGTTACATTAGATGCTGTACCACCCGTTTGTGTTCTATACGCAAAAGATGCAGGTGTTGATGATGCAGGTATTGATACAACATTAGGTGCAACAGGTATTGTTGAATAATTATATGCTCTAGTAAACATAGTACCAGCACTTTTAATGAATGTTAAATTCGCACCATTAGTACTAATAACATTACCTGTTATGTTAAACTGCCCTAAAGCATCATAAAAATCATATAGATTATTCCCTAAATCTCCAACAATATCAGGTATTGTATTTGCAAAACTTATTGACGTTCTATTTGCATGATTTAATCTACCTAAAAATATATTTTGTCTTCTTTGTAGTTGTGTTGGAAATGTTGATGATTGTAATACTGTACCACCACTAGTAATTAAAATATAACTAACATCAGATGATGAGATATAAGTAGGTGTAACACCAACAAAATCATTCCAAGATACATTTATTATTGCAGGCATAGCCATATTAGTATAATCCACTATATGTCCAGTTCCACCTGAAATGTTAAACAAACTTGAATTACCATTATTAATAGTCAAATAACCACCGCTAATTAACCCTGTAAAACTATTCAAAGCCATTTTATTACCCAAATAACTATTATTAAATGTTGGGTTAGTTAATAAAATATCTGTACTAACAGTTAAACCACTAACAGTTAAATTTTTTGTTGAATTATTAAAATAAAAAGAATTATCAGAAGTTAAACCAGATATTGAATTAAAAAACGGTACATTATTAATACCACCTGTTCCAAATATAGGATTATCAGTGTATTTAACATATTTAGTAAAACCACTATAATTAGATAGTTTTAAAGGTGTAACAAAAACATTATCTACTGTACCAGCATCAGTTTCTGGTTGTGTAGCTTGATATGGAACTGATGACATTAAGGTCCAAACTGAACCATTACTATAATAAACACCTTTTGCATAAAATGTACCACCTAAAGAACCTGGCAACCAAGATGTACCTTGGTCATTTAAAACCAAATAACAATTTCCTGTATTACCACTAGCTGCTGGTAACAAAGAATATGTATCGACTTTATCTACAATAATAATCCCTGTAGTAGAACCTGTGCCAGAACCACCACCTGAATTATCGTTGTTAACTAAATCTAATTGTTTTGTTATTGGATTATATATAAATTTGTATTTAGCCACTGTTTGTTTTGTTTTTAATAAATAGTTTATATATAAAACAAAAAAGTTCTGTACTAAATTAATAGAACAGAACTTTTTAATTTATAAGAAAATATTTTAATTATCTACCATATTGATAACTTAATCTATCATCCCAAACATATTCTTCTTTATAACTTGGTACACCCTTATTATCAACTACAGAACCTATTGTTGTTATTGTACCACCATTCCCATCTGAACTATCAACCTGTCTTAAAATTTTCCAAAATGGTTGATTAGTGGGTGTACCTAATGGTGCATAACCATAATATGTTACAGTACCACCACTTAAAGCATGTATTAATGGTGCTGGATTATTTTCCGCAACTATCGGATATTGTGTCATTTATTATTAATTAATGTTTTAATTAGTTTTTTAATTATCTAGTAGTCATATCTGCAAACATAGAATCTTTAAATTTTACTGATTGTTGAAAGAATGAAAACGCAGGTACTAAATTAGCTTTAACTTTTTTCTCATACTTTTTTGGTTCAAAAGAAACAGGTAATTCTGAATTAGTTGTATCAAGTATTTCTTTAGTTAAATCATCTTCATAAATATCTGATTCATTTTTAGCTAAAAGACCGTTTGTTGTGTTTAAATAAACTGAATCAGAAAGCACCATCTCTAGTCCATTATAACGATTTGAAACTTGATTACCTGTAACTCTAGTCCAACCACCTCTAGGTGTTTTAATAAACTCAACAACCTTAGATTTCATCCTATTTTCAAACACTTCAGACATTACCCAAACATCCAACTCTTCTGTACCATCATCATTAATTCTATGACAACCAACTGATTTAAGAGGGTCATAAGTTACAATATTTGCTGTATTATTAGTCCAATCTATTTCAACTGAAACTTTATTTTTTACTGTTGCCATTTTTTTGTTATTATTTTTAATTAAATAGTTTTTAATATAAATCATTCCAAGTTGAACCATTCCAACCTTGATGTTTATTAGTTGTAGTGTTATATATAATCATACCTGCATCACCTGACACCCAAGAAATAGCATCCCTTTCAGTAGTTGTCAATCTGTTAGGTAAAAAACCTTTACTAGTTGATTGTAATTCTAACTGTGCTCTTGCGTTAATTGTCGCAGTACCTAAAGCAAAACCTCCACTCCCAGCCCAATATTTTACTGTTGCATCTGCGGAATATCTTTCGTTTTCAATACCTAAATTTCTTACTCTACCCCAAGAATCAAAAGTTAATCTCTGATATGTAGCTGTAAATAAAAGACTTTGAGCAGTACCAGTTATTTGCGCTCTTCCAGAATTTAAAACTAAATCAAAAGCTGCTGTATCTATAGATGGTTGTAGTATATTAATATTACTTACACTCCCATCAGTAGTTACTGTTATTATTGCTGAGATATGATAATAAGGTGAATTTACTACATTATATATATCAACTTTTATTTTTTGGTCTGCATTAGATGTGGCATACTTAGCTATACTTGTTGATATACTAGAGTTACCTCCGTTTGCAGGTGACGCTATTCTTCTACCATCCCACAACGCTAAAAACCCACCATCACCTCTATTGACCCAAAACTGTCCATCGTATGGTCTAAGTAATTGATTACCATCACCGTTTGCAAACATTAAGAAACCTCTATTGGTATCCGCTGTTACAAATCTACCTATCTGAACAGGTTGAACAGGATTGGTATTGCTAACTGTTACTGATGAACTAGCTAAATCTAAATAACTACCTAACGTCAACGGTGAACCATTTGAACGTTTATAACTTTGTAATACCCAATCAGCTCCTTCTTTTCTATACACAGCTGTATCTCCTGCTTGTGTCACTATTGACCCAAATGAACCGTTATCAATTCTGTTTGGTGCAACACCTCCGCCAGAAGTAATAGTCAATGAACCTGAAAATCTTAACACCCTTACCGCACCATTTTGTACAGTAATACCTCCTGCGCCTCTTAATTCTGTTATGGTTGTTGTACCGTTAACTATGTTGTAAACTTGAGGTAAATTAAGAACACTAGTGCTACTAACTGTTGCTAAAGAATCATTTACAGGTAAGCTTGTATTTATATCTGTAGTATTTTCTTCAATGTTAGTATTTACCAAACCACTTCCACTCCACTTAGTTAAACGGTTAGTACTCAATCCACTACCTGTTAACAAATTAACAACACCACCATTTTGAACACCTTTGAAACTATTAGCTATAGTATCATACCAAACAAGACCATTTCTTGTTGTACCTAAATCACCTGCAATTAAGTTTAATCCCAGACCTTTAGATGTTGATTGAAGGTCTAGTTGGGTTAACGCATTAATTGTATTAGTTCCCAATGCTAACCCACCAGCACCTGCCCAATATTTTACTGTACCATCGGGAGAATATCTTTCGTTTTTTTGAGGTATTATATAACTTGCACCAAAACCACCTGTTGTTTCTTTTACACAAATAAACTCAACCGTACCTCCTCCACTTCCACCAAATGCAAGTCTAGTATCTGTTATACTAACATTAAATATACTTGTATTTTGTGAATCTTTAGTAATATCCAAAGCAACAACAGCACCACTACTATTTACAGTAAAATAACCTTCAACTACAAAAAACTGAGAAGAAGCAGCGGTCATTGCCTTGAACCTAACTTGACAAGAATGTATATTAGTATTATATCTTAGTGTTGTATTACCTCCACCTTTACCACCATTTGCAGTCGCTCCAATTACAGCACCATCCCAATCTCTCATGAAAAAATTAGATGTTATTGATTGTTGCCACATCATACCATCCTCAAATTTCAAAAAACCAGCACCACCCCCTGCTTGAAAAACGCTTAAACCAAAACGATACCCGTTTATACTTAAATTTCTAATCTCCCCTGTGTATAAGTTAGTCGGTAGTGTTGAAGTAGAGTTTGAAATACTACTTAGTCCCATACCAATAGCAGGTGACGAAGTAGCTAAAACAGAGAATAAAGTATTTTGGTTTGTCAATATTTCATACCAACCTGGACCTTGACCATTTGTATAATGACTATAAATATATAACCTACCAAAATTTACCCCATTGTCTATATATTTCAAATACCCAGACCATGCCGAGTTAGTTCCTGATGGCGCTCCAGATTGATTAAATGTAGGATAAGGTCTAGTAGCACCAACACCAGATGTATCACCTACCGTTCCTGTAAGCTCAGTTATATAAGAGTTTTCGTAACTTGTGCCGTTCCATCTTGAAACAGTATTAGTTGTCAACCCTGTAGGTGTGTTAAACTTACCATTCCATGTGCTAGCACTTGCAATGTAAGCATCCATAATAGGTGTTCCTGACCAAGAACCTGTTATTATAGAACCTACAGTATTAATTGTTGTTTGACCACTATAATTCGATGCTATATCAATAGTATAACCTGTTGTTATAGTTATTCTATTTGTGGTACCCGAATAAGCGATTAAATCACCTTCCATAAGGAAATTTTTCCAAGAACCACCTCTATACCCCTCAAATTGTGTATTTAAGGTGTTATATGCAATAGAACCATTACTTGAAACTCTATCAGCGGTTGAAATATTAGGTATTAATAACCCTTTAGTTGAAATATTAGTATAACTACCTGAATTTGCATTCGTTAATGTAATAACAGGAGCATCCAAAACAAACGACCCAGCTGTATTTAACGTAGAAGTACCTGTTGATTGTTGCAAATGAAAATAATTATTACCAGCATACATTTCAACCCTAGTTTGACCCGAAATATTAACTTGTGTATTGCTTAACTCAACCTTACTTCTAATAGCACCGGATATTCCATAATACAAACCGATACCTGTAGTACTGCTAACATTAAGATATAACTGAGGTACTGATTCAAAAATACCAAATTTTACATCATTAGCTGTATTAGTTAACAAATCACCAGTTATTTTTCCTGAAGGTGTAGTACCTGTAATAGGGATATAACCATTTAAAGCGTTCCAAACACCATAACTAGTAATACCGTGTTCATAGTTACCATTACTAGGAGTGTCTGTCAATGAACTAGATACTATTTCCCATGCATCAAACTTACCTTTTCTCAAAAGTAACCATTCACCGTTTTGTAATATAAAAGAATTAACACTTACACTATAAGTTGAAGGATTAGCTAAATTTTTAATATAAACTAGTCCACCATAAATATTACTTGATGGCAATGTTACAAAACAATTATCAGCAACTAAATCGGTGTCAACATAAACTGAATCACCATAACTAGCTGTATAATATGGTGTCCCTGACAATGTAACTATATTAGGACAAATTTTTGTCATCGTATCAACGGTCCATGACCTATCAGCAGTTAAATCATAAGATTCACCGTTTATTGTTAAAGTTCTAGCTTCAGTAACAGGAGTATAACCTAAAGACTGGGCAACAGAACCATTAAACCATAAATCAACATTATTATCATACATTAATATTGAATTATTTGGTATTGGCTGAAACATATATACATCAGTCAAACCTGACAAATAAGTTACAACATTAATACTATTACCACTAATACCTAAAACTCTACCTTTATTATCAACTGTGATACTTGGAATAATGGTACTAGACCCATACGTTCCACCACTTACACCTGTATTAGATAAAGATAATTCTATATTAGCACCTAAAATACCACTAGGATTAAACAGAGTAAAATCAGATGAACCACTTAAACTAACAGTTGTTACATCAGTACCGTAATTAACCATAATACCATCAGTGGTAAGATTATTTATTGATTGCAAACGTGGACCAACTGTTGTACTACTACCTGTAAAAGATATAATTAAATTTTCACCATCATAACCAGTAGCTATACCTGTATTACCTATAACCTTACCAGATTTATAACTTTGTGTAAAACCATCAAATAATAAAGTTGAACCTAAAAATGGACTCCTAGGGTCAATCTCAAAACCACCTATTCTTAAAGTTTCACCTATATTTACAGAACCTTGCCAATCAGCTGTCTGACCAGTAGGTATTCGTGATTGTTGTGATAAATCTAATTTAGTTTGAAAACTCATTATATAAAATTTATTTTTTATAAATAGTTTCAGATAAAAACTAATATTTATTAAAACTATTTATATATAAAAATATTATGGATTTAATAAGAACCTACCTAGATAAAGAATCAACTTTAATATACAACAACAAAACAAACAACTCAAAAAATACTGTTTGGGAATTGGTACGTGGTTACAATCAAACAACTGGACAACCGTTTTATTCAAGACATATCTTCTCAATTGATTTATCTGATTTAAGAACTAAGGTTAATACTTATGGTTTTAATTCAACACAACTAAATAAACATATTGTTAATTTTATTTCTACTATTAGATACAGAGAAGACCTAATTGGTGGTACAAATTTTGATGGTTTCGTAAGAGATTCTAATTATGAATTATCTATATATCCTATAACTGAAAACTTTACAGATGGTGTTGGTTTTGACTACAATTATGTTGATAGTGGCTCAGAAGCTCAAAATATTAATGTACCTAACTGGTTTTATAAAGATAAAGTTAATACTTGGAATGAAAATGGTACATTTACAGGAACAACAATACCTACCGGTTTAACAAACAACACACAATTATTTGAACAAGGTAACGAAAATATAAAATTTGATATTACAAGTTATATTAATAATATATTATTTACAACAACAGGTAATACAGCAAGTTTTGGTATATGTTATTCACCAGCTTACGAACAAATATTAACAGGTGATACTAATTATATTACTAGTTTCTTTAGCCAACATTGTCAATCATTCTTTGAACCTTATTTAGAAACTAATATTAATTCTTATTTTGAAGATAATAGAAATTTATTTTACTTAGATAAAAATAACACATTATGTTTATATACTAAACAACCAATAACTTCTGTTAATAGTGTTGAAATTTATGATAATAACGATGTGTTAATAAATACATTGACTGGTAATAGTATTACACAAGTTAACCCTACAACTTATTCAATTAATTTAAATATACCTTCATCAGGTTATACAGATTTAATTATGTTTACTGATGTTTGGAACATTACATATAACGGCACCATTAAAGATATTACTAATCAATTTACTTTAGAAAGCGAAGACATCACTTTAGCAAACGATGATTATGATAATAGTAGATTTAACTTTAATTTTATTGGTATTAAACAAGAGGAAATAATAAAACAAAATTCCGGTGTTAGAAAAATACAGGTACAAACAAAAAGGTTATATGGTAATGAAGTTGTTAGTGAATATAATATCAGTAATTTAAAATATCGTTTATACACCATTCAAGGTGTAAATGAAATTGAGATAATTCCCTATACTTTAATTTCAAAATCGATTAATGGTTTATTCTTTGAAATAGACATTGATTCATTGATACCACAGGTTTATTTTATTGATGTAATTGTTGAACGAAATGGATTAACTTACGGAAACAACAAACACCTTAAGTTTTATGTAAAAAATATGTTATAAATAAATATTTCATATCGGAATTTGGAATAAAACCTCTACTTATTTGATTAGGTAGAGGTTTTCGTTTTGTTATCTAACACTTTTCTTATATATACTCTTAACTATTTCACCTGTATCTTCATCCTGATAATCTTCAATTTCATAACCAGGTTGAACCTCACCCATTGGTGATAACTTCTGTTTCATTTCACTGATTTGTTTTTGTAATTTTTGTAATTCTGTATTTTCACTATGCATAATATCCAAAGTCTTACCAGCACTATTAACAATGTCTTCAAATAAATTATAAGGTGTATTTAATTTTATTATTTTAACTGGTGTATTACCTTCACCTTCTGAACTTACTTCTACAATATTAGCATTATTATCTAATATTAAATAAAAATATCTAGCATCCCAACCCCTTAAATCCTCTTTAGGTATATTTAAGTTTAATGTTTTAACTAAAAATTCAGGTACACCTAACATTAACCAATCTTTTGATGCCTCAACAAGAGTTTCTTTAATATAACTTTCATTTTTACGTAAAAAATTTTTAATGTAATTGTTACTTGATTCTTTTATTAACTTATTATTCGGATTTAACCTTTGTGAACCCATCTCTTCCTTAATAATTTTTTTAATAACACTTCTAAGTGATTCTACTAGGTGTTTATTTACACCCCCCCCCATTATTTGAGGTATTTTTTGAATTTGTCATAATTTAATTAAGTTTTATTTTAAATAGTTATAAATTAATTATGTAATTATAAGTAATTAAAGTAATTTTTTTTGTTTTTAACAAAATATTTTTTACATAATTATTTGGTAATTAATTTTTTATTATTACATTTGTGTAGGTTTTAAATTTAAACGCATGATAAATACAAATGTTTTAAATAATGTATTAGAAATTATACAAAATGCTGTGTATTTTCAAGTTCAAAGAGTAGATTTACCTGAAGTTTTCGACTTATTTCTTGAAGAGAACTTTGAATACATTGGTAATGATAATATTGACTTGTTTATGCAAGCTAAAGAAGTTTACTGGTTATATGCTTCTTTTAAGAAAGAAGATTTTCACAAACAAGTAAGTGAAAGTTTTGGTAACAAGTTCATTAAAAAGAATAATGTTATTCTAATAAAAGTTTTAGATGACAAAAACTCAAAAATTCTTTTTTTACAATATGAAATTGATAGTGTTAGTAACACAAAACATAAACGTAAAACTCTTCAAGAATTAAATCTTGATTTAGAAGAGGCAGTTAAAAAAGAAAACTTTGAATTAGCTCAAAAAATTAAAAATAAAATTGAGTTAAAGGAAAAAGTAACCCAAACTAGATTCGACCAATAGAATCAACCCAGATTTAATTAACTTAATAATAAATGAGAGAAGTATTGAGAAGATACGATAGTGCATTAAATATTATAAAACATGCATTAGAAAATAATTGTTCACTTGATGTTGCAACGATATATTTTGGTTATACTAAAGGTTATATTAAAGATTATATAACAAGAGGTGACATTAAAGGTAATTTAGCAAAAGGTAAAATTACACAAAACGAATATGATACCATTATGTTATTGTTCGATAAATATAATAACAAAAAAGGTTTTAAAAATATTGACGTAATAAATATTACTTCAAAAGTTCAAGGTTTGATTTCTAAACTTGATGCTCACATTAGTTTAAATGAACAAAGTGATGATGAAAAATCTTTAGATACAATCTATAATGATATTTTAACAAAGACTAAAAAAGGTTTAACCAATTTAGAAGTTAAAGATTTAACTGTTTTAACTGGTTTATATAATACTTATAAAAATAAATTTTCTACTGTAAAAGGTACAACACCTAGTAACAGTTATAAAATAACAAAAGAAACTGATTTATCATTAGAAGAAAAATATGATAAAAGAAGTACTAATAATGTTGTTAGAGATGAAAATGGTAAAATAGTTAAATATACATTTAAAATTCTTGTTAGAGATGAACCTGACTTTATTGGTGAATTATCTAGAGAACAAATGGAAACCATTTATGCTAACTATCCTTATGTTAACCAAAGAACAGTTTCTAATTATTTTTCTTATTTAACCTTTCCTCAATTTAAAAAAATTGTTCGTTGTTTTAACATAACAAAAGACATGTTATTTCCACAACACATTTTAGAGGAAAAAACAGATGAGGAAGCTGCTAAATTAGCATTAAAACACAAAGAACTTTCAGCTTACAAAAAATTCCAAGAGTTAAAGCCTGTTTTCCTTGAAAAAGAATTACATGATGTTAAACAAGAATTGTTTAAATTAAAAAAACAAAAAGAAGGTTTTGATATTTTTCTTAAAGAGTATATCAGTGAACATGTTGAACAATTAACACCTATTATCAAAAACAATAACAATGTGTTTAAATCAGAGTTAAATGACAAAGCTTTAGTTATTTATTTATCTGACATGCACATCGGTGCTGAAAATAAAGAAGTTCAATACTCTGGTGAATATAACAAAGATGTTTACCAAGAAAGACTTAACACCATTATTAATAATGTCAAAGAAGAATTATCTATTCACAAATTTGAAAAGATATTTATTGTCGGTTTAGGTGACCAAATTGATGGTTTTAATGCAGAAACAACACGAGGTGGACATGCATTACCACAAAACTTAACCAATAAAGAACAATTTAATACTTATTTAAACAGTATGATTGGTTTTGTTGAAGAATTAACTAATATTTTTGATGGTAGTATTGAATTTATTCATGTTTTAGAAAGTAATCACGGTGGTGATTTTGAATATGGTGCAAATAAAGCTTTAGAACATATTTTACCTTTAAAATTTCCTTCACAAGCTAAAGCTAGAGTGTTAGGTAAAAATATTGACCATTTTAATTACGGTGTTCATACACTTATTTGTACACATGGCAAGGATAATCATACTATGAGTCGCAACATGCCAATGCATCTCAATCCAAACACTATTACTAATATCAATGAATATATTGATTTTAACAAAATCAAATCTGACAATGTTTTATTTGTAAAAGGTGACCTCCATAACCACACAAGTGAAACCAACAAAAGATTTAAGTACATAAACGTACCTAGTATCTATGGTGGTTCCGGTTACACAGACGCTAATTTTGGTAGAACAAAACCAGCAACATTGTTTCATATTTTACATAAGAATAAACCTAAAGTTAATGAAATTTATATTGAGTTAGCTTAAAAAACAATAAACCTCCAGTTATTAAATCAACTGGAGGTTTTATTTTATCCTCTTATTAAAAATCCTGACACAGGCATGTATTTTATAACTTCTTGCAAACTATTAGCAATATCTGCCCTCACTTTCATCATGTTAACATAAGATAAACGTTCAAGATAAACCTTTAAATCGTCATATATTTTATCCTTTTCATTAGTGTATTGTTCAATTAACATTTTATAATCCATTGTTATTTCTTTTCCATCTCTACCTTTTACAACACCAGAATACTTCCCTCTACCTAGTGCCATAACATTTTTAGCTTCACATAATAATAATCTTCTAATCCTAGCTTTAGCACTTTCATTCAATCTACTATATTCAGGCGTATCAACTAACACATCAAATGGTGAAACAATAACATCCTTATTAGCATCAACACAAGCATCAGCATCATCCATCTCAGAAGTATCATAATACCAATAAAACACCAAACTACCATCTAAATGCTTACCATGTCTACCTGAAATTTCATCTCTCGAACCTGGAACTGGATATAAATGTAAAACTCTAGTACCGTTTGGTCCAGCTGTAATTTTATATGTTAAATCTGACTGCCAAATTTGTTTTTGTGTTTTCAAAGTTTGTTGATACAATAAAGCATAATAACTTGGTAACACGGCATTCATGGGTGAACCCATAAAATTAAAACCTGAAGCTGTTGCTGCTAAACCGTCAACACTCAAACTATCATAAATTGGCGCACTACCCATACTTGGTGGTGTTGACCACAAAACATCAATTACTTCTCTACCTTTAGGTATTGTATAATATTGTGTATCACCAGTAATAACAACATAATCTTTTTTTAATTCCCAAGTTCCAGTTGTTGAAATTCCTGTTTGACGACTATAACTAGCAGCAAAGGCTCTCTCAAAATCCAATGTTTTTGTTGTTAATGAATAAACTAAATCTGATTGATTTATTGACTTATTTTGTAAAGTACTAAAATTTTGCTCAACAACCCATTCATTTATTTTACCACAATACTCTTCAACAGAAACTTTCAACAAAACATCCAATTCTTCATCAGTTATTTCAACACCCCTACCAGCAGCACCGCACATAATACGTACTTCATGGAATAACTTATCTTTTTGTGATTTACTTATTGCTGACATATTATATTAAATTTAAACTTTTAAAGTTTACTAAAATATTTTTAATTGTTGATAAGTTCTTATTAAAAATAAAATCATAATTATTTAATACATCTGTTATTAAACTATGTAATTTAATAACTTTTCTATACTCATCAGTATTTCTATCTGTAGAATCTAAAATAAATTTCTTTAAAATATCAGAAATTTTAACTAAAAAATTATATGTATCTTCTGAACTATCTAATATTTTATCAAAATTACCACTATGTGTAATATCTTTCAATTCCCACCCTAATTTATTTTGAGTTAACATAGTCTTATCCAACTCCTCATTAATAAGTTTCTTTAATATAATATCTATTTTATTTTCCATCCTATTTGTTTTATTGTAAATAGTTTAAGTTACTATTTAAGAATAAATTGTTATCATGCAAAAACCAAACAAAAAACCATCAACACCTTTTAAATATTATACTGAAAAAGATTTTAACTATGACTTGATGTTTTCAAGAGAATTTAGTGATAGTGACGCTATAGCTATAGTTAGATTATACAGAGTTGATGTTGTTAAATCAAATGTTCATAGAGTTTATGGTGAAGCCAAACCAAGTCAAAAACGTTTTTTAACCCCAATTGAAATGAATGTTACAATAACAATCGGTGATTTAGAACATAATGATATCGGTGGTTCTGGACCTAATAGACAAAACCCAAGTTCAGTTGAGTTAGGCATCTACAAAGAAGAAATGGAAGAAAAAAATGTAAATATAAACAAAGGTGATTTCTTTGCTTATTATGATGGTGAAAGAGAAAGATTTTATGAAATTATAACAGTTAGCAATATCGCTTCAAATAATAGTACAATTGGTTATAAACCGTTTTTCATGACATTCACAGCGGTACATGTACTTAGGGACGCTATTGAAGAATATTTTAATAATTAAAATTTGGTTTTGTGAAATTAAATTTGTAGGTTTGTTAAAATAAAAAAATAAATGGATAAATATACTATCACTAACCTAAGTATGCAATTAGCCATAAATACTATTATAATAATATTATATTTAATATGTGTGATTGTTTGGTTTCATTTTAACAAAACAAAAGAATACTTGTATAAAGAATCATTATACGAATTTACATGTGAAAAACCTTTACCAATAACAGTTGTTATATTGTTTTTCACTGTAAATTGTGTTTATTCAATTTTTTGGTTAACAAAACTTTATGTTTATTTATTAAATAATATTTTTTATGTTGAATAAATTTATCTTAATATTTTACAAAAAAATATAAAATAATTCTACTATGTTTATTCTTAGGATTAATTTTTATACCGTTATATTTTACAGTACAAGAGATATATAACGGTTATCAAGGGTTTTTTGTATGTTTTTTCAGTTATTTAATTGTATCTATATTACTACAATTAAAATATTCAGATAAATTTTGAAAACAAAAACCTCTCCTAATATTTAAGAGAGGTTTTTTCATTCTTAAGGTTGCATTTTAAAATTCCTCATTAAAGGACCTGCACTATTAATACCGTTCCAATCCGAATCCCTTGATTTAGTATTTAAATCAATAAATTTATTAGCAAAGTAATAACAAAAATGACCTTCAGTTGGTTTATTACCTGCAATTTTTAAAAACTCATTCATGTTAGTATTATTAATTTTCTTAAATTGAACAGGAAATTGTACATTTGTTTCAAAACAAAAAGCTGATGCATAAACAAATAAAGGTCCTTCATCTTGATTTACATATAATTTAGGTTTAACAACCTTCAAGAATACATCAAAAGCTGGGTCAAAGTAATATTTAATTACTACACCTAGATATATTTTTTTACTTCTATCAGTACTTAATAAATCATATATTTTTTGCAACAAAGGTTTATCTATTCTAGCTTTTTTAGAATTTACATCAGTATAAAGATTACCTGGATATGGTGAACCGTTTTTAAATTTTTCTTTAACTTCCAAATAAATATCATTATCTAGTAATTTTAAAAACTCCATTAATGGATTCCCTTCCGTTGGATTAGCTAATTGAATGATACCGACTGACAAACCACCATTATCGTAAGTATTTATAGAATTAAAATTACCTTCATGCTCTGCAACAATACCCAAAGCATATAAAAAATATGTAGTGTATTCGGAACACAAAATTTGTACATCATTTGGTTTCCATGACGGGTTTTTAGCTAACGTATTTTTATATCCATATTTTGAATTTTCATTAAAAGCATCAATAACTATTTGATTAATTGGGTTATTTTTTGCCTTAGATAAACTATCTTTGGAAAAATTTGTTGGTTTTGGACCTGTACCTGATATCTTATATCCTGGTGCTGTAAAATTATCTATTGTATTAACGGAAAAAATTGACATAATTTTGTAACCTTTATTTGTAAATAACGTTATAATCATTAAATTTGTAAAAATGTTAACTTAAATTGTAAATTAAATGAAAAAATTACTAACAACGCTATTAATATTATCTTATTTAACTGTTTCTGCGCAGATTAAAAAAGTTTATTACAATACTCACTCGGACACTACTATATTTAATGGTAAAATATATAGGGAAGATGTTTTTAATCCAAACAAAACTGTAACTATTAATAACATAAATTATAACTACAGTTTTTTACATTTATATAAAGATACCAAAGGTGCATTAAGAAGTTATGGTGATTTTGAAGCTAATCGTTGCGAATCAACTGACACAACTTTGTTTTATTATATTAGCAAAAACAGTTTATACAAAGTAAATGACAAGAAAATACAGAAGTTAAAATTCAATGATGACAACCCACAATTAATTGATGAAATTTGCTTTCTAAGAAAGAATTTTGGTATAGCAAGGTCAAACTACCGACTATATGTTTACGATGGTTCTGATACGCTTAAATTCAAATCTAAACTACTAAACTACGCTTTGCCATATAAAGGTGAAGAAAATAAATTTGTTTATTATGATAGTATTTTAGGTTTATTTAATGAAAACTTAACACAAGTTATTAATAGAGAAAAATATACAGAAACAGGTTATTATGTACCAAGAGAATCTGTACAAGATTTTCTTAACTATATAAAATGTAACAACATTAATAATTCGTGTTTAGATACTAAATATGTAAGATATGATTACCCAACATTTAACCAAGAATATACATTTTATTACGACAAACGTGAGTTATACCACTATACTAGCAATTTACTAGAACAATATTTAGATAATCGTTCAGATGAATATTTAAAAGAAATAAGTAAAACACCAGATAGTTTAGTTATTGATAATATTATTATGACTGATTTGTTATTAAAAGTTGCTTTACAATCAAAAATAAATTTAGATGTTAAATTATTAACGTATTCAATGTTTTTATTAAATGATAGTTTAATGATAACAGGTTATAGCCATAATAATGAATATCAATTAGGTTTGTATAACTTAAAAAATAATTCATTCATTAAATTCACACCACCTACTTGCAAGTTTATTACCAAATATTATGATGAGGATGGTTTTAGAAATATTAAAACCGAAACAGTTCCATTAACACCACATTTAATTTCATATCATTACAATGAGAATGAAAATAGTGTTTTATGCAGCGGTAATGATGGTTATATATTTAATATTGACTTAAACACATTTAAAATAAATAACATAACTGATTATGTTATTAAAGAAAATATTCACACATCTAAAAATGATAAATTTAAAGAAGTTGAAATGGTCTACTTAAAGGAAATAAAAGATGGAGTTTATACTGAGATACCTTGGTTAAACTATATTAAGAAAAACTTCTTAGTTCAAAAATTTTACAATAATGATAATAGATAACTAACAGAATATTTGCTAAAGTGGGTTTTTATCCTTACCTTTGTTTTCAATCTAAAATTCTACTAAAACCAAAATTATGAACCTTATTCAATCTTTAATAACCCACCTTCGCAAATATTATATGTTGTGTGTTAGTTTAATAAGACCGCAACAACACGACACAGACTTGCAAGAGAATGAAAAAAATGGTAAGTTTGAGAAAAATAATAAGACTATGACAGATGTTGAAGTAAATAATAAAAGGTATCTTTCATCAAGTAAGATATCTGAAACCGAAATTAACTCTATTAAAAATAGAGCGCAAGAATCATACCAAGCACACCATAACAAGGTAAATCAATTTACCAAAATGACACCTGACGAAAGATTAAAAATGGTTTTAAATAATCGCAATGTTTCAAAATGAATATATTATAGAATACAATATTAATAACTACGGTATTGGTGTAATCACTTATGATATCAGTTACATTAATCCATTATGGAAAATAATAATTTTTAAATTTAACTATTTAACGTACTATAATAATTCTATGTTATTAGAGAGTTACTTTACTTTAGAAGATGTAAACAAAAATGACAATTTTAGTATGTACAGCAAAAACGATAAAATTATATTATGGAAAATTATTTTTAGTATTAAAAACTATTATTTTAACAAACACAAACCAGATATTGTTGAACACTTTATTGATGGTAATTTTTCAAAAAGATTAAAATTATATAAATGTTATTTAAATCCGACACATTATTATTACCAAGACGAACAACATTTAAATATATTTTATTTAAAACTTTAACAAAACCAACACACAACATGGGTTTGGTAAAAGCAGGGCTGACGTGAATAACCAAGTTTCAACTTCTATCAAACTTAAGTTGTTAAACCCAACAGATGTAATTCTAAACCCTGCCTTCACCAAGCCCTTTGACGTTAGTTATCATTATACAAACATATAATAACATGAATTTCTTAGACGATTATAAAAAACTAGAGAATGAGTTATTAGCTTCAGAGCAAGAAAATAACCGAAAAAAGAACTATTTATTAAGAGAACTTAAAGCAACACCTATAGAAGAAATTATTGGGATACCTCAAGATTTAGTCAATAATATTGAAAACCCAGATAAACTAGAAACTAAAGAACCGACTAAGCTATTTGGTTGGTTAAAGAAAATATTTAGATGAACATTTCAACACAAGACAGAACTATTGATTTAACAAGAATTGGTGGTATAAAATTTGAAGAACATAATCATAGATACACAAATAAAGAAGGTGTAAGATATAATGGTGTTACTACTTTATTAAAAAATTATGAACATCATTTTGATACAGAAATTGGTGCTATCAATTCAGCTATAAAATATGTAATTATTGAAGAATTCGGAGAAGAAAAATTCAATACTTTAAAACACCAATGTAAAAATGAACAATTAAATAAATTAAAAGGTTTAATTAGCAAAGAAGATGAAAAACATGTTTTCGGACATAATTTTTTACATGAAAAATTACATTCAATTACCAATAAATATCCTTTATTAAAGGATAAAGTTGAAGAAAACAGAGTTAGGTTTTTAAAAGAATGGAAAGAAGCTAGTGATGAAGCAATAAAAATAGGCTCAGGTGAACACGACCTTAGAGAACAAAATATTAAAAAATATGGTTATTGGTTTGAAGGTGTACATTACAAATATATTGAAGGTAAAAACATATTAAACGTAACAACTGATGACGTAATTATTATACCGGAGTGTTTAGTTTGGAATCATAATGTAAAACTTGGTGGTCTTGCTGATATATTTCTTTTTAACAAAGGTTATATATTCGTACACGATTTTAAAACGAACCAATCAATTGACATGGAATCGTTCTTAGGAAAAAAGATGAAAGGTTGTTGTTCTAGATTAATGGATTCATCGTATTATCACTATTCATTACAATTAAGAATATACCAAAAAATGGCTCTTGACTTAAGAAAAGAATTCAAACAAGGTGAAAATTACATAATACACACAACATCAGAAAAATATAACAGAACCGAAGATAGTTATATTAAATGTTTTGAGGTTGAGAATGAAGTGGAGAATATTTTTAAAGATTTATATGAACGTGATTTTAGTAAAAATAATACATTTTAATTGTAAACTTTAACTATTTATAATAAATAACTAAATCTTTTAATGCTTTCTCTTAATTTACCTATTATACATAACAGTGATACTAATTTTGTCGAAGACAAAATGAATCAACACGCTTATGCTTTTAGGTATATGTTTAGAACATTAGATGAATCCGGTAATCGTCAATACGATGATAATATTAAAAATAAATTTAAATTAAATGATACTGAATATAGTTCACTTGAAACGGTAGTAAAAACTTTCTTTAAACAGTGTGAAACAAACAATAAAAAGACACAAAAACGTATTAATAATAAGTTAGATGAAATTGAAGAACTTAAAACCAAACAACAAGACCCTAAAAAGTTTCTAACTAAAAAAGAAAAACGTTCACTTCATAAATTACAAGAACAAGTTGTTTATTTAAAAGGTGTTCTTAAAAACAAACCTGTTTTTGGTGGTAGAAAGAACCTACAACATTTAACACATTTACATAATCAGTACAATACTTTAGTTAATAATCTATCTGTTACAACTGATGAAACTGAAATAATATTACTTGAAAATGAATTAGTCGAACAGTTTGATAAAATTGAAAAACAAAAGAACAAATATGTTACACAGAGATTAAGGTCTTTTTATTTGTTGGGCGAAGCCAATCAAAAAGGTAACAGGTTCTTTGACTTTATAAAACTAAATGAAGGTTTGTTGGTTTACAAACCCAAACAAGGTACTAAAGTCAACTTAACTGTTAAGGTTTGCAAGAATGAACTTAAACTTGTTAACAAGTTGATTGAGTTATCTCAAACTAAAAACATTAGTTTGTCTGTTTATTTATCAAACAAAAGTGTTTCAATTGCTTACGATGATGATATTGTTAACGGTTGGACACTTGATGAAACTGAAAAGAAACAAAAGATTAAAGAAATAAAAGAAACGTATGTTGATAAAGAGTTACAAACAACACTTATAAAAGCTGTTTACAGTGAACACCATAGAAAAGTTGAGCAATTAAAACTAGAAGGTAAAATTGAAGGACGTTGCGTAGCAATTGATATGAATCCATCTTATATTGGAGTTGCTATCTTAGAACGTGATTATGAGAATGAAGATACAGAAACAGGTAAACATGCTGTAAAAGTAATACATAAGTTCTGTTATTCTTTAAAGTATTTTATACAAAAGCTTCCTAAGGAAGCAACAGAAGAGGAAAGAGAATACTTACGTAACAAACAGAAACATGAGATTAAAGAATTAAATCATCATTTGTTTAATGTAGCTAATCATTATAAATGTTCAAGTTTTGTAATGGAAGACTTAAATTTTAATGAGTCAAAAGAAACATTAAAGAAAGGTAAAGAAGCAAACAGACAAACCAAAAATGTATGGTACAGAGGTCTGTTTACACAGATGATAATGAAGTTAACTTCAAAATATGGTATCAAACTTATAGAAGTTGAACCAAGTTATTCTTCATTTATTGGAAATATAATGTACAAGAACTTTGACCCTATCAATTCAGCTATTGAGATAGGAAGAAGAGGATTGTATAAGTTTATAAAAAATTGTGCAGGTTTACCACAGATTACCGAAGGTATCTTGAACACCGTGGCTGAAATTCTTTTAAAGAATGGAGAGGATGTTTCAAAGATGAACAAAATGAGTAAAGTGACGTGGAAAAACTTGTTTAACCTCTTGAAAAAATACAGATGGAGAGGTTCATCGGACTTGGTAACAAGTCGATGCAGGATGAGTACTAAAAAGAGTAGAGTTAAGATATTAAGCTGAAGAGTTTAATAAAATTCTATTGTTTTTATTACTATATCTATCTGATGACAATCAAATTTTTATAGGTGATAACATGATTAAAGCTGGACATGAATTTATTGAATTAATGCACAGTCGCGGTGCCGTACTTTTAGATACGGAAATGGTTTTGGGTTGTCCACATTTAGGTTATACAGGACAACCAGATAAGGTTTGGTTATTTAATAAAAACGGTGAATTGGGTATCATTATCAGCGATTACAAAAGTAATAAACCAAAAAACTTTGAATCACATTGGTACACTATTCCTATGTTAAAACCTTTTGAACAATACGATGACACAGCATTAAGTCATTACTATTTACAATTACCTTTTTATGTAAGATTGTTATTACAAATGTTAAAAGGTCAAAGTATGAAAATATATCTTTCTTCGGTGGTATCGTCCTTTTACTTAAAGAAGATGCAACATACAAGGAATATAGAATTCCAAAAGATATTATAACCAAAGTATTTAGTTTAGATATTAAAAATATTCTACAAAACAACATTTAAGTTTTAAACTATTTATAAAAAACTTAATAAAGAATTTTAACTTTAAATTATAATGAATAATGACAAATTAAAAGCGTTTTTAAACAATGGTTCAAAAAACGCACCAATTATTTCACCTGATAATAAATTTGATAACGAGGAAATTATCGAATCAAGACAAGGTTTAATTGAAAGAGTTGACAGAACTCTAAAAACTAAAGACGGACGTATTCTTTTAATGGAACAAAGATAATAAAATGGCTAAGATTAGAGAAATATTAATCGAAAACAAAATAACTGAAACTAATTATAGAGTACAGGTAGGTAAAAAATTTCTTGCATTAAATTCAAAAGAAGAATTAGATAATGTAATGAATGAATCTTTAAATACTGAAAATACTCTAACAGTTAAAAGTTATAACGTTGATGGTTTTGTTAAAGAAACAAAATACATTAATGAAAATAAGTCATGGGTTGAATTTAAACCAACATTAAATGAAAGTTATGTTGAAAAATTCAAAAGATTAGTTGAATATGAAATAAAACCACATGTTTCTTCTTCAACAATTATTGACGAGGATGATGAAGATGTTGTTGAAATACCAGATTCAAAACCTGCTATTGAACCATTTGAGGACACTGAAGCTATTAATCAAATCCAAAATACTGAAGCACCTGTTGATATAGTTACAGAATTAACACCTGAACAAAAAGCCAAAGAATTAGAAGATTTAGCAAAAGTTGATGATATTACACGTATCAAAGAAATTCAGGACCAACAAACACTCGAATTAAACAACATGCTACAAACTGTTGATTTAATCAAAACTGAAATGTTAAATTTAACCAACAGAACAGCCGACATTCCAGCAATGAAAGCTAATATTGATATTGTTAATAAAAAAGTTAGAGAATTAACACCTTTAACAACTGAAGAACAATTAACAAAAAATGCTATCATGTCAGGTGGTATGAAAATTGAAGATGTTTGGAATAAATACATTTTAAACAATGAAGTTCAAAGAGCTGTATTTGATAGTGTTGACGAACAAAAACCTGAACTTGAAAAATATAGTGAAGATGTTCGTAACATTAAAAAATACAACGATAATGATGTTAAAAAATCATTTGGTTTAAACTAATAAAATAAAACTCTTTTAAATTAAAATGGAAAATAAAAAACTTATTTTAGAACAAAAAATTACCAAACTAGCTGTTGAACAGTTAATGGAAAAATACAATGCTGGTCAAATTGATGAAGCTGGATTAGCATCAGCTATTGGTGGTTTAAAAAATTTGGCAGGTAAAGTTGCAAATAAATTTGTTGACAAAGCTAAAGAAGTTAAACAAGGTTTATCGGATGTTGGAACTGAAATTAAAGATACAGCAAAATATATTGGTAATGATATTAAAACATCAGCGCAAAATGCCACTAAAGGTGTTGCTGACTCAGTAGGTAATATTAAACAAAATATAGGTAACAATATTGATAAAGCTAAAACAGCTTACAAACAAGGAGCCTTACCAGTTCAAAGAAAACAAACTGAACAAGCTTTTGAAACATTTGCTAAAGCACTTAATACTTATAACCAAGAAGCAAGAAAATATAGTGCTGAACCACTTTCTATTCAAGGTATGTTAAATATATACCGTAGAACTTATCCTAATTTGTTTAAAGAAAGCGAAGAACCTATTTGCAAGACTGAAGTTATAAAAGAATCAGAAGACAAAGAATCTAAAGACGAAAAATGGATTCAAAATGCTGACATTAAAAAAGGTAAACTTAAAAAAAGATTAGGTTTAGCTGATGATGAAAAACTTACAATTAGTAGAGTTAATTCAGAATTAAAACATCTTAAAGCTAAATATAAAGAAGGTGAAAAAATGAGTAAAGAAGATTTAACTTTTGAAAAAGAATTAAATTTAGCTAAAACTTTATTGAGTTCTAAAAAATAATATTCTAACATTTACAGTAAATAAAAAACCTCTTCCTATTAATTTAAGAAGAGGTTTTATTTTTTGTTCACTTTATTTTTATGTTCACAAAAAGATGAACAATCTTATTTTAATGAACAGTATTAAACAGGATTTTCATCATTACCACCTGTATTGTTGACAATACTTGACCATCTACCTTTCCACTCAGCAAAGAATTCTAACACTTTAGAGAAAACAAAAACTAAATCAGTTGTTAAACCCAAAGCAGTTTGTCCATTTGCCAAAGCTATACTTGGTGAAGGTTCATTTAAATTAAAAATACAAACGTATTCTAAATTATTCAATACAATAGAACATTTAAATACTACATTCAAACCATCCATTGTGTGACTTTTTCCTGGATAAACTTTAACAATAGCCTTACCTTCAAGTTTATCTTCTAAAGCATCAACGTCTCCCTTAGCATCATCAGCAAATCTAGCTGGTAATTCAGCTTCATGTAAATTATACCTTTGTTTATTTTCATTGATATAACGTCTAATTTTAGACATTGTGTTATGTATGTCATCTGATTCTGAGTACCTCATAATATTAATCTATAGTTTGAACAAATCTAGTTCCGTATTTAATACCATCAAAACCTTTTTTAACCGCTTCTTGGTAAATTCTTTTTAAAACATAATTCTCAAATGTTAATACAGCTCTAGCAGCTTCCATTTTAAAATTATCATAATCAGGGAACCATTTCTTAGCTAAATTTTCAACCGGATTATCACCACACTCCTTATCATCAATCTCTAATAAGTTTTCAAACTCAAACTGATAAGCTTTATCATAAGAAGGTTTTTGTTTATCAATCAACAAATTACCTATTTTACTATTAGGTGTAAATGGTTTATTAGAATATAATGTTAATGTTTTACCATTCTTAGTTTCTTCTTCAGAAGATTCTTGAATATCATCTTCTTGTTTTTCAGTAAAATTATTATCTAAATTATTTTCCCAATTATATTTATCCTGTATTTTATTTAAAATTCTAGACGCATCATGTTTATCAGCATAAATTTTAACACAAACAACTTTAGCAACTTCAGGTGTTGTTTGAAATGCAAATAATCTATCATGTCCATCCAACACTTCATTATCTTTAGAGATAAATATAGGATTAACAGGTTTTAAATTTAAAATACTATCCTTAACACCTCTAACGTTTTCTACATTAACATTATCCGTTAAAGGTTTTAATTCATTAGGGTTAAAATTATCAATTTTATAACCTACTTGACTATTATCTAAATTTTTATATATATAATCGTAGTCAGATGTTATTTGTGGTAACCAACTATTTTTAACTGCCATTTTATGTTTATTTTTTGTTTTTAAGTTCAATTAAAGCGTCCTTAATATAAGTTTTAATATTTTCCTTAATAATTTTATTAACTATCTTTTCAATTCTTTTTTCTGATAAACCCTCATGTATAATAAAATCATAAACTGTTTCTTTTATGTATTCTTTTATTTCAGAATCAGACATAGAAGAATTATTTGTTTTTTGCTCTTTTAACAGATTATTATAAACAGGTTCCTCTATACTTTTAGATATCTCTTTTCTATATGTTTCATATTTAGGTGCAACATCATGTGCCTTAGCTTCAGCTTCAGCCAACGCACCTTTCTTACCACTCAATAATGCTGTTATAGCATCCATTGGAACAGGTGCAGCTACTTCATTAAATGTAGCAACTTTAACATTACCATCACCTATAACCTTCTCTATACTCTCTAACTGCAAAGCTACATCTTTTTCAGATTTAACTTTATTTTTAACATCAATAGCACCATCAACAGCCACCGCATTTTTAAATAAATTAGCAGCTTCAGGTGTTATTTGTCCATTCAAAAAAGCAGATAACGCTTGTTTATTCATGATAAAAAATATTTATTTAATTTAAATAGTAAATAAAAACAAAAAACCTCTCCTAATATTTAAGAGAGGTTTTTATTAGTTTTCTGATTCAGTTTTCTTAACAGTTGTATGTCCAAAAAATTTGGCAACTAAAACCAAACCTAATAAAACTTGTTTAACCCAAGCAGGTACTAAACCTTCCGGTAATGCATTTACATATTCCAAAGTCTCAACAGCACCAGCGGTTAAACCTAAAATAAACGGAATCTTGGTGGTAAACCATTTACCAAACTCAGAACTTTCAGCTTGAAACCTTTCAACTAAAGTCATTTCACTTATTTTCTTTTTCATAAATATATTTTTAGTAAATAGATAAAAAATAATTTGTTTAAATGAAACTTTATTTGTAGATTTGTGCTTGTAAATAGAATGTATAAATTATGTTAATAAATAATAAAGAAGAGTTTGAAGAATTTTATCCATATTCAAAAGACCAAATAACAAAATATCCATCTGAATATCCTTGTTTATGTTCATGGTCTCATGAAGGTGGTGGTTTAATGGGTGAATACAAACAAGTATGGGTTATTTACTTTCCTAAAAATGTAACAGTAGAAGAAGCTTTTCTATTAGGTATAAAAAAACAATGGTTAGAATTATGAAAAATTCAGAACAAGTAGAACAATATGCTAATGAATTATTAATGAAAATGTATAGTAATGATAAAGCATTATTAGCAATAAAAGAAATATTGAAATTTTCCGATAATAAACATAAAGAATCTCTATTAAAGGTTCAAGAGTTACTTATTAAATGGACTAAACAAAGGTAACTATGGAACATTACTATGTGTTTTACAAACATGAAGATGATAATATGTTTGATAGAACTTGCGGAACAAAAGAATCTGCTGAAGAACGTATTAATATCTTAAAAAATAAATATAATTATAGTGATGCTGAATATTTCTTAAATGAAATTCCTAAAGATTATATTTATTTTTATTAATCAAAACTATTATTTATGAATAAACTAGATGATAAAACAAAGAAACTTATGATTGAGTTTGCTAGACACTGTATGATAGAACTCGTATCACAAACTCCGCCTGGTGGTACATTTTCTGAAATTTCTTCACAAAATCTCAGTAAAATTACAAAAATACTTAATGAAAAATTTAAATAATTATGTGGCGAATAAAATGCAGTAATGGTTTGTATGTAAATAAAACAACGTATGGTACTTGGATAAGTTATTCTAATAAAGGTAAAATATTTACAAATGAAAAAATAGCACTAAAGAATCTATCTTTATGTCAAGAATTTGCGAATAAAGATGAAAAACATAACACGCTAACTTACACAATTGAACAAACCTCTCCTAATAACTAAGAGAGGTTTTTATATTTTATCTAGATAACTGAGTTCTTTTCTTTAAGTTAAATACAATATCTGAATTAGGGTATTTAATTTCAAACATCCCATCCATTGGTGAGTATATTGCGTTATCAATCAATTCAATTTCCCTTGTGTCATTATTAACATAAGGTTGCTCAATTTCATTCAATGAATACTGTCCACCTACTTTGTTATAAACTTTATAATTAATAACATCAATTACACCAACAACAGCATTAAGTTGTTTTAATATAGAACCAATAAAAACATCATTATTCATTTTGTTGTTATTAATATTAAAGAAATCACTAACAACTTTTTGACAAGCTAATACTATTTGGTTACTTGGAACATTATCTTCTATAAACAAATCAAAAGCAAAACCTATATTAATTATCTTACCGTTTCTAACTTCTACATAATCATTTACACTTCTAAATTGTGATAAATATTGCGCAATATTTTCTTCCAAAACAGACGTTGATGTATTATCAAGTTTACCTGCACTATCTATACCTAAAATAGAAACAACAACTTTATTATTTTCTTTAAAAACAGCATTTCTAAATGGTACACCGAATTCGCTTGGCATCTTAAATAATTGAGCAGAATAATCTGACAAAGTAATACATCTATTTTGTGCTGAAAAATTATACGGGATTATATTTCTAACCTCTTCAGTACTTGGAGCATCAGCACCACCTAAAGCTGGAATAATATTTGTAACCTTTAATGTTCTTAACACTTTTTGATTAACCTCATCCAAAGGACCATTTAAAGAACTAAACACAGCACCAACTGATGTTAAAACATTTGAACCTAAATTTGAACCAATACCACCACCTGTTCTATACTTAACCCAAATCTGACTATTAATCGGAGGAATTTCACCAAAAGCTGTGTTATTTAAATAACCATCTAAACCATTATAAACACCGCCATTAGTCATTGCTGTATTAAATAAATCATAATCACCATTACCACCACCAAATGTTATTTTACATAAACCATTATGTGTAAATTCAGTAATAAATTTTTTAGTTACCTTATCCCAAACACCCGTTTTTAATGAACTATTATTATTTGAAGCTTTAAAAATTCTATCTTGTAACAAATAATCAACCTCATACCATAACTTAGTTGAATCATAAAAATCGGCATTAACAGGGTCCGGATTAGTTAAACCTGGTAATACAATTATTTGGTCAACTTGTATAATATCTGTTTCAGGTAAATTAAAAGATAAAAATGGTTTATAATTACTTGATGTTACTGAACGTGAAAATATCCTAGTTATACCATTATAAACAACCTCACTTTTTGTTATATCGTAACTTAAAACTTTTTCATCAGCAGAAATATTAGGTTTTATAGTTCTATTAGGGAAACCCAAAGCACTTGTATCACTATCAAAATCAACATCACTTCTTAACTCAAAAACTTGTCCACCACCAACAACTTGTGTACCTGCTTTCAATATAGGTAAATATTTTGAATCATAAGTATCACCCAAAACAGGAACTGTAAATGTAAATGAAACTATTGTAACAGAACCTCTTTTGTTAGGAACCTTTAAACCCATATTCTTTGCAATGCTAAAGATAGACCTTCTTTCTTGTGCAAACTCTAATTGTGTTTCCTGAAAACGTCTGTTTATTTGATAATTTAAACTATCACCCAAACCAGCAATCAACTCAATAAATAAAACACCTAAATCGTTCTCTGTAAAATCAGACAAACTATCAGGATAATACTGTTTAACGTAATTTATTAAATCCTCTCTAATAGATAAGAAATCTCTAGAACTATAATTAAGTTGTTTGGATGTAGCCATTAATGTAAAAATCTTTTTTTATAAATAGCTTGGAACTAAATAAATTATTTTGTATGTTTGTGTACTTAAATGTTATGTTATGGAAGAAAAACTAGAAAAATTATCAATAGCTGAGTTAAAAATCGTAATTGATGAATCAGAAAAAATGCGAAAACCTAAACTAAAACAGGTTGCTGAAAAAGTTTTAAAAAATAAAATTAACGAACTGGGTAAATGAAAAAGAAACAAATTATAAATACCAAAGATAGTAGAACTTACCACGTTGGTTCACTTAAGTATGATTTTGAATCATTATTTGAAAATAATGATTTTTATAACAATAATGAAGTCTTTAATATTAATTACTTTACATTTCATGTAGAATTACCTTGTGATAATGGTGAAGTTTGTACTGACACTTTTAATGTAAAAGAAATTGTTACTCAAAATAAATTAAACGATTTAGTTTTAAGTATTGTTCTTGATAAACATTTTGAAACTAGATTTAACAGTGTAATTGATGTTGAAAATTATTTAAAAATGTTTTTAGATGATTATATATTATTTTCATATTCAAAAAAAGTTAATAAGTTCTTTATAGTTAAACCAGAACAAGTTATTAAAAATGCTGAAACATATTTTTTATTTGCATCATTAGCTAATGAACCCTTACAAGAACTAGAAGAAAAAGGAGAAATTGTAGATATAATACTTGATACAGTAGAAGAATGTCTAGGTGACAATACATTAGGTTGTATTGGAATTGATGGAAAAACATGGTTTAATATTTATAAAACTGAAGATAAAGGGTTAATATTTAATGAAACATTTGATGATTTTTACGATACTCTATTTAAAGAATTTAATAAACGTAAAAACCAACCTACTTATATTTTCATTAAAGTTGTTACTAATCCAGAAATATCGTTAGATGAACAATATTTAGAATTTTATGGTATTTGTTGTCTTAAAAATAATACTAACGAATACGAAATAGGTTTTGTTAGTGCAGAGGGTTTAAAACAATGCGTTAAACCTAATGGTGATAAAATAATTTACTGTGATTTAGAAGGAAATAAAATTAACTAAATATGAACTACAAAGCTAAACAAAAGAAAGAGTATTTTATCGTTTCTAGTGAAGAAATAAATTGGTCAGATGTTGAAACACAGAATTTTGATATAACTGATTTTGATAGTGAATTACAATATCATGTAGAAATACCTTTAATATCAGGTTCATCAATTACTAGTGATAACAAAAATCACAAAGATATTATCAAAACCAAAAAACTAAGTGATTTGGTTCTTTTAATTGAATCAGAAGGTTTTTATGAAGATGACTTTACTGAATCAGATGATTTTGTTGATTATTTACATAGTTGGTTAGATTTCTACAAAATTTGTTGTTACAATAAAACAACAAAAAAATATTCTATTTGCAAAACTGAAAATGTTATTAATTGCTACAATCAAACTGAAGAAGAATTAAATTCATGGAATAATAATATCATTAGTAAACCAGAAATTAGTTTTGATTTAGACAAAATTGGTTTTGATGAATCATTATATAAAAGTAGTTTCAAAAACTTAGAATCAGCTTTAAATAAAAGTCTAGGTGATAAATTTAACTTTGGTGTGGTTTACTGTTCAAACAATTTAATCTTTGATGTTAATAAAAATAACAAAGGTGAAATTAGTTATGGTACTTTCTTTACTCATCACGAAAAAATAAAACGTGACATTGCTTTATATTTAGCACAAGATATTGCACTTGGTATGACTTTTAAAGTTTATACAAAAGGTAAAGATGTGGAAGATAAAAAACAGTTCTTTGAAGTTTACGGTTTCGCTTTAATTAACAAACCAAATGTTGATTATATATTTGATATAATGAATGTCACTGCCGAAGAAGTTAAAGATTCTTATAAAACTGACATAAACAAACAACCTGAACACTTTAAAAACTATGTTTTCTCTGATTTAGAAGGAAACAGAATAATTATTTAAATAATGGAAATAAAACCAGGACTATCTTTAGTTTCAACTAAAGAATATTTTGAATTACTTAAATTCAAAGAAACTATCGAAAACAAAGGTACTGTTATTGTAAGTGAAGGTAATCGTTTTAACGGTTATCTTGATACTAAATTCAGCTTCTTAACTGAAAATGAAACTCTTGATAATTTATCTAAAAAGATAGAAACTTTAACAAAAGAAAATGTTTTATTAAAGGATGAAAACAATGTATTAAAAACTGAAAATAAAATTTTGAAATCTGATATTTTGTCTTTAAAATCGGTTAATTCTACATTAGAAAAAGGTAATGAATTATTATCTAATCAAATTCTAGAATTGACACCTAAAGTATTAATACACGAACCTAATTGGTTTCAAAAACTATTTAAAATAAATATTTTTAGATGACACAACAACAGTTAGAAATCATTGATAGATTATATTCGTTTTACGCTATCAACAAGGAAGAATATAACATTTTAGTAGGAAATACTAACCAAGATACTTGCGTTAAATGTAGATGCTCAAAATGCACCAAAAACGAAAGATATGAAATACCGTATTCTCTTTATTCCAAAGATGGTACTATCAACTATAGTAAACATGGTTGTTAAACATTATATTATTTATTTTAAATAAAAAACTCTTCTTAAATTAATAGGAAGAGTTTTTTGTTTTAATGAGGTTATAAATTGCTCAAGTAAAATCTCAATATTAGTTTCATATTTATCACTAATCTTACCACATGTATTACATTTTATTTTAACTAAACTTTGACTATTTTTATAATTTTCATGTACTAACGAATAATCAAACTTACCGATACCATGTATATATTCAGATTCTTCAATAAATTGTTCAACAGGTATTGGTTTCAAAACATTACAGTTTAAAATTTCATAGTATTTTATACTATTACTCTTCTTTTGTGGACTTTGACCTCACACTGGGTTAACTGCCAACCCTCTATCGGTTTCATGTTCCGTTTGGAACAATCCGCCCTTGCGTTTTATATTATTATCGGTACTAATTTACAGCGACTGCTGTCTAAGAACCTACCGATACTTAACATATACTTTCTTAGTATATTATAACTACCATTCACATCTGAGTTAACTTTGATGTTGTTTTTACTAACGTACAAACCTCTTAGCTTACGACTTCCACTGAAACTGTAATTCTTAGCTTGGTTTTTATTATAAGTTGGTATCAAGTCATCATCAACAAAGCTCGCTTGTGATGTGTAACTTTCCTCTTGTTCCACAACAACGTTACCTATCAACTCACTTTTGTACTTTAACTGTTGAGTTAATTTAGTATAAGGTATCGAAACGAAGTTTTGGTTAACTTTCTTTGACATATTTACTTCGTCTTTCCAACCTTTGTTACAACCTACAACTATTGTACCAATATTATACTGTAAACATAGTTGCAATATTTTGTTTGTGTACTCATGAAACTCATGTTCAATTTTACAGTTACGTTTGTGAGTTAAAGTGTTAATCTTATTTGAGTTCTGTAAGATTTGAGGGTTTCCTTCTTTGTCTTTCAAACTAGAATGATTTGGTAGTTGCGACTGCAACTCTGCTCTGACTTTATTATAAAACTGATTTATTGATTTAACATGACCACCTTTAATTATACGAGGCTGAAAGCCTTCTACATTTGATGTTATGGTCATTAAATTGTTAACTCCGTAATCAATACTTATAATATTATCTTTATTTAAGTTCATGTTCTTTTCTTCTACATCATAAACAACTTCAATTTTATATTTTTTATTTGACATTGGTACTAATCGTACCATTTTCAAAACACCGTTGTGTTTGTTAATGACAGGTACTTCAATGTTAGTTCCACTAAGTTTAATAAAACCTTGTTTTAATTTAGTTTTAGATATTGCACCAAGTTCATACGTTACTACGTAACGACCTTTGGTTTTGTGCAAGTAGTTAGGTAACTTTGGTCTGCCTGTTAAACAGTCTTTATTACTTTTGTACTTTTTACAAAGAGCAAAGAAAGATTTAAAGTTTTTATCAACCAACATAAGAGTTTGATTACTAACTTTACGTGGTAATTCACAATAATCAACATCTTTACTGTCAACAAATTGTCTATTAATAGTATTATAATTAAAATAATTTGCATGGTCAACCATGCCTTGTTCTTTTAATTTGGAAGTATTAATAAATTCTTGTCTTACAGTATAGAGAGCTTTATTATACAGATTTTTACTTTTAAAACACAGAGAATCAATCTCTTCATAGAAGCGATGTGATTTATTAATTATGTGTTTTTCGGTATTGTACATTAACAGTTATTATTTATTATAAATAGTTTGTTTTATAAAATAAATATGTTAAATTTACATAAAACTAACATAAAGTTCTATGTTAGATGGTTGCTTTTAAACACAACCTCTTCTTTCATTTAGATGTCTATACGGCGTATTAAAAAATGTGGTTCCGCATTTATTACATTTAATTTCCACTTTTGTATCCACATTTTTGTAAACTACGTTACTATAATCATAACGTCCATCTCCATGTATACTCTTACCTTTTTCTATAAAATTTTTTAATTTGTCTTCCATTTTATTTTAAATTAAAAAACCTGATATTAACTAAAATACCAGGTCACACTTGTTTAATGTTTTATTTTACTGAATCTTTAGCTAAAGAATCCACTTTAACTACTACCGAGTCAACCTTAGTTGAATCTACTGAATCAGTTTTTTTAGTTTCACCACAAGATAATAAAGCGAAACTTACACAGATAATTGGAACTAATAATTTTTTCATTTAATGAAATTTTTGGTTTAAAATTAAAGATTAGACAAAAATACAAAAAGCTTGGAATAAATCCAAGCTTTTCATACAATTTATTTTCAACTTATTGATTAAGCTCTTAAATCAGAACCTACTGCGTAAGTTGGAATTGCATCTACATAAATTTTACCATAGAAACGGTTGTTAATTACTTTAGTTGCAAAACGTGACATTAACATATACACTGAAGTACCATCATTGAAGTTAGTCATTTTTGGTAACATCATGATTGGAGTGTATGGTGCATACACATAACCTGTTGAGAATATGTCTGACCCCTTGTGTCCAATCAATAATTGAGAACTGGGGCTATAGTTGTCGACATATAAATCATAACGGTTTTGTAACGAACCAATTTTCTCAATACCCATAGAGAATTTAGTTTCACCAGCAGAAGCATCAGATACGTGGAAATACTCTAAAGAGTTAAACAACGCAGCGATTTCTGGAGAACAAACAATCCAGTTAGCTCCACCACCGTTTAAAGTAGATTTAGAGATAGCAGCTGAGATTTGATTAATTTTGATAATTAACTCTTGGTTGTAATCTTGACGAGTAATACCACTTCTTTTTGAGAAACCATTGTAATCAAAACGGTCAATATAAGCAGCACATGCACGTAATTCTCTTAAGATTGTACGGTCAATTTCAGTAGAAACTGATTGAGACATAAGAGAAACTAAAGACTCTTCAACATCAAAGTTGTGATAAGCTTTCGCATCAGCAGCAACCTCTGGAGTGAATGTAGCTCTTAATTTTCTTGGTTCTCCAACATCAATTGTAGTATAAGCTAAATCGAATGAAACCTCAGCAATTTCTGAATCTTGCTCTAAATCAGAATATAAAGAATAAGAAGCTGTAAATACTGGTGTACCAGTTGTAGAACCTGATAAAGCGATGTATGAACCATCAGTTGCACCTGGATAAGTTAAATCTAAAATTAATTTTAAGTTACCGTTAGCATCAACGATAGATTTAGACCAAGACTGTAAACCTAATTTGAATGGAATTTCAGAACCAGCAGCAACATCATAGTTACCATTAGAAGCAGCGTTACCAACAAAAGCAACGTTTGAAGTAATTTTCAATGAAGCTAAGAATTCTTCAGTATCCATTGGGTCTCCAACAGGACCTTGCATTTTTCCACCGTTTGAAGTGAAACCAGTTACGTTAACAGTGAAGAATTTAGTTACACCATTAGTGAAAGTACCACCTGAAACAACTGGAGCTTTTACAAAGATTTTTCCAGTAGTTCTATCGAACAATGCATCACCATACTCAGTAGCAGTTTGAGCATAATAAGCATCATACAATGAATAAGTCTCAAATTGAGTTCCGCCTGTTTTACCTGTACGTCTTCCGTCAGCATCTAAAGAATAGTTAGCAGCAGCATTTGAATAAGCACCATCCATTGAAGTATGTGCATCATTTACTCTTTTAGAAATTTTTGGGTTATAGTAATAGATACGTCCGTTAGGTCTATCTAAAGCTTGAACCGAAACAATTTCGTTAGCAAGTAATTTTGAGAACACACGTCTAATTACAGGGAATACAACTGTTTCAAAAGAACCAGAAGAATCTGTAGTTGTAGACTCATTTACCATCCAAGAAGCTTGGTTTTCTAATAATTGAGCCATGTTACCTTTTTGGAAACCGTTAAAACCTTCTAAAAGACCAACAGCATCCCATTTTTGAGCAATTAATTCACGTTGCTCACGCATTAAATTTGTACCGATGTTTCCTAATTCACCACCAGCTAATAAACTTCTACTCATTTTGTTTTTTTAAATTATTTTAGTTAGTTTTATTTAAATAGATAAAAAATTATTTTTTAAAGTAATTTTTTCCATCTAGCAACTAACGGATTAGTTTGTGTTTGTTCACCAGCTGCTTCGTTAAGTTTTTTACTATTAACTTCATCAGTGGCAAGGATTGTTGTTCTAGTTATTTTATCATTAATAGATTCCTTAACTAAAGTTTTTGTTGAACTAGAAAAACTTTCATTTAAATTACCGTAACATGCTTTAGCACCTTCGATAGTATCAACTGACATAAATTCTCTAATTACTTTAATTTTCTCATCTTTTGATAAGTCGTGTTCTAGGAACAACTGATTAACATGGGAAGTTTTATGTGACAACACTGTTGCCTCGTACAATTTTTCCTTGATTTTATCAAGGCTCTTTAAACTTTCTGTGTTATTTTTTTTAAGTTCAGTATTTTCAGCAATTAATTTTTCAGCAAGTGATTTTAATTGTTCAAAACCTTCACGTATAGTACCTTTATCTTTATTATATTCTCCGTATTGAGAAGGTTTAGCATTTACTGATTTAGCGTTAGCGAAACTTCTTGAAGTACCTTCTTCTAAATCATCACCTTCTTGTTCAAATTGACCAGCAATTCTTTCAGCAATATCAAAAATTTGATATTCTTGGTCTTCGTTAGCTGGTGCAAATTTATCCGTTAATTTATTTCCTAAAGCTTCAACATTTAATTGGTTATTTGAATCAACTAAATCAGAAGCTTCATGTTGAATTAAATATTTAGCAAAAGATTCAACCGCTTTAATATTTAATGGTGTTGAATCAACCTCGGTATTTTCTACTTCAGTATTTTCAATTTCATTATCAACATCTAAATCATCTGAACCTAAAGCGTTAATAGCTTCTTCTAATTCAGCATCTGTAATTTCTGAATCATCATTATCAACAATAACATCAGCTGATTCTTCACTTTCAATTTCTTTTAATAGTGCATTAACTTCTTCTTCTGATAAATTATTTAAAAAATCATCAGTGTCACCATTTTCACCTTCTTTAGGTTCTAAATTTCCAACCTCAGATTTAATTTCATCTTGTGAAATAGGTTCTTGTTCCTCACCTTTGTTAAATTCAGGCATTTCTGTATCTGTATTATCTGTCGTTAGTTTAGTTTCATCAGAACTAGTATTATCTACATCAGTTGTATCAACATCAGCGTTAATTAATCCTTCAATATCAACATCATTTAATATTGAATTAATAAAATCAACATCATGTTCACCTTCTTGATTTTCAATTCCTGATTCTGGTGTATTTACTGGTGCGTCATTATCTAAATTTTCTTCACCTTCAAAAAGTCGTGCAAGTTTATTATCAAGGTGTTTTTTTGATTCTTTGATAACTTCTTTATTAGCAACTTTAGAAACGGTGTTTTTAATTTCTTTTAAATCAGCAACTGCTTTTTTTATTACACTCATTTTTTAGTTTTATTTTAAATAGTAATTTTTATTTTATTAAATATTTGTTTTTATGTTAAAACTTTTTTAATAAATTATTTTAGTAGTTTTATTTTATTAAAAAAGACTTATATTTATTTTCAATTTCTGATAATTGTCTTTTAACAACACTTTCATTAACATTTTTTAATTCATCAGAATCTATTGATTTATATAAATAAGCATCCGGTGTTGATGGTGATGAAACTAAATCCCAACCAATTAATTCAAAATCATTCTGAACAACTAAAACATCGTTTTGTTTTCTAACCGAACCTAAACCTCTAGATGAAATACCTAGTTTACATTTCTTTTTAAGTAAATCAGCTATATAATCAGCTTGACAACCTATTGTTCCGTCATTATCATATTTAATTGATGTTAATAGCTCGATAACACCCCATAATGTGTTTTGTGACCACCAAAAATCGACAACCAACAAACCTAAATCTTGACTCCTTAAAGAAATATCACTTCTATCAGGATGACAAACTTCACCAAAACTATTTCTATCTTTAACTAACTGAATATATTTTTGTAATTCTCTTTCTAAAATTTGTCTTGAGTAAATTCTTGAATTACGATTTCTCACTTCTGCTTTTTGCAAAATACATTCAATATAAGTTGATTTACTATCTCTAACTAAATTAGAAACTGATTCATTTATATTACTAGAACTAGTTATAATTTTATTAGTATAACCTTCATGTTCAATTAATATCCCAGTACCAACTTCTCTAGCTTCTAAAATTTTCATTAGTTTTAATTTTAATTAAATAGGTTAAAGAATTTTGTTATTTATTTTTTATAAAAAGTTATAATTAGTTTTTATTATAAATAGTCAACGTTATTTATTCTAACTATTTATAATAAATAAAAAAACTTATAACTAGATGATAAACTTTGGAATTATAAACGAGGCACTAAATTCATTATTCGTAAATGAAAGTATTGAAAATGGTGGTTTAAATTCTACATACAAGGGTTATGTGGATTTAATTAAAAATTCAGAAATATTAAAACAAGAATTTAAAGTTTACAAAACTTTAGAAGACACAAAATTTGAAAATAAAGATATAGCTAAAGTATTTCTTGATAAAATTCTAGAACCTTTTAAAAATTATACTTATAACGAGGTATTAAATGAAGTTGCTAAGATTAAAAATTTAGTATCAAATCCGGAAAGAATTGAAGATACAAAAAGAGATTTATTTATTGCAATTGACAACTTAATTTTAAGTTCTACTAAGGATGGTATTTTTAAAGAACCAGTTAAAAATAATTTTGAAAAATCATTAAATACTGTTTTAACATTCATTACAGAACCACAAGTTTTAGAAACTGAAGACGAAGACGAAATAAGTGAGGAAGAGTTAGGTTATTTTAAATCAGATGATATAATGGATAAATCAGTTGAGTTATACGAGGAAGAATATGGTGAACAACTTAATGAAATGCAAAAGGAATTTATTGGTAAGTTATTCAAAAGTGAAGATAATGAAAAACCATTAGTTTTTGAACAAATAAAACAACATGTTTTAAATGTTTTAGTGGAAGATAAAACAAGTGACCCACAACTTATTGATAGTTGTATTGCTAAGGTAACTAAAATGAAATTCAATGAAAATAATTTCTATGAAAACGTCACAGATTTACTCGAATTCTGTTAAAAACAAGAAAGATTGCAACTGTCCAAAAGATAAACCTAGAGTTATCAAACGTTAATAATAACCACTTGACTTTAAAAACCTCTCTTATTAATTTAAGGAGGTTTTTTATTTTATAACCTCTTTGTAATCTTTACTGAAACGTAATAAATAATACCTGAAACGTAAAATATTTTCTATTTAAAATAAAATAGGGAGAGATGAGGATGGTTTTTATTATTATCGCACTGGTTCTTACTTCTGTTGATATTACATTGCTTAACAGAAGAAATAAGACAAAAACTAAATATTCTGTTGTTTGTACATTAAACAAACAAACAGAATCTGAACTAGAACATTTTTATTTATAAAATATTTTTAAACAGCTTGTAATTAATTTTGCAAGCTGTTTTCTTTATTAACTATTTATTTGAAAAATACACAACTATGATAATACTAGATTTTTGCTTTATATTTATGTTACTTGGAATAAGTGCTGGGTTATTCTCTAAGTTTATTGATTTTTGTTTTAATGAAGGTAACGTTTTAGATTTTTATTATCTTTGGGTTATCACGTACATTGAACCTTTATACCCTAAACTAGCTAAACCTTTAGGTGTTTGCAATGTATGTTTTAATTTTTGGTTCTCTAGTTTTTTATTTCCTTTATTATTAACTTCCATCGGGTTAAGTTTTAAAGTTAGTTATTTTTGTTTATATTTTATTTACATTTCATTCACTTGTATAACTAGTTTATATTTGAATAAAGAAAATTAATTTATTCTATTTATTAATAAACATATCTAATATGTATACTATATATCATTCAAAGAAACTAACTAATTTATCACCTGTTAAATATAAACTTTTCAACTTAGGTGTTGCATTTGCGGTTAATTATTTAAAAATAGATAAAAATATTAAATTCAATATTTACTTATTTCATAAAGATGATAAAAGTAAACCACAAAATATTACCCTTGCTGCTTATGACCCACAAACCCACGATATTCATGTAAGAGCTGATAATAGAATATTAATGGATATATTAAGAAGTTTCTTTCACGAAATGGAACACTTCAGGGAGCAAACTCAAGGTGGAATAGATTTTTCAAAGTATGATGATATCCACTGTGATACAGAATATAATGCAAATAAACAAGCAGGTATAATGTGTAAAGTATTTGCAAAAGAAAATAATGCTAAGTGGATTAATAGTATTGATTAATTCATTTAATTAAAGAAACGGCTTAGGACCGATTTGCTGTTACGGCAAAATTTGACCTGCATGATTCGCTCCCATGCAGGTTTTTTATTTAAAAAATTGGATTTTATTAATTTTATATATTTATGTTTAAAACCAACTCTATGAAAAAATGTGCTAAATGTAAAATAGAAAAACCTGAAACTGAATTCGGTAATAATAAATCTTCAAAAGATGGATTACATTCTTATTGTAAAGAATGTGAAAATAAATGTTCTCGTGATAAATATTATAATAATCGTGAAAAAAAACTTAAACAACTAAAAGATAAATATCAAAATGACATTGAATTTAAAAATAAAAGAAATTCAATAATAAACACAGATGAATTTAAAAATAAAAGAAATGAAAATGCTAGAAATAAACGTAAAAATAATGAAGAATATCGCGAAAAAATAAATAAACAAGAACGTGATAAATACAATAATAAAACTGAATTACGTGAAAAAAAACTAAAGAAAATAAGAGACAAAACTGCTAATGATAGTGAATTTCGTGAAAAAGAAAGCAAGCGAAAAAAAGAATACCACGCAACACCCAAAGGTAAAAAGGTATTAAAACGTGCATATTCAAAATACATAAATAAACCTGAAAATAAAATGATTCGTACTATTCGTGATTTTATCCATAGAACATTAAAATATAAAAATGAAACATATACTAACAAAGATTTAGGTTATACTAAACATGAGCTAAAAGAACACCTAGAAAAACAATTTGATGAAAATATGTCATGGGACAATTATGGTATTTGGCATGTTGACCATATTATACCTATTACAAAGTTTGATAAAACAACACCGATATATGTTATTAATCACCTAGAAAATTTACAACCTTTAGATGGTACTGAAAATATGAGTAAGAATAACCGCATCGAATTACTACCTGAACGAACAATCGGTGAATATGTTTTATTTTTAAATGAAAATAATAAGTATCAATTAAAATAATTTGTTTTATTGAAACCTTTTATGTAGGTTTGCGTTATAGTTTAAAATTACATTTAATGATATTATCAGAACAAGAAATAAACGGATTTGAGATTTGTAAGTATGAATCTACAAACATAACACAAACCAGGTATAACATTGAAACCAAAGAACTAATTGTGTTTTTTGGTAGAGCAGGAAGAGTTTTTAAATATTTCCCTGTAGAATACGATAATTATTTGTTTTTCAAAAGTAGTGAATCACAGGGTAAATATTTTATTGCTAATATTCAAAAGAATCCTGATATTGATTTTGAACCTTATAAACCTATAGAACAAAATGATTAATTCAACAAAACGTTTAGAACGTAGGAATATAACCTATAGTGAAATTGGTTATAAAAGTCAAGGTAGTATGTTTGATTTATTAGATAATAGTTTAAAAACTGTTGCTAGGATAAATGATGAACAATATGATTTCATTGCTGAAAACGCAAATGATGATGAATTAGATTTATTAGTTAAAGAAGAATTTACTTTTGCTGAAAAAAGACAATTTATTATTATGTTAGAAAAATATTTAACACAGTTTAACAATAAAAAATAATGGAAAAATATTTAGAACTTTGTAAGAAGCATTACGAGATAATGGAAAAGAAAAACGTTCTTATTTCAGTTTACAGTAATGCGAGTGGGTTTTTGTGGCAAGTAATGAAAGTTGATAGTGGAACCGATTTAGGTTGGTCTGAATTTAATGGAAATTGTGAATTATCTGGTACGTTTATTAAATACGAAGATGCGCTAGAAGATGCTATTAATTTAATAGAAAAAGCTAATTTAGTTAAGTTTAAAAAAGAAACTAAAACTTCTGAGTTTCATTGGGGAAATTACGTACACTACTTAAATAAAAATTACAGAAATGACTCCAAATAACTGGAAAATTAAACCTTCCAATATAACTGATGTGGTTAAAGAAAAGGTCCAAGAAACAAGTAATTTTCTCAAAGAACTAGAAAAAGATTTTCAAAAGTTCAAGAAAAATAATACCAGCAAGAAAGGTAAAAAAGAATGGCAAACTAATGTTAATATCGAATCAAAGTCGGGCATGTTTGAAGTAACAAATTTATTTGATACTAAACAAATTGTCTTTGATATTCACGATGACAAGCTCAATATAGATAAACCTATTCATTCAATAACTTTGAGTTATAAAGAATTCAAAGAATTAAGTAAATTTATTAAAAAAATATCTTAAGATATGGAAATAAACAATACTAAAAAATGTACCAAGTGTGGTGTTGAAAAAGAGTTGAGCGAGTTTGCTAAAAATAAAAATACAAAAGATGGTGTAAAACCTGCTTGTAAAACTTGTGTAAATAAACAAACATCTGAAAAATATTTTAATGATTCAATTTTACGTGAAAAACGAAGTCAAGAAGCTAAAGAACGTTATAAAGAAAAACTTAAGGTTGAGAAAATAACTATTGATTTTTCAGCTTCAAAACCTTGTATTAAATGTGGTGTTGAAAAAACATTAGATAAATACACCAAAAATATATCTTCTATAGATGGTGTTGAAAATGTTTGTAAAGATTGTAAAAATGAACATAAAAGAAACAAGGTTAAAAATGATTCAGAATATCGTGAAAAATTAAATAAACGAGGTAGAGATAGATATTTACAAAAAGCAAATGAAAACAAACAACAAGACCTTAATTTAATATTAAAGGTTTGTAGTAAATGTGGTATTGAAAAAGATGGTACCTGTTTTAATAAACACAAAAGTAGACAAGACGGATTAACAGGTGTTTGTAAAGAATGTAGAAATAAATATTTACGTGATAAAGGTAAAGAAAACCCTGAATATCGTTATATGATAAATCAAAAAAGACAGGATAAAATTATTTTTAAAAAATATACATTTAAAGGTGTTGATAATACAATATTGAAACCTTGTAGTAAATGTGGTATTGAAAAAACTTTAGATAAATTTTCCAAAGAAATATTATGTACTGATGGTACTAAAAATATTTGTAATGAATGTAAAAATGAACGAAACAAGGGAATACTAAATAATAATCCTGAACGTAGAATTAAATACAATACACAAAGACGTAATAAAATTAACAACAATATTGAATATCGTAACAAAATCCGTCAAAAACAAAGGGAATTTTTAAAAAATAACCCAGAAATTAAAGAAAGGTATAAACAAACCCAAAAAGAAAAGTTTAACGACCCTGAGTATCGTGTTATCTATAATAATAGACAACGTAAATATCACTCATCACCTAGTAGTAAAAAAGCTAGAAAAATAAGAGAATCTAGACCCGAATACAAAATAGCCAAAGCTATGAGACATTCAGTTAAAAGAGTGTTAAATTATAGTGATGGTAATTTTATAAATGAAAAATTAGGTTATACCAAACATGAATTAATGGAACATTTAGAAAAACAGTTTGATGAAAATATGTCATGGAACAATTACGGTACTTGGCATATTGACCATATCATACCTATAACTAAGTTTGACAAAACAACACCTTCTTACATAATCAATCATCTTGAAAATTTACAACCTTTAGATGGTACAGAAAATAAAAGTAAAAATAATCGTATTGAATTAATTCCTGAAATTTCAATTGGTGAATATGTATTATTTTTAAATGAATCAGGTAAATATCAACTATAAAACAGAAAAACCTCTCCTAATTTCTTAAGAGAGGTTTTCTTTTTACATTTTAAGTTAATTAAACATTAGCAAAACTTGCACCTTGGTTTGAAATTATCATACTAACCCCGATATATTCCAAACTCTTTACAGGTTTAACATAAATATTAAAATACAACTCATTACGTTCTCTAGTTGAACTATCATTAATATCAGCAAATGTAATTTTAGCATCCAATAACCCTCTTTCTGACCTAACAGCATTAAGTATTGGATTAGCCTGGTCCAAGAACTGATTAATTACTGTATCATCATTAGGTTCAAACAACAAACCTCTTGCAATATTTGAGAATTGTCTACCTAAATACAAGAACAAACGTCTAACATTAATTCTATCTAAAGCAGATGGTTTAGTTGGTGATTTAAGAGTTTTATTACCAAACACATCAATTACACCACCAAAATTAGCCACTGGGTTAATTGCTTGAGCGTATAAAACATCTCTTGCAGATTCTTTCAATTTAAATCTAACTTTATTAGCGTTCAACAAACCTCTAGTTGTACCAGCAGTTGCAAACCAACTATAGAATTTATTATCAGTGAATGCGAATGCTCTAGCCATCTCTCCGGTTGGTGGAATGTAAACGTTAACATTATTATCTGTATCTAAAATCTGAATATGTGGTCCATAAGTACAAGCATAAGTGGTATCTAAATCAGCCGCTTCAATTAAACTAGCAATAGAACTAGCATAAGTTTCAGAAGTTTCATTAGGTAAATCTGGTGAGTCCATAATATACAAGAAATCACCTCTTTCATTTTCAATTAAGTCAACAACTTCATTTACTAATGTAAGGTTATCTGACCAGTTAAGTCCAGGTGTTGCAAACAAGTTAATAGGTGTTTCCTCAGCATTACTGAATGTTGCAATACCTTGTTCCCATGCTTGATAATCTGCACCTAAGAAATAACCACTACCACCTTTAGCATATCTAGGTGTAATAGTTCTTTGGTCTCTATATTCATCCCAACCATCAAAACCACCATAAGCAGTTACAGTGAATTTTCTAGTGTTTTTATCGAAATATTTATTGTTAACATTTCTAACATCTGTAATAGTTTGTAATGTATCAGCACCTGTAACAAATTGACCAATTGAATAAGTACCATCAGTATAAGTACCTGTTGCACCTGAATCAAAGTGGAAACCTTTTGTTTTATTTACACTAGCTGAAGCTAAATTACCAGAGAATTGGAAGAAATCAGAATTAAGACCAGAACCAACAGTAGTTGTACTATCATAAGCTCTTTCTGAAATACCCAAGAAAACACGTTTAACTTTATCAGAATCAGCGTAAGATGATTTATATAATAATGTTGGTGTTTGTCCTGTATTAGTTACACCATTTACATAACCTCTTAAATTATAACCTTCAAAACCGCCAGGTAAAGTTGTTTCATCAATATTATCATAATCAGCGAATTCTAAATAAACATAAGAAGATTGATTATCGTAATTTTCACCACCATCACCAATTCTTTTACCTATAAAGTTAGTACTAGATTTTGATAAAGAACATCTAGTATATGATTCCAATACAGACATACTATCATCAGTATCATTAAAATCTCTAATAATTACATCAAACTCACCTGTTTCTGGTGAAACATTAGCAATAGAAACTTTAACAAATGTATTAGCTGCATTACCATCTGAGAATAAAACAAACCTAAACAATCTATCAACTTTATTTCCTTTTAGTAAAGAAACAATCCAAGGTGTCTCAGGTGTTTTGTAACCTGTATTAAATTCAGTTGTTTCAGTAAATAATGATAATGTAGGTGAAACACCATACAATGCACCGTCATTATACAATTTTGAAATTAAAGCATCGTAAGATTTTTCAACAAAAATATCTGCTGTTTTATCTTTATGTTTAGTACCTAAAACTTTAGTAATATAAGATGAAGATTTTGGGTCAATAGATACTGTATAAGTATTAGTTGATGTACCTGATAATGTAAAGTTACTGTAAGGTGAACTATTTGCTACAGTTGAATCGCTAATAGTTAATCCTGAAATATTATAAATTAGTGTATCATTACTATAATAACCTCTACTTCTTAACAAACCAACAACCATACCTTCATAAGCAGCATAAGGTGTAGCTGTTTGAGTAGTTGCTGTATACGATACTGTACCTGTCAAACCATTAATTGTAGAAACAGCAGTTTGAGGGATAATAGTTACATAATTTCTGTTAAATGTAGCACCAGGTGTTGTAGCTCTAGTAAACGAAGTATAACCTGTTTGAGTAACACCTGTAGTTGTAATAGTTATACCACTAAACACACCACCTGTATAAGTAGTTGACCCGGTTGTAGTACTACCATTAGCGATAGTTGCAGGGTCATAGTTAGCTAAAACTTTAATAGCGTAACCATTTCCAGAAGCGTAACCGCTTTTACCCAAAATTCTAGTAACAAATAAATTATTACCTTCACTTAAAAAAGAATCTGCATAGTAAGGTAATGTATATTTAAGGTTTCCACCTATTTTTTCAATACTTTTACCACCAAAAACTTTTTTAAACTGGGTTTTATTTGTTATTTGCTGAGGTTCAAAAGCTGGACCTTGCGTTGTTTCACCCAATAAACCTAATGCAGTAACACCCAAAGCAACACCACCATTATATTGGCTGTTATCAATCTCCCTTACTTTAACGGTTGGTGATACGAAAATAAAATCACTCATTTATAATAGTATATTAAATAATTAGTTTAGTTTTATTTTAAATAGTTTTTAAAAATCCAAAAAAAGTCTTATTTATTAAAAACAACTATGGGTTTCGGTTTTATTTTTATAGTCATTTCTTCATTTTTTATTGTTGTTTTCAATAAAAAAATTTTCACCAAATGTGGTTCATGTTCAGACAGTAAACCTAAAATAAAATAAATAAAAATGGAAAAAATAACAACTATATTACCTAGCAAAAAGGTATTTAATTCATCCGACAAAGATTTATTTCTTAATATAAATTTAGAATCTGATTCTAATGATTTACCTTTAACTGAAAATATTAATACTATTCTAAACTTAAGTGAATTATTAACAACTGAACGAGAAGAAAGTAAAAAATATTACCTTAATGGTACTGTTGATATTATCGCACCGTTTATTAACAGTTTTAAAAATCCTATAACTATTAGTAATATATTTAATTACTATAATGGTAATGATATTAAAAGTAATTATGTTTCTATTACTGATTTATTTAAAATACATATTTGTATTCCTAATTCATTAGAAATAATAACAGGTAATACTTATAAATTATTTCTTAAATCTTTATACACATCAGATGATAAAATAATTTTTAATCAATCAGGTTTTTCACAGAATTTATTTAGTGAACCCGTTTACCAGTATATTAATAAGAAAAGTGTTGATTTATCAACTTATAATGATATTATTTCTGATGATGAAAAAATAATCTTACCTATTACAGATTTTTATATTTTTTTAGAATTTAAGAATAATTCAAATTATTATATTGACACAATATATGATTACAATAAATTGTTTTATTCTGAAATTATATATGATAATAATGAATTTACATTTACTGAAAGTAATAATTACATTGAAACAATAAAATTACCTATTACTAGCGGTACAACATCTTTAGAATTACAATACATTTATGAACCTTTTACTAAAATAAAAATAAAAGATTTTGATAATGATGTTGAATTTGGTAATATTAAAAATGAAACAAATATACCTTATTATGCAAGTATTCAAGATGACCAAACTAATAATTACAATAGTTTAAAAAGTGAATTTTATACATTTAATGAATTTCCAATTTTTAGTGGTTCAAGCAGATTAACAACTTCAGACCCTTTATTAATGTTACCTAGAAAATTTATATATGACACTAAAACTAATAGTCAAGTTTATTTTTTAGAAAATACGATTTATGACATTAATAGATTAGAAGTTAGTTATAGTAAATACAATGATTTATCAACTAAAATAAAACTTGATTACTACACTGATTATTATAGTGATGTTATTGATACATATAAAGGTATTAATAAACTATTGTTTAAATTGGGTAATATTAACCAAGGTGATATGTTATATTTTACTTATCATAGCGGTGAGAATTATATCTGGCGAGATTTATTAGCTAATGGAATAGTTGATGTTGAAAACAATCTAGGTGTTAATTTTCCTTTTGTAAATGGGTATCACTATGTTCAGAATAATTTAAAATATATTATACAACCTAATTTAGATAATATTGACACGTTTAATGTTTACAACACATTTAAATTTACATCAGAAAATAACAAAAATATTTTGAATAATAATTTTAACCAGAATTGTTGATAGTTAAAAACAATAACTAACAGAATATTTGCTAAAGTGGGTTTTTATTCCTACATTTGTTTCTCAATCTAAAATTCTACTAAAAACCAAGTTATGAACTTTATACAATCTTTAATAACCCACCTTCGCAAATATTTAATGTTGTGTGTTAGTTTGGTAAGACCGAAACGTAAAACAGAGTTGCAAGAGAATGAAAAAATTGGTAAGTTTGAGAATAACTTATATGAATTTATTATGATAAACAACCCTGAAGCTAAAAATAAAATAGAATCATTTGAAACACACAAATTATTTTCAAAATTTTTAAAAGAAAAAATAATTTTAGATGATATAAAAGAAATAACTGAATTTATATCAGAAAGTAAGACTATTATAAATATTGAATTACTTTTTTCAGAAGTTCATATAAAATATGAAGGTTTTATACATGAATCAGGTTTAATCAAAAACAAATATATAGTAAAAGATAAAAATTTCAATGTGTTATATGAATTTAAAATAATTAAAAATTACCCAGGACTTTACTGTGAAATTAACAACACAAATCAAGAGTTTAATGACGTAATGTTCATTAATATTATAATGAAAATAATTAATAATTTAAAATAAATTCTGTTGAAAGGTTTGGTTGTTAAAGATTACCCTAGTTTCTGTCAAAACTAGGGTTGTCTGCTCTACTTTCTTATTTCAAAAAATGTAATTTTATTCACATTAATATTAGTAGTTTTGTTAAAGTACATGGCAACGACAAATGCCAGAAACAATAGTTTGTAAAAATTTGACATATAAAAATTATTTAGACAGCAATCTACAAACTTTGACAATAACAACCAAACCCAAGACAGAAATAACAAAACCAACACACAACATGGGTTTGGTAAAAGCAGGGCTGACGTGAATAACCGAGTTTCTACTTCTACCAAACTTAAGTTGTCAAACAAAGTGATGTAATTTTAAACCCTGCCTTCACCAAGCCCTTTGACGTTAGTTATCATTTTACAAAACATAAACCTTATCAAGCTATTTAATTTAAACAACCTTAAATTATTATGGCTCGTTACGGAACAAATAGATTAGCAACAATACAACCTACTGATGTAGAAATTTTTTACACATATAAAGCAGACAGAACAGTGGCACCAGACTTAACTAATGGAATAAATACATTAAATAGTGCTACTGTCTTACAACCATACACAACAAATGGAACTGAATTATTTGGTGGTTTATATTCATTAAAATTACCTAGTTCAACATTTAATCAATTAGGAATTTACAACATTATCATTAAACCAAAACAAATAAGGGTTCAAATAACAGATTGTGGTTCATTATTTAATTTACCAAACGAAAAAGGTATTGTTTTAAATTCAACATCAGCTGTTGATAATAATGGTAATCAAGTTGACTTAACTACTTTAGTTAACGATTTACCAGGTTATAGAATTGAATATCTTAATAATGATACTTCATTAAAAACTAATTATTTCACTATTATCACAAGTGCAAACAAATGTGAACTTATTAGTAATAATAGTTCAAATAGTACACAAAAATCAGTTGCTTATAGATTAAATGACAGCGGTTCATTATTATTTTTATCAGTTACACCATCCACAGCTTCAACAACAAAACCAAATCAAAGACCATTTATTGGTGTACCAAATCAAAACATTATTTTAACAAATACATTTTTTAACCCTATAATGATTGAGGTTGAATTAACTGAATATACAGAAAATGAATTAGGTATCGGTTTATTTGGTGACCAAATTATTGACGAACAAAATGGTGTAGGTAGTTATTATAATCCTGATAAAACAATACTAAAACAAACTTTAATGTACGTAGTTGAAGATGAAACAGGTAAACCTTTATATAGAGTTCGTGAAAATAAAACTCAAATAGATAACACACAAGATTTTAATACTATAACTACTTTGTAATATGAAAATATTTTTTAAAAACAAAAAAGAGAGTTTTATTTACGATACTAATAAATCTAAAACAATAATAAAAACTATACACGAACTCATTGATTTTGTGTATGAAAAATTAGACGATAATTGGTATCTTTTTGAAATAGAAGATGGCACATTAAAACATTATCAAATTATTGATAGACTAAATAAAACTAAATGTACTTATGTTTATTCTAAATTAATTAAGAATAAACTTTATATAAAAAATGTTTATTAACTATGAAAACATTAAGAATTAAAACTGACGTTAATAACCCAACAGATAAATATATTAATATCAAACTTGAACAAGATTTTGATATTATAAATATTTTATCAATGAATTTATCACAATCAGATGTTTATTCAACATTTAGTAGTGATACAGGTGTGGTATGTGGTAGAATTAATAGTTTTTTTGTTGGTTTACCTAATGCAAAAGTTTCATTATTTATTCCTGTCTCTTCTGTTGAAAATAGACCTGATGTATTAGAACTATATCCATTCAAAACCGTTAATGATACTGATAACAATGGTAAACGATATAATTTATTAAGTAGAATTAAAAAACTTAACCCATTTACTTATACTAAAGAGAATATTCTAGGTATTGGTTATACACCAAAAACTCCTGTTGGTTCTATACCTGATAAAAATGAATTATTAGTTAATAACACATGGATTGAAACTTACAAAGATTATTACAAATTCACCACTACAACAAACGATAGTGGTGATTTTATGTTTACTAACATTCCAATAGGTACGTATAACTTACATGCTGAATTTGATATAACAGATATTGGTAAGTATAGTACACCAGCACCTTTATTACAAAAAATAAATAATGTAAGTAAATCATTATATAACGAAGAAGGTAGTAAATTATTACCTAATAATGATTTAAATTCAATGCCAAATATTTATAGTAGAAATGTTACAGTAAATGTTTTACCTTCATGGGGTGATAATACACAACAAGAAATAGACATTACAAGACAAGATATTGATTTTAAAGTAAAACTTACACCTGCTTTTACTGTTATCGGAAATGGTTTTACACAAGATGAAGATTCATTTTGGGGTGATAGAGTTTTATTAAGAGTTTTATTTGCTATATCTAATTTATGTTTTGGTATTAATCAAGATTATACTGAAGAAAAAAAAGAATTTGTAACATTAAAATTTAGAATGAAAATTCTAGGTAAATCTTTTGAATTAGGTTTTGGTAATAAATGGACAAGTAAAGCGCCACCTACAGCACTTTCGTTCAGAGTTGTTATTCCAGATGCTAGACCTAGATTCAAGTTTGATATTGGACCTTATTATAAAGATAGAGTAAACGGTGGTCAGTTTGAATTAGCACCATTGGATTTTAAATTTCTAGGTTTTGGTACAACTAAAGATGGTGCAGATGAAATAGGTTGTTGCAATTCATTTCCTGATTGCGGCGCTAACGCTGACACTATAACTGATAGGTTAAATCTAAACACATTTAGAACAGGTAAGATATTTACAAAATTATTTTCATATCAAGAAAATACTGATTTAACTGACCCATGTGTCGAAACAACAAATTCTGATTACATTGATTATTTAAAATCTGAATTAACAACTATTAATGAAAATAAATTTTATACATTTAATGAAGAGAAAGGTTCTTTTATTCACATAATACCTTGTAACAGAAAACGTGTTATAACTAATGAATTAGGTCAAGAAATTGAAACCGATGATTCAACAGTTGGTGTATTTACTGAATTTTCAGGTTCTATGATATATGAAATGGAAGATTTATCTATAAAATCAACAGGTACTAGAATTGAAACGAATAGAGTTAAAATTAAAATACCACAAAATACTGACTATGATTATAATAATGATTTAAATAAAAATTTATGGGTTGTGAATTATTATACATTTAAATTAAATGAAGTGTATACAGTTTCTTGTTTTAATAATAGTTTACAGGAAGAATTTGTTAAAGGTGATAATTTCATTACGAAAGCTATAAATATAATAACAAAAGGTTCCACTGCAACAACTAACAAATATTATGCGCGTACAGGTTTATTTCTACCGAATATGTATGATAAATTCACATTAAATTATACTGATGATGAACCTGAATATACAGGTAATAAGATTGACACTAAATATTATTTTAATCAATTCAATCTAACTAATATAAACGAAAACAATTCACCTATATTTAATGATACCATAATACTAGGGACAGACAACTTATCTTCTGACACAATAAACCAAGAATGGATTACTGGCTCATTATTCTTTCAACAATACGCAATTAAAAAACGTAGAAATAAAAAGAAAACCAAATACCCTAGTATATTATTCAATAATTATAAATTAGTGTTAAATAATAATGATAACATAGGTGCAAACGTAACTAATAGCAAAGGTTTATTATCAGGAACTATGTATCCAACAACATTTGTAAAATTAGGTTTAGAAACAACTGTAAATGGTAAAAATATTACACAGAAAGATATTTTAATTGATTTATACAATAATAAAGATTTAGCTATGAATCTTGCTGGTAATGACAATATTAATACATTAATTTCAAATAATATTAATAATAAATTTTTCATCAAAGGTATTAATACTGAGTCAAATATGATAAATAACTTAATTAAAAAAGATATTATTTAAAATATTTTTGATAAAATGTTTGGTATTACAAAAATAAAACAGTAAGTTTGTTGTATGGATTAAATGAACTAATAAAATGACAACAAATAAAATTCAAGTAACTGAAGCGTTACGTTTAAAAAAAGAAATATCTACTTATTTTAATAGAATTTCAAGTTTATATCACAGTAAAGTTTACTTCGGTACAACTACTATTGATAATGTAAAACAAAATGATTTGATTGCTAATAAAATTTCAGCTTCAGATTATTTAGTTCATTTAGAAACATTATGTAATTTCTCTGAGGAAATAAATGATAAGTTATCTAACTTTAATAGAACAACAAAAATTGATTCTTTAGTTAGAAGAAAAAGTAACTTACAACATCAGATTGATATTATTTCATTAGTATCTGAAAAATCTGTTGGTGTTGAAAAAGAAAGCACTACTATTACAGGTACTGGTGAAAAGGTTAAAACAATTACCAAATTCACGCCTACTTTGGATGTAAACAAAATCAAAGAAGATGTTTTGAAATTAAAATCTGAGGTTAGAGAAATTCAAAATAAAATTGATAAGTTAAATTTAAAAACTATTGACTTAAGTTTTGATTTTGAACAATTTGAAAAATTTAAATTAGTTTAAAAATGGAACATTATGATTTGGTAGCATTAATACGAAAAACTATTAATGAAGAATTGAATAAAAAAGGTTTATTTGAAATGTCAATTTCAAAATCTGACGCTATTAGAAAATTTAATAACTCAGCAGATGAGATAGTTGAACATTTATTTAAATTATTTATTTATCAAAACTCACCAAATTATAATAAATGGAAAAAAGAAATATCAACATTTGTCATACAAAGTGGTTCATTCACTGTAAAAACAGGTAATGGTAAATTAAAACAAAATGAATATTTTAATGGCATGTTTCAATATATTGAAACCGATATTGACAAAGAAAATAAATACAAGGTAGTTGTTAGTAAATTTAATTTAAACGCTCTTAGACGTGACATTAAAAATGTTGAACAACCTTTACCTTATGTTTATTTCATTAAATATATTGATGATATAATTAATACTATTACAGATATTTCTTTTTACTTAGCTGAAAATAAAAGTTTAGATGAAGGTAAAATAATTTTAATAATTAACAAACATTTACCTAAATTTAACTAACTTAAAAATATTTATTCATCTCATCGGTTGCACCAAAATTTTTATAACTTTTTCTTGGTTGGAAAAATAAAAGTTATAACTTCTTAACCTACGGCTATTGGCTATCTGACGCAAGTTGTAAAAACGGTAAAGTTGTAATCTAGTAAATTAGTAAGTTGTAAATAGTATGCACCACATAAACTTGAAAAATTTACTTACCCAATTTAATCAACCGATGATTTGAATAAACAAAAAACCTCACCTAATTTCTTAAGAGAGGTTTTTCTTTTTATATTTTAAGGTTAACTGTAAATTGAACCGAGTTAAACCTATTCTTTGGTACCGGTTCAGATAATTTAGCAATAGCTATTAATTCTTTATTTGCGTTATACAAACCTATTTCTGTTATATAAACAGGGTCATCATTTTCATTACCTGTTGGGTATACATCTAAGAAAGTTGGATTTGTACTTTCGTAAAATTCACCTGGTCCACCAATACAACTAATACTTTGAACAAACTCTGTTGAGTAACTTGTAAATGCAGCTGAACTAAAAGTTGTACCAGTAAAATAAATTTGTGTAAAATTAGTACCACCCGTATAAGTAGAACCACTAGTTATACCATCAAAACCAGATGAGAAACCTGCTTCATAATCAAAATTATTAACCAAAGTTTGATTAGTAATAACAAAGAAACCTTTATCTAAATAAGCAACTCCAACAACTTCATCTTTAGAAGAACCATCATACTGAGCAAATTGTTTTGCTGTTGTTGATGTGATAGGATTTTTCACGTCATATTTATTTGCAGAAGACCATGCTGACCAAGTTGTTCCGGTATTCACTTTTGGTGTACTAATGCTATTACTAAACAAGAACGCAATATTTGATTGATAATTATTATCACTATTTGCAGGTACACCAAAATATTCAGCTTGAGGAGTTGAATCTGAATATTGTTTATTCATATTTCCTTGTGTTGTATTTTGTGAACTATCATTAAAATACGTACCATAACAAGTAACCTGATATTGAGTTGAACCAGTCTTTTGTGGTATGTTAAAAGTTATAGTTTTACCATCAATAACTTCACCATAAGTATTTTTAGGTATCTCTACAACAATAACATTATCCTGATTAATATTTTGTAAAGCTGTGTTATAAAAAGTACCACCACTTAAAAATTCATTTTTTTGTTCTTGTGTTACAGGTAAGTTAAATGAAGTAAATAAATTACCATAAGGTCTAACAGTTAAATCAGTTCTACTAGCTTTAGTAAAAAACAAATTTGGTCCAGATAAACTTGTAGTAGTTTTAACTAATTGTGTCTGAAAAGCATTAGGGTTTGCCTCAACAGATTTTAATTTATCATCTATGAACATAAATTATTTAATTTTATAGAAAACAGCTTTTTTAACTGTTGAAGTTTGAGAAGTGATTAATGGTTCATTCAATAAACCCAAAGTTGGTAACATATAATTTTTATTGTAATTACCTGAACTATCAATATCATCAGTAACCAACCCAGTTGTGTTTGTATTATTTGTTATATTTATACCTATCATATTAATAGGTAAACCGTAAATCATTGATTCAATATCTTTATTACTAAATGTGGAACCACTAACAACAGGTACGGTATAAGTTTTAGTCATGTTAAGAAATAGTTACAAAAGTATCATTAATAGAAGGTGTATAAATCGTTGCTGAATCATATTTCAAAACAACCTTAACAACACCATCTTTAATTTTTATATCATTAGTTTCTGAAACAAATCTTAAATTAAAAGGTTTCGATGTGTATACAGTTGAAATATTATCAAACAAATCAACTCTATTAATTATATACGATTCTAATAATTCAGATTCTCTGTATATTAAAGTTTTATTAGTATTCGGGTCAATAAAACCTTTACCGTATTGATTTTCCGTAAAAGTATTTGATTTAAATTTAGATAAATAATCTTCTCTAATAATAAAATATTCATTTTGTTGTAAATTATCTTTAACATAAGAAACATTTACTGTAGGTCTAACCAACATATTTTCATCAGTTACATCTACATTTAATATTGAATTATTAACCAGTAAATCAGATAAAGAAACAAAAGATTTTAAAGTATAAACACTATTAATGATTGACCAAACACCATAACCTATTGTTCTATTATTTACTGTAAATGAAACATTTTTTTGTTCATCAAAAATAAACTGAATTGGTGGTGTTTGATAATTTAATAAAGGTTCTGTCAAAGTAAAAGTATCTGACAATAAAAATCTATTATATTGTTTAAATATATTATAATCAGCTAAAGACAATTCAATTGATAATAAATTTCTCATATTAGGTACACCGTATTTAGATGTATTATCATAAACAGTAATACCATCAATAACTGGAATAGTTGTTTTAAATTTACTATCATTAGTATTATATTGACTACCTAAAACAGATGAATATCCACCAAATGTTTTCAGATATGAAATATATTTAAACAAATCAATTTCAACTTTAACAAAATTTTTACCATCATTGTTTAAAACGTCATTGTTATTTAACCTTACTTCATAATTAACATTAGTTGACAATTCAACATCTGAACTATTATCATCTAACAAGGTAATAAACGAATCAACACTATCAGGTTTTTTATAAAACACTGGGTTAGTAATATTATCTTCAGAAATACTTTTTAAACAATCATCAACATCACCAGTTAAATCAGGAATTAAAATATTATTTGTTGTTGTATTAACATCTAAATTATAATTGATATCACCATCACCAAATGAAAAGTATGTTATTATTTTATCAGCATCAGTACCACTAGCAAATAAACTTCTACCTTTTTGAGTATAATAAGCATTCACTAATATTTCTGATGTTTTTTTGGAAATAAAACCCATAAAAGTTTGGTTGTTTAATTTAAATAGTCTAGTTTTGTGTTGTTAAAATTGTATTTAAAATGAAAAAAAGACGTGTTTGCAAAACCGTGAAATTAATATTAGGGGATAATTACCAAGTTGGTTGGTCAGTTAATAAAATGTCAACTTGCAAGTTTATTAAAGTCACAAGCAAAGGTTATAATTTTCTAGATATTGAAACTAATAAATGTATTTTAAAACATCATTTATATGCTAGTAAATATGAAAACAATAAAAATGGTAACTTATTTATTATAAATGAATTATTAAAAATCACTAATGAATAACAAACAACATTGGAAAAAACTTTTCTTAATTACTTATTGGTTAAGAAATGACAAATTTAATATTATAACATTCTTATTTGATATTTATATAATTTTTATTATATTAACTGTAGGAATTTATAGTTATTATTAACTAATCACCGCACCACCTGTTTGTATAGTTGTTACAACTCCATTAGTTACAACAGGGATACCTATAGCATCAGTACCTGTAGCTGTTACATTACCAAACGGTTCGATAGCTACTTGTATTTTTGCGTTTTCTCTAATATCATTATATATTTCTTGTATTAACAAATAAATTAAAATAGCGTTTGGATTTGGCGAACCATCAGGTAAATTACCAACAGGTATGTCCAACTTTTTCATGTGTTCTACCATTTTATTATATACCCTGGTTTCAGAAATACCTGTACGTGAACTAGCAGCCAAAACCAAAGGTGTTGGTATTGATTGTGATTTCACACTTTTAAAACCTAATAGGTTTTTAAGATTACTTAACATTTGAGTTATTTCCATAATGTTTACAAGTTAATTTGTATTTTTGCTTTAGTTCTTAAAACTTCGTAAATTTCTTTGCAAAGTAAATACAAATGAATTGACTCATCATCAGATGGGGTTATACCTAATTTTTTCATGTGCGCTATTGTTTTATTATAAACAATAATTTCACGATTTTCTAAGTTATTCATTACTGAATCTATTTATTTTAAATAGGATATCATGAGTTATTTTAGTATTTACGATTATTACAAACCTACCGAATCAATTCCATTTTTTACGATTGATACCAGGTCAAGTGATAAATTTATTACATATAGAGAAGGTTCACACACTATGGACATGTTATCATTTAAATATTACAGGTCCAACTTATATGGCTGGTTAATATTACAAGGTAACGGTTTTATTGATGAAAATGATATTCCGGATGGAACTGTTTTAAGAATACCTTTTCCTTTAGAAGAAGTTAGATTTGAATTACAAACAAAAATACAAGCTGACCAAAAATAATTTTTATGCCAATTAATAATATTACAGACCCAAACGACACACTTATAATAGGTTCTAATTTAACTGAACAAAACTTGGTACCTGAATTACAAAATCAAGTACCTTATGTTGAGTTAGTTGTTTATAGAAATAAAGTTGCAGATTATTATGTTGCAGAGAATGGTGAAATAAAAGAATATATCACACAACAATCTGTTCCAATACCTTTAATGGGTTATGACCCATCAACAAATGTTTATGAAAATAATTTTGAAAGTGATAGTGATGTATTTCAAAATTTTGGTATTCTTTCAATTGATATAAATATCAAAAGTAAATTCATCCCAACTGTAAATATTAAATTCATTGATGTTAAAGGACAATCAACATTTAATACAGACACTAAAACAAGTAATGCTGGTTATCGTAGTTTATTCGATTTACCACCAGCTACCTATGTCTTAAAAGTAAAGGGTGTTTTTGGTAATATTGTTAGATATGATTTACACTTACTTAAAACTAATAGTACTTTTAATTCTTCAAACGGTAATTTTGAAATAGCTTGTGAATTTGTTGGAAAATCATTTATCCCTTTAACTGATATAAAATTAGGCTGGATTAAAGCGGTTAGTAGAATGAATACACCTGATATTGATTCTACTAACACCAATAATGGTTCTAATGTAAATAATTTTCAAGATTTGATTTGGCAAACTAAACAAATGTATAGTGATGTACGTAAATTAGTTAATGGTAGTAAAGAAACTGAAAAGTTAAATCAAAATAATATTAATAAAGATTTATGTGTTTCATATTTGGTTGATTTAAGAAAACGTTATGGAACTGTACTTAACAAAAGAAATAACAACTCAAGTACAACACTAAACGAAACAAAAACCATAACATTATATAATCTTTATACGCACGGTTCATCATTTAACCCAGGTGAAGAAATATTTATTGTATCAGGTAAGACTTATGAAGAGTTTTATGGTACTACTTACACTACAACAAGTACTGATATAACAAAAACAGTAGAAACTTTATACACTGAATTTAATACATATAAGACTGAGATAATTAGATTTAACAAAACAAAATATAAAGATTTAAATATTGACATAGTTGATACTGATTTAGAAGTATTTTATACTAAACCTGTAAGTTTATTTGACAATAATAACAATGGGTTATCAACTGACATAACTGTTTACTATAACTATACACCGTTATATAAAAAAATTCAAGAAGCTTCAACTAAAGCACAAAATGAATTAACTAAAACTGCTACTGATTTAGATAGTAAAATAAGTGAAATAGTAAATGATACAGTTGGTTTTGATTTAAAAATTAAAAAAGTTTTTGATATTTTAATGGGTGATGCTTCTAAGTTTTTAAGGTTATTAAAAGAATCTGGTGATATATCTGAAGATAGACGAAATTTAGTCAATTCAGGTGCTTCTACGATAAGGAATGATGTACCCTTAGTTGCATACCCTAGAGTTATTAATAATAACGGAGAGACGATATATCCGGGTGAAATGGAACAGTTTAAAAACTGGAAGGAAGTCAAGTTTGTTGAATCATTTCTTGATGCTTATTTAGCTACATTAAGAATCGACAAAGAGTTTCAAGATTCATTAGCAAATAGCGATGATTCACCTAGAGAATATATTCCAATAGGTACTTTAGATTTTAATTCATTAAAATACAGAAGTAGTTCTAGTATGGATGATATTTTTACTAATTTATTTAAAAGATATTATATTTTAAGTCAGTATAGTTATAAAGGTAGATGGGAAAATAATGATATAGGGTTTTTTGAACGCCAAACGTTTTTTAATGCATTATATAAACAATTAGGTGAAAATGAATCTGAAAACGTATGTAGAAATATGTTTGATTTAACGTTATTAAAACAATTTAAAACTAATTTAACTGCAATAAAAAATGAAACACAAAAAAATGGTTTACAATATTTCTTAAACAATAGAAATAATTTTAGGAATACTGTTAGTACACTAAAAGAAGGGTTAAAACCTAACACAGGTACTAGTATAGATGGTGAATTTATAACTATAAATAAAAAAGAAATTAAGGGTGAAAATTTATTTATAATACCTAAGCCTAAAATTTTCGATGCAACTACACTAGATAGACAAAAAGAAGAACCAACGGCAAGTTTACTTGATTCTATAACAGGTTTCTTTAGTTCATTTAATAGTTTTTTTAATAATATAACTAACTTATTTAAAACTGATTTAGAACTAATAGGTATTGAAAAAATAACTGAAAATAATGTAACATTAATTATCGACAAAAGCATGTCTGAAAACACTGACGGTTATTACAGTGATTTTTATGTTAGTACTGATAAAAACGTGTTATATAAACTTTGTGAAGAATATCTCACAGATAAAGCTAATTTTTTAACTGATAATAATAGTAGGTTTACTTATTTTGGTCAAAATACACCAAGGAATTATGAAAACTTAACAAATAAATTAAAACAAAAGTTTTCTTTACCTTCCATTGTTGAAATACCTAAAATTACGGTTATTAATATCGGTAGATTAATGTTTATTTACAGTGCATTACCTGAGTTAAATACTTCTGATAGAGAAATATTTATAGATGCATACAAAGAATACTTGCATAATGACACTGAAAATATAATTAAAAAAGAAATTAGTATCATAAACGATTTCTTAAGTGTATCTAATGCAACTGAATATCTCGTAGATAAATTACCAAAAAATTCAGTTATTTATAGTTTACTAGAACCTATGTATATACAAAACAATAGTTCTTATACATTTCTATTACCTGAAGAGACCAATGATGATATAACAAAAGGTGAATTCTTCCCATTAATTTCAGGTAACACTGAAAATTATAACACAAAAGACACACCAAATATTAATTTTACTGAGGTTTTAAATCAAATACAACCAAAAATTAAACTATTTCTTGATGCTTTTATTGATAACTCATTAAAAATATTAAATGAAAAAATAAAATCTATTGAAACAACTGAAAAAGATTTATCATCTAAAATAAAAGATAATGATGTTAAACGTCAAATTTATTATTCATTTAAAAACATATATGATAAATGGTTATCTGATGATGTTAAAATACCTGATGTAAATAATAGTAATAATGGATACCTAGAAACTATATTTTTGGATTATGAAAACCAATTTCAATTTGTTGACCGTACTCTAAAAGATATTGGACCAGAAATGGTGATTGATATTGAACCATTAATTGAAGCTGTTGAAAGTGGACCAGATACATCTTTATACACAGGTATTAGTTTACTGTTATCTAAAAATAACTTTGAGTTCTTTCCATTACCTAACCTAATTAATTATGATGATAAAAATTTATGGTCTGATGTATTCAAAATAAATACATTTTTACAAACAACAAACAGAACTCAGTTTACCTGCATGTATATTGGTGGTTATAGTACATCTAAAGATGACTATGTGTCATTTACTGATAACAGACCTACAGATTTCACAAAAAACGATATAGGTGTTGTTAATTCATTTAATGTATATTTTGGAAAACAAAATCAAATGATTTTTCAAGATATTAAATTAACAACAACTGATATTAAAGAAACTGGTGAAAGTTTAGCTTTAGTTGATAGAATATTTCAAAATAACGGAACAAATGTACCTGTTATTAAAACACAAAGTTTATTTGAAGTTTATGAAAAACGTGCATATGCTTGTGAAATGACAATACCTTTAGGTAATACATGTATTCAACCAACTTGTTATTTTGAATTAAAAAATGTACAAATGTTTAATGGGTGTTATATTATACTAGAAGTTAACCATAATATTGAAAGTGGTTCAAATACAGTTAAAACAACTATTAAAGGTACTAGAATAGGCAAGTTTCCACCACCAATAATAACTAAAATGATTGTGTTAATTAATGGACTAGAAGGTAATGTTGCTAAAATTATCGCAGACAATAGTGCAAATAGAAATACAACAAATGATAAATATGTAAACCCTGATTTTAATCCTAATACAATGACAAGACAATGGTCAAGAAAACAAGGTAAACAAACACCTAGTATTATTAGATACAACAGTAAAACAAGTGGTTTTGAATTTAAACCTGACATGTAAAAAAATAAAACCTACAAATTAATTGGATAAATAAAAATTAATTTGTAGGTTTGTTGAAACTAAACAACTTAACTATGAGTACAAAATTAAATTATGAAATTGTTTTTGACGATTTCGTCATTACTAATGATATTATAATATCAGCAAATAAACCTAAATACGGACATCATTATGTTAATAATTGGTTACCTATAACAATTCAATTAAATGACCTAATTAGTAAATCCCCATCACAAACAATATATCACGGATTGGTACGTGAATTACAAAAAGGTAGTAATAAAAATAAAACCTTTAAAATTAGAACACTATCTTCAAATAAAGAAGAATATCAACAATGGGATATTGTAATAGATAAAATACTTTATATTGATTTTGGACAATTAAATGAATATTCTGAAAATAGTAACGGAATATGTACAATTGTAATACAACCTAAAGACTGTATATTAAATTATTAACAAATAAAACCTACAATTTGTTTCATTTTATCGGAATAATTTGTAGGTTTGTTGAAATGTTAGCAAGATGAAATTAAACGTAACAATTTACTTAGCACATATTTTTACTTTTGGAAAAGATGCAAAACAAGTTTGGTTAAATGAAACAACTGTAACCAAATCAGTTAATATTGACTTTATTTCAAAAAGAAAGACTAAAAACAGATTACTTATTTTACATAGATTATGAAATTAAAAATCAACGGTAAACCTAAAATAATGTTTAATGAAACATTTGTAAAACAAATATTATGTCATGAAATATTATTTAATTTAGAATCATATCACTTAAACACTTTAATTATAACTGAAAGATGAAAATAAAATTTATTAAAAGAAGTGATTACAAATATAGTGCAACTTATATACATGATTGGTTGAATATTGGAATACTAAACCCGACATTACATTCAGCTTTAGGTCAAAAACTGTATAAAAATACAATATATATTTACGGAAGATGAAAACACTAAGATTTTACAAAACAACAATAGGTGAATGGTTTATTGATTTACCTGAATATCAAGGTTTTCAATCAGATTTGCAGATGGTTGAAGGTGCTGAGACTTTGTTAGATATTATTTCTGATAATAGTAATGAATGTGAAATAACTATATCCGAAGACCCTTTCTACAAATGCAATGTTCTAGAATTAATAGGACCTAACACTGAATACAATAACGGTGCTTATTATTTTATTGAAGAATATAACGGTAAACAAATTAACCTAAAAATATGGTTGTGTGATGTAACTTTAGAGGTTATTGGCACGTTTCCAGAAGAAATATATTTTTATTAGAATATGTCAATATACAACCAACAAACAAAAACATGGTTAATTGATACATTAACCAACGGAACATTTGAATTAAAATATTTAGATTTGGTTGCCTTTCCGGAACTAAATGAAACATTAATTTCAACAGACCCAACACCTGAAGCTTTAGCTAATTTACAATATATTATTGATAATATATACGAACCATGTTGTCAACAATATACGTCTATAATTAAAGTTTTACCTTCTTATAGAAATTACGAAGTTAGTCAATATTTACAGACTGACGTGAATTCAGGGTATTTTACAGGAAATATACTAGTTCTTGATATTGAATCAACCTTAAGAGGTATTAGTAATCATGATTTGTTTGATTATATAAAAAATAATATATATACCGATACATTAGTTTATAATAATGATAGTATAGTAGTTGGTTTGTATAAAAAAGAATAAAAACAAAAAACCTCTCCTAAAATTAATTAAGAGAGGTTTTCTATTTTCTGGATTCAGACATCTTTTTTTGTTGTTCAAATTCTTTAACTAATCTATCGAAATGTTTTTTTCTTTCATAAACAGTCATTATGTTTTTAACATCACTAAAAGAATAACCACCATGTTTAACTAATATACCTATTTCATCATTTATGTAGTTCTCATAATCAACCCATAATTTTAATGATTCTTCTGAACTATCGTTAAACTGGATAAAAAAAGTCTGGACCGATTGAAACCCTAGCTTGAAATGTTTGTCCTGTATCTGGACACGTAAATTCATACGTTAAATCCAAACCAGCTTCTACCTCATTAATTTTATTTCTTAGTTCTTTAGCTTCTCTAATTTGCATCCTATCCAAGAATAAATCATTCTTAGCTTTATTATCATTACCATTAATTGAAACAATTTGTGTTTTTAATTTATTCATAATTAGATTATTTGCACCACCTAACATCTTAACTTCACTCTCAGATGTAGATTGCAATCTTCTCATTTCACCCATTGTCAGATATCTAAAAATAAATGTGTTACCGTTTTTAGATACATATCTAAAATAACCGTCTTTATCATGAACATCACCAAATGGTCTAGTTTCAAATTTACCCAAATCAACAACTTCTTTAAATTCTACACCTGTATATGGTGAAGTAACTATTGTTTCATACTCAGCACCATAAGCTGTAATCCTTAAGTTAAATAAAATTGCATCATAATCACCAGGTAATAACTGGTCTGGTTGCATACCTAAATCTTTAGCTTTCAATGAAATTAAAGTATCAAAAGCCTTGTTTGATTTAATTAAGTTAGGTGATAATAATATTGCTTCATCCTTCGCACACATACCTTCAACAGTTACCTGTGTCTTGCCATTAGGGTACAACACACCACCACTAGGTAAATCTACAACGTCAAACATTATATTACCAAACTCTGGTTTTTCGTTTAAATTATTTTGTTCCATAAAAAATTAATTTATTAGTCTTTTATTTAAATATAAAAATTTTATAAAAAATAGTATGTTTATTGAAACTTTTTTTGTAAGTTTACGTTAGAATTAGAAAATGAGGTATAACGGCTACGGCTATGTGCAGTAGCGGATTTGAAACACAAAACTTTAAATAACAGATAAATTATGATAGTAGAACAAATGTTGAAGAACGCACAAACACCGCTATTGCATATAGCCGATGTTAGCGGTAGTGCTTTATTTCAAGGCGATTGCTTAGATATTATGCCTTTGATACCTGATAAATCGGTGCAGTTAATTTTGGCTGATTTGCCTTATGGAACGACACAATGTAAATGGGATAGTGTTTTGCCTTTGGACTTACTTTGGAAGCAATACGAAAGGATTATTACAGACAAAGGAGCAATGATTTTTACTGCTTCCCAACCATTTACAACAATATTGACTGCAAGTAACATAAACCACTTTAAATATTCTTTGGTTTGGGTGAAAACAAAAGCAACTGGACACTTGGATGCAAAAAAAGAAGCCAATGAAAAAACACGAGGATATTTTGGTATTTTGTAAAAACGGATTTCCAAACTATTACCCACAAGGTCTAATTGATGGGGAGTTTAAGACTGGAAGAGATGTTGATATGGAAGGTAGAGTTTATGGACAATACAAAAATCATAAAATATCTACAAAGGGTAACTATCCAAAAAGTGTTTTAGAAATACCAAACCCAAGCGGAAAGGGTAATTTGCATCCAACAGTAAAACCTATTGATTTAATGAAGTGGTTTATTGAGCAATATTCACTTGAAAACGATATGGTATTAGATAACACAATGGGAAGCGGAACAACTTGTTTAGCTGCCAAAGAACTTAACCGTAAATTTATCGGGATAGAAAAGGAAGCCAATTATTATGAGATTGCTTGTCGAAGATGCGGTTTTTAGCATTACCGCTAACGTTAAAACGCTTGGCGAAGAAGCGGACTTGAAAGCACAAACTTTCAGTTTAGCACAAACGCCAATAGAAAGCACGAGTGTTCAATTTAGCACTAAACCCGCTTTTTTGCCAAACGTGTGTTATGTGCCGTTTTTTTTTTCGGAGTAGGATTTAATTAACAAAATAAAAAACAATAAAATGGAATTTAAAAATTTATTACAAGACCACGATTACTATTGCTCTGATAGCAATTATTATTCAAATGATGCAGGGCAAAAATGGGAAAACTTTCAGGATTTTTATGATGAATATAAAGATGCTGATGTAGATATGAACTTAATATTTAGATGGGATATTAAGAAAAGAGATGACGGAATGTTATATATGGAAGTATTTATTATACACCAAAGAAAAGGGATTTTTGCACCACATTTTATTGAGAATGTCGTGGAAAATGATTTTGAAAGTATAAAAACATTGCTTCAACCACATTTAGATAAATTGGCTAAAAATTGGCTTCCATTTACGGTGTCTTAAAATGGCACATAACTACTATATAGAAGAATGTATATTTAAATAATTGATTATGAATGTAAAGGGTGAATCAACTCTCGAAAAATTAAAAAATATTTTAAGAGTTAAAAATTATAGTGATAAAACAATAAATAATTATATACACTGTGTTGGGGTTTTTATAAACTCACATAATAAACAAACTTATCATTTAAATGAACAAGATTTAAAAACATATCTTCTAAATTATAATTATAGTTCTGTTTCTCAACAAAATCAAATTATTTCTTCTCTAAAATTATTTTATAAATATATTTTGGAGAAGAAAAATATACACTTAGATAAAATAGAACGACCTCGTTCAGAAAAGAAATTACCGAAAATAATTGATTCAGAATCTATTTTAAATAACCTTTCTAAAATAGAAAATTTAAAGCATAGAACAATATTAAGTTTAACTTATAGCGTTGGTTTGAGAGTTTCAGAAGTCGTGAATTTAAAAATTGGTGATATTGATTCAAAAAGAATGATTATTAATATAATCAATGGAAAAGGCAGAAAAGATAGAATTGTTCCGCTATCTCAAAATATTCTTAATTTATTGCGTGAATATTATAAAGAATATAAACCGAAAGAATATTTATTTAACGGTCAAAATTCAAATCAATATTCTATAAAATCAATACAGAATATTTATAAAAAATATATTGATGATAAAACATCTGTACATAATTTACGACATAGTTGTTTTACAAATTTATTAGAAAATGATACCGATATAATGATAATTAAAGAAATCGCAGGTCATTCAAATATTAAAACAACGCAAATTTATACTCACGTTTCGACTAAATTACTTAACAAAGTGAAATTACCAATATAAAAATAAAACCTCTACCAATTAAGATAGAGGTTTTAATATTTACTTCGTAAAACTAGTATCATAAAATACACCACCACCTATATCACTAATTCCTGATTCTTGGTAAGCTAGATTAGGAACTAAACAAAAACTATTACCTCTACGTTGAATAACTTCTCTTAGAACCATGTCTAATGGTTTTTCATTCTTCTCTAATTCAGTTAGTAACTTTTGAAATACACTAGAGTTAATACCAAAACAATGACAAGCATTTGCTTCTCTAACAATACCTACAACATTATTATAATATTTAAATGGTACTAAATGAGTGCAACCAAAATAAAATAAATCATAAGTAAACGGCATATTTATTTTTAATGTTGAAAATACATCAAAATAATTTTCTTTAAACCTTAAATCATCTTCACAAATTAAAATAGATTTGTATTTCTTCTTAATAGCTTCTTTAAGAATATTTATAACCGTAAGATTTAAAGCATAAGAATTTTTATTAAATCTTAAATATGTTTTTTGGTCATCAGTAAAAACAGGTACACCATTCTCACCTTCAACTAAAGTTTCACCATCTACGGCACTAACTCTAGTAAACTCAAAATCAAACTGTTCAGTTAACTGGTTAATACCTGCTAGTCTATCAGTCCTTCTATCTAAATTAATTAGATATGTTTTGTCAAATATTGTATTTATCATAAAAGTAAATTTAAGTTTTATATATAAGTTTCAATTGAAGCATAAACAGGTGTTGTACCACCAGTAAATGTTAAACCAACTAATTGGTTTGTTTCATCTAAACCTATAAAGTTTTTATTATTAATATCTATATTAGTTATCGTTATATTTGGTCTTAATGGTGATGCTTTATAACCATCATAGGCTAAACATGTTTTAATATTAGTATATATTTTAGTTGTAAAATCAGGTGTGTTAAAATTAATATTTTGAGTACCTGGTGCAAATGTACAATTTGTCAAACCAACATTCCAAGCTAACATTCTAATATTTTTACACCTTTCACCAAAAGAACAATTAGTTATTTGTCCAACATTTAAATATGTACTAATATTTTCACAACCTGATTTATATGTACTGTAATCAGAAAATAAATAAGGTGTTGCTCCTGTTGTGTTACTTATACCCAAATTCAAACAGTTATCTAAATTATTGTAACTACCGTATAAATTAATATTATTAGAATTTTTAATAATGTTATTTGTATTAGTACCATAAGTTGTTGTATTTCCTGTTGTACCGATATTTATGTACGTTGAATTAGATACATCATGATAAGAACCACCAATAACTGAATTAACAACATTAGTTAATAATAAGTTATTACTTGTACTAAAAACTTTACTGTAATAAAATTTATTTATAATATTATTTGTACACCCCCCTTGAAAAATTGAATATCGCACGTCAAAGAAAGTAGAATCAGAATTACTTAAAATGTTATTAAATTGTGAACGAGATATAACTGTACCGTTACTCCCTCCACCAACTAAAATATTATTACTATAAGTTATTTCAGTATTATTAAACGCTCCATCCACAAAAGTACTATTAGCCACGTTAGCTAATGTAATATTACTAAAAGTACCATTAATAATATTAAAATTATTAATATCATTAATTTTAAAATTTGTTAATGAACCTTTAAATAAAGTTACATCTGTTACACTATCTGAAAAATATCCATTTTGACAAAAACTACTCCACAAAACAATATTAGGTTTGTGTGTGTAATTAGTTGATGTATAGTCATAAAAAGGTCTCCAACCGTTATAACTATAAAAACTATCTATTTCAATATTTTTATATTGTGTTGATGAATTATTATTTTCACTATATGTTAAACCAAAAGTAAAACCTGATGTAACCCCTGTCATTGTATTACCGCTAATATATGTTGACGCTGAAGTAATAACAGGATATAATAAAATATCAGCCTTAACAGTTGTACCGTAATTAGTGGAACCTGTTTTTGTTAAATATATATCTGAATCAATTATACAAACTGAATTATCAGTTGTTGGCGGTGTACTAGCACCAACGTTTTTAGAGTAAACATACAACTTACCATTGTACCATACATAATCACCGGTTCCACCTGTTACAGCAGGGTTATATTGATTATAATTTACTTTATCAACAGGATACCTAAACATAATATGAGTTCTAAAATCATACCCCCTTACCTTAATATTTCTTACTGTATCATGCCTATAATAAATATACCCATTTCTTCTATAAACTTCAGTTCCATTAGGTAAAAGAAAACCGTTATTACTAAAATCATAATAAATTATATCTTGTGGGTAATCTTTACTGTAAACTTGTGTATGAAAACTATAATCATCAACAGCTAATAATAATAACGTTTCTGTTTGTCCTGTATATACAATATTTGTATTATTAATACTATCAATAGTGTTATGATTTAATTCATAATACATTCCAGATATTAAATCACCGGCTAATGCTAAACTCAATAAAGAATTGTAAGTATTACCTGTAACAATATTACTTTTATTAATAACCGTACTAAAGGAACCACCACCTATTTTATTATAGGTTATAACAGTACGTGCTACCGAATCAACAGTACTTACTGATTCAATAACCTCATCAACTAACCCATTATATTTAATTGCCCAAGCACCAACCTTATCAGCACCCTCAACAACTTTAAAATCACTCATATATATTTAGTTAAATTATTTTTGTATTAGTTCTTAACCTATTATAAGCTTTAGTAACTGTAAAGTCTTTTTCACTTAATATATAAGCTCTCAAATTTATTTTTGTTGTAATTACATAATACCTATCAGCATTTCTATCTCCAGTTGTGCCATCATCACTAAATTCAACATCTCTTAACATTCTAAAATAATGACCATTAACTGTTATGTAATATTCTAAACCTTTAAATTTATCTAATATATGTTCAATAAATGTATTGGTGTCTTGAATATACCTACTAACAAAACTTACTTTATATTCAATATCCAAAGCACTAGGTTCTGGTATTTTATACAAATCATATCCGTACAAACCATTTTCAAATGTTGGTTTCTTATAATACAAATAATTTTTTACTGGTGTGTTATACCTACCCTCATAATAAGTCCCTTTCTGTATTCTACCTCTTTCAATTAAAATATATGGTGGTACAACATTCTTATCACCATCATTATATTCCCAAGTCTTAGCAAAATCACCCCACCTTTCATTTGTTAAATAAATAACAGGTATTTGTTTATTATCAATGGTCATAGCAAACTCACCAGTCTGAAATACATCCATCACACCACCCTCTATATCTTCCATATAAATCGGTTGCGGTAAATCCGTACTATACTGACTGTACTCATCAACAATTTCAGCAGTTCTACCAGGACCACCTTTTTGTAATGAAATATCTATATTATTTTTTAACCTCTTTTTTAACATAATTTAAACAATTACTGTATATTTACCATCCACATTAATATAATCTTTATTTTTATCAGTATTATATTTTTGTGTCGGTACAAAGTCTGCATTGTTTTGAATACTAACTAACTCATTTGGATTCTTATACTCATCTAACATGAAATAATCAGACGAATCAAAAGACCATAAATCACTTGTATTATCCAACAATACTTTAATATAAATATCATTATTTTTTGTTTTAAAAAACTTAAGTTCACCATTCTTTGCATTGAATAACCTAACTCTTAAATACAATGAACTATAATTTGTGTTCTTCGGTAAAAACAACATTAAATCACTTAATGTAAATGATAATAAATCTATTAGTTTACCAGAAGTATCAACCAAAGACCTAAAATATTTTCGATAACTATAAACTAATCTGTTTAACCTAGGGTCAGTTGTTTCGTAAAACTCTAACAAATAAAAACTTTTTAAAAATTTATCACTACCACTTCTAACCTCTTGTTCAGTAAACATATTAGTTAAATATGTGTTAAAAATTGTACCACCTGTTGTTAAACAAGATAAGTTGATTTGATATGTTATTGATGGGTCAAAAACTGTGACTTCTGTATCTCTAATTGGATTAGTATTTTGTTTTAATGTCTCTAATTCAAAAACACCTAATAAGTTATTATTCTCAACAACTATGTCATTTGATATGTTTATATCAATATATGAATCAGAATTAGTTGTTTGTTTAACCTTATAGAACTCCATGTGTTTTTATGTAAATAGATAAAAACTATTATTTACTATTTATTTGTAAAAGTTAATAATTTTTTATGGCTGATATAACAATTTTACCAAAAACCAAACAAGAACTACAAGAAGAGTGGTTGAAATGCGCTCTTGATTTTGAATATTTTGCTGAGACTTATCTTAAAGTTGAAGATAAAAAAAAAGGTGGGTGGTTTCCTTTTAAATTAATGCCACATCAAAAAGATGTTTTTGAATTATATGAAAATAATGAATTAGCTATAACTAATAAATATAGACAATCAGGTATTACCACCTTTACTTGTGCTTATTATACATGGAAAATGTGTTTCAATAAAAATATAAGAATTGCAGTAATCGGTTCAAACTTAGAACATGCTAAAACTGAACTATTAAAACGTATATCAGATAATATTGAAGGTTTACCTGATTTTTTACGTATAGAAACAATAATAGATTCACAAAAATATAAAACATATAAAAATGGTGGTGAAATAATCGCTAAAGCAGCTCAAGGAAATGCACTCAGGGGGACGAGTCCGAATCATATCATCCTAGATGAATTAGCACATTATGAGGACCTTGATAGTTTTTGGGAATCATCAAAATCAGCTTTTTCTATGGGGGGGTGTGTGAGAATCATAAGTACCCCTTTAGGGTCAAGTAACATATTTTTTCAACTTTTTGATTTAGCTAAACAAGGTAAAAGTAGTTTTAAACCTATCGAATTAAAATGGTATCATGATATACGATTAAATACTGACCTTAAATGGGTTTCTGGGTCAGATGAAATTATTGAGTACAATAAAGATAAACAAAAAGAATTAATTTTAAAAGGTTATAAACCTACATCTACATGGTATGAAAAAGAATGTGCAGGGTTTAATTATGATAAAAAGAAAATTGCACAAGAATTAGAAGGCGAATTCCTAGGTTCAGGTAATAGTTTTATAGATGAAGAATACATTAACCAACAGGAATTAGAAAACGTCTCAAAACCTATGTATTATGAACATAGTGATAAAAACTTTTGGATATGGAAATATCCTTTAAATAGTGAACAAAAATTTATATTTGGTGTTGATGTTTCGTTAGGTACAGCAGAAGACTATAGTACTATTACTGTAATGGATATGTTTAATTTAGAAATGTATGCTGAATATAGAGGTAAAATACCACCAGATTTACTTGCTGATGTTGTTTACAAATTCGCAAACATATTCAATCATGCTTATGTTTGTGTTGATATAACAGGTGGTTATGGTGTTGCAACAGTACAAAAATTAATTAATGAATATAGTTATAAAAATTTACATTACACTGAAATTAAAGATAGATATATAAAAGATAGACTAGAAGGTGAAGCTAATGGTGATTTACGACCAGGTTTAACTATTGGGAAAAATCGCATGGAAATATTAGAATGTATGGCTAAAGCATTCAGAAGTGGTGAATTAATTATTAGGTCATCTAGATTAATTGATGAATTAAAAGGTTTTAAAGATGTGGGTGGGAAACCTGACCATAAAAGAGGTGGTACATCTGATTTAATTTTTTCATTAGCTATTGCATTATATGTTGGTGATAATAGTGGAACTACCATACTTAAAGCACTTGAAAGAACTAAATCTATGGTTTCATCATGGGTTGTTGTAAACTATAATAATGAAGATTTTGCTAGAGAACAAATTAAATTTGAAGAAAATTTAAAAAATAACGAAAATAATAATAAAATCCCTAGTTTATTTTATTTTAATTGATTACATTTGCATCGTAAATTTAAAACAAATAAAAATGGCTAAAAAGTATTTTACTCCAGAACAAGTTAATCATATTATTGATTGTTACGAAAATAAAAATTATTCTATTAAAAATATAGCTGTGGAATACAGATGTGACCCTGGTACTATTACTAGGGTCTTAAATGAAAATGACGTAAAAATTAAAGATTATAGGATACCATTTACGCCTGAACAAGAAGAGTATATTAAAATACAATATAACAATGGTAAAAGTACAGTCAAATTAGGTGAAGAATTTGGTTGTTCAGCTAAAGCTATTGGGTCTTTCTTGAAAAGAAATGAAATAGTTGTAACTAAATCAACATTATTGTGTGATGAAGATATATCTAACATTATTTTAGATTACATTGAAAATTCACTTACTTTAGAAGTTATTTCCGCAAAATATAATATTGCTAAAAGAAGACTTTCAGATATTTTACAAGAAAAGGGTATTGAAACAAAAAATAAATTATATAAAACATTTTCAGAAGAAGATGTTAAAGAGATTATCAAAATGTACACTATCGGATTTATTAGTTTAAAGAAGATAGGTGAAAAATATAATTGCGATAAAAGTGTTATTAGTAATCTTCTAAAGAAAAACAAGATTGAAATATATGATAGAAACCTTAAACACCATTTAATTGACGATGAAACCGTTTGTAATGAACATATTAACGGTTTATCAATAAATGATTTAAGTAAAAAATATGGTTGTTCTGACACAGTTATTACTAGAATTTTACAAAAAAATAACATTGAAACTATTAATCATAGATTTTATAATTTTTCTAAAGAACAAGTTGATGAATTAATTAGGTTATACACAACTGAACTTAAACCAACATCTGAGTTATCTGTTTTATTTGACTGTACTGTTGATAGAGTTAATAAGATTTTACATGATAATAATGTATCTTTAATTAAACAAGCAGCAAATAAAATAACTTTCTCTACTGAAGATATTGATAAAATAAAAAGTTTACACAAAACAATGTCTAACAAAGAAATAGGTAGTTTATTTAATTGTAGTCCTGATACAATCAGACGACTTCTAAATAAGGAAGGTGTTAATACAAGTAAAAATTATCAAACCGAACAAAGTGTCATTGATAATATTGTTATTGATTATTCAATAAATAAACTTAGTACTAGAACATTATCTGAAAAATATAATTTCTCTCAAACGTATATTAGTAAGGTTTTAAAAGAAAATAATGTTGAAGCTAATTTAAGATATATAATTTCAGTTTCTTCTGATGAAGAGAAAGAAATTATTAGAAAACATGTTGAAGATAGAAAAACTTTAACTGAGATTAGTAATGAATATGGCATTAATATTAAATTTTTAAGTGAAAATATCTTTAAAAAGAATAATATTAATATTCAACTTAAAAAACCTGCTCAAGAGAAATTAAATATTGAACAAATATTAACCGAACTAAAAACAGGTAAAGGTATTTCAACTATCGCTAGAGAGAATAATTGTTCTTTCGGTACTATAAACTCAATAGCTATTAGTAATGGAATTAAAACAACAAATGAATTAACAGATGTTTTTACTAATGAGTTGATTCTTAAAAAAGAAAATAGAAGATTTGTATTTGATAATTATCAAACTAAATTTGTTATTGAAAAATACACTAATGGTGCAACAATAAAACAAATTAGTAATTTCCTTAAAGTTGACTATACTACAATCCACAGGGTACTTGTAAATAACAATATAAAGGTTCAACATAAATTATTAAAAACATTTACTGAACAAGTTGAAGAAGATATCTGTTCAGAATACGTTGATAATAACAAAACTATGTTAGAAATTGGCAAACTATACAATGTGTCACAATCAGTTATTAGAAAAGTTCTAATAAAACACAACGTAGAAATTACCAATAATTATTATTCATCGGTTAACGAAAATAAAATTCGTTATATTCTTGGTTATTTTATTCCAACTATTCACAAGAAATCAGATTGTGATAATATTTTGCAAGCTAAGGAAATAGACATTATTGATTATACCAAAAAGATTGGTATAGAATATAACGGAACATATTTTCATAGAAGCGAGAATAAATCCGAAACTTATCATATTGATAAAACAAAAGAAGCTTCGTCTGCCGGTTATAAACTGTATCATGTTTTTGATGATGAATATGTACATGATTCTGTTAAAATAATAAACCGACTTTTGAAGTTATTTAAAACAGGTTTGTATATTACTGAAGATACTTATGATGAACTAGAAGAATGTTTCTTCAGCAATACTAGTTACGATGAAATTTACATTGAAGGTTTAGTTAAAACCAAACTACCACTTTCTGAATGTACGATAACTAAAGTTGAACCAACTAAACAATATTATCAGTTTTACACTGCGTTTGGTTTATTGAAATCTTACGATGAAACTATTAATAATGTCAATTACAATATTGAACATAAAGAATACGGTTTAATTGGTTATATTAGTATTAATAAAACAACCAATACTGTTGAAAATTTATTCATTGAAGATGATTATGTAATTACAGGTTTAAACAAAAGAATCTTTGATTTATATTTAAATGAATTTAAACCAACTGAGTTATTTATTGAAATTGACAGAAGATACGCTTCAGAGCCAGAGAATTTATCTGGTTTATCATTTGAGTTAATTAACGAAACAGAACCTAGAATTCATTATTTTAAGAATTATTCAAGATATATCGCAACTAATGAAACTAATTTAGAATTGGATTCTGATGTTGAGTGGAACATTATTCACGATTGTGGGACTTGGAAATATAAATTGATTAAATAATATTAAGGTAATTAAACATAAAAGTTGTAAGACTATTTACAATAAACGACTTTTATGTTTAATAACAAACCTAAAGAAATTGAATTGATAAATGAAGGTTTAATTCCAAGTATATTATCACATCAAGAAATGTTAAAAATGGGTGCGACAGGTGCTTTATCAAGAGCATTTGAAAGATATATTCTTTTAGATAAAATAGAAGGATTAGACCCAGAACCTTCTACATGGGGTGATGGTTATGAATTTAAAAAAGGTGAAGAAATTAAAAGTTCAATCGAAGTTATTTACGATAAAGACCGTGATATTTATTTTTTACAAAACGGTAATCATCGCATTAAACAAGCTAGAGTTAACGGTGATAAATATATACGTGCATTTATACAACCAGATAATGGTAAAATAGGTAATGATGCAAAATTATCTATAAGTGAATCATTAAATGAAACACGACTTAACGAAGGTTACGAAGAAATTAAAGATATTAATGAATTAGCTAATGATATTATATATTCATTAAGTTATAAATTAAATGCAACAAAAACACCTAGTAAAAGTAACCCAGGTACATATTTATATGAATTTAATAAAGCTATTACTACAATAGAAGAATCTATTAATTTTCAAAAAACTGTTAAATATCAAAATTTTACATCTAATAATTTTAAAAACTTTTGTGATAAGTTTAAAAATATTTCAATTACTTTTGAAAAAGGTTCAAAGGATAATGAAGGTAGATACAATCTTAATACTAAGAGTATTATATTATTTATTACAGATGAAAAAGAACTAGAAATTAATCAAGATTTAAATATTGATAATAAAGTTACAACTACTAAAGATATATATTTTAAAATTCATGGTAAGTTCATTTCTATATTAGAACATGAATTACAACATGTTTATGATGACTATATTTCAAAAGGTCAAGCTTTTAATGTTAAACAAACTAAACATGAATACGATTATACTCAATTTGATGATGCTAAAGAATATTTAAATTTACCTTATGAAGTTAATGCTAGATTTACTCAAGCTATTAATAAAATTAATTTCTTAGAATTAGTGGATTTTACTGATGATAATAAACAAATTGAAAGACCTTATGAATTTAAAAAAGTATTACGTGATTTTTTATATCAATTTCCACATAAACATTTGTTAAATCAAAATGTTAAAAATACTGTTATCAAAAGGTTATATAATATTTACAACAAAGCTATTGAAAAAGCTAAAACTGATGATAAAATTGAGTTAATTAAAGAAAATAACTTAGATTACACTACAACTGATGATAAAAATAATGTTTTAATTTATGTTGATGGTAATAAAATATTAAACAAATTAAAAACTGATTCACCAGAGTTTGATATTACTAATAAAGATAACCAAATTGGTAATAGAGTTGAGAAAGCTAAAGAGTTTATTAGTAATTACAAAACCGACAAAAGACCAATTCACCCTACGACAGGTGAAAGAATAGATTATTTAGGTAAACATAGTTTTGAACCTTCAGTTGCATCTTTTGATATGAATGGTAAGTTAGGTTTTACTGACGGTAGACATAGAATATTAGCAGCAATTGAATCTGGAATAAACAAAGTAGGTGTATTAGTACCTAAAAACCAAGTAGATATGTTTAAAGATTTAATAAACGAATCCAACTCACAACTTGAAGACACGTTTATTAAAATAAATTCACCAAATATTAAATCACACATTGATTCTTTAATTAATAAATACAGTGAGAAATCTGAGGTTATGAATTATATTAAACATGCTGATGAAGAATCAAATAAACCTGAGTATTCTATTTCATATACATATTGTAAAAAACTAATTAGTTTAGCTACTAATTTAAAAGACAAACATGGTCTTGATAAAGATAAATTTGAATTATATGGTGGTTTTCCTCTTATAAATTATTTATCAAAAGAACTAAATAATAAACGTGAAATAATATCACGTTCTAAAAAAATAAAAACTATGGCAGGATTTAATCACCAATATAACAAAGAACATGAAAGAGTTGGTTTAATTAAGAATGGTAAAAAATATGTTGATAGAAATTTAAGAGAATGTATTGAATTAATTAAAGAATCTGAAGTTAAGGTAAATAAAGAAGCTTCATGTATTGTTTTATTAAATGAAGACAAAAAAATATTATTACTTAAACGTAGTGATAAAACCCCTTGGGAACCTGGTAAATGGTCTTTAGTTGGTGGAAAGATTGATTTAGGTGAAAACGCTAAAGAAGCTGCTATTAGAGAATGTGGTGAGGAAACAGGTTTAGGTATCAAAGGAAATAAATTAATTTATTGTTTCACAATGAAAGAGGATGACTATGAAGTTAATTTCTTTATTGGTGTTTCTGAAGGTAGTGATGTTAGATTAAATGGTGAACATACTGAATATAAATGGGTTAACCCAAATGAAATACCTGAACTAGAAACAGTACCTAATTTATTAGGTGAAATTAAAAAGTGTTTTGAAACGTTAAATGAAAATAAAGAAGAAACGGTTATTAACGAAGAATTCAATAAAACTGAATATTTAAAATGGAAACGTAATAATGTAACATATAGAGGAATTAAAGAATTAGGTCAAGATAACAATGTTTATGGTTCTTTTGGTAAAGGTTTATATACTGTACCAGCTAGCAATAAAGTTATGGCTAAAACTTTCGGAAAACTTTATTTTGTTGTAAATGGTATACCAAAAAATCCTAAAGTTGTTAATTCATTAAATGATGCTGAAATGTTCAGATATAATCTTATTAATGAATATTGTAAACAACATAATAACATTAAATCAGACGGATTTTTTGATGATAATACATCAATGGAAGCTGAAATGTTAAAGCTTGGTTATGATGGTTTTGTTATTAAAGGTAGAGAAATGGTTAATTATAAACCTGAAAATGATAAGGTTAAATATTTTTCAAATGAAAACCAATTAATTCAATATTATGAAAACTTTATCGAAAACAATAATTCTGTTATTAACTAAACTATTTAATTTAAACAACTAAAAACATGGCAATTATAAAATCAAAAGTTAAGGCTTCACAAACCTTACAAAAACCTGTATTAGAAGCAAAGAATGATTATAAAGAAGCGAAACAATACTCTATATCTGATACTTTGACAGCAAATGGTGGTAAAAGTGATAACGGTAGTTTCTTGGATATTAGTCAACGAGCTAAATTGCAAGCGTCCAACATTTTCTCTGATAATTCTCCGTATGGAATGCCGTCTGACTGAAAATCAATAACTTACAAAACAAAAACCCTTATCTAAATTATTCAGATAAGGGTTTTCTATTTTAAATAGTTGTTAATTACTTAACAAAACCTTTTTTCTTATGTTCAATATAATGTTTTGTTTTAAAATAATCAACATAAGTTTTTCCATTAAACACTAATACACCTTGAGGTTGACCTGGTGTAATTCCAATATGTAACCAATCTGGCATAACGACATCACCTTTCTCCCAAATAAGTTTTGTGAATTTTAAAGTTTTTCTGTTATTAACCAACCAAAAGAAAACTTGGTCACTTATTTCTTTACCATCCTTAATGAAAGTTTCATCAAATGCCTGACCATCTAAATGTTGTGATTTTTTAGCTGCACCTGGAATAGCATCGTTAACACGTTTACAACGATAAGCAACGGTTGGTGAAAATGACCCAAATTGTTTTCTAATTGGTTCGGCTACTTCAATAGCTAATAATTTAAGATTTTCTATAATATTAGCTGGTGGATTAAATTGTTCTTTAATCCCAAGACGCATTGCAGTTGCTGAAGAAGTAAATTCCCTCAGACTAAAATTTTCTGATAATTGCATAGTTTAAAATATTTTTAATAAATAGTTTAGGTTTACTGAAACCTTTTCTATAACTTTGCGTTCAAGAACATATAATTTATATAAAATGGTAATAACTGAAGAAGTAGCTGAATTTTGTTTAAACAACAATCTAACATTTAACCAATTCTTTGGAATTGAAAAAATTATTGGTTCTTTAGATTTAAGTAAAGTTAAACATTTACCTAAAGGGTTTGAACCTGTTATAGAAGGTTCATTATATTTAAACTCATTAAAAAGTATTGAATACAAGACACGTTTTATTGTTAGTGAACGATTACATTTACCATCATTAAGATATTTATGCACTGATTGTGTATTATTTGTTCTTGGGACAATTTATTTATCAAATTTAAAGTCAATTCCTAGCAGAACTACAATTGTAACAAATACTGTTTTAGATATTATGAATTGTATATTTATAACAGATAGTTCAGTTATAATAAGTAAAGAGTATATTATTAATAACAATAATTTAAAAATAAATAATGTTATTTCCTTTGAAAAATTAGTTGATAATTTAAAATAAACTGAAACCTTTTCTATAACTTTGCGTTCAAGAACATATAATCAAAATATAAATAAAGAAATGAAAAAAACTAAATTCGATGTGTTTGTTGGTGACACTTATATTACAACTATTAATCCAACTTTAATTAAAAGACAAAACATTGATTCAGATGGTTTAAAACTTATCAAGGAATTACATAAAATAAAATATTCTGTTTTAAAACAAATGGAAGAAACAGATGATTCTGATAAGTTAAAAGAATTGGGTAAAAGTATTACTGATATCGAATTTAAGTTACAAAAAGCTTGGGGTTTTAAAGAAGATATTAATTTTCATAGATTCTGGGATGTCCCTAAATGTGAATGTCCAAAAATGGATAATGAAGATAGTTACCCTTCTGGTCATTATGTAATAAATCAAAATTGCCCAGTACACTGTGTTTTCCATAGTTCTATTGAATCAGAATTAGAAAGTGATAACAACATAACAGAATTTGTTTTGAACGCTAAGAATGATGTTAAAACAGCAAATATTGAAGAGTTAACAAAAGGTGCAAGTTACCTTGCTAAAATAGCTGATTTAGTAGGTAAAGGTGACTTAACAAAAATTAACGATTTAAAGAAAGCTATTAATTCAATTAATCTTAATTAAAAATGAATCAAATCCAAGAAGTAATCAAACAAATAAAAACTTCAATTCAGTTAATTGAAGAAAAACAATACCAACGTGCTAAACAAATATTGGTTGATTTGGCTGGAACTAATTATTCTTTATTAGAAGAATATAATAAGGAATTCGGTGAGATAGATACATTAATTAGAGAACAAGAAGACTTAAAAACTGAAGTTCGAGATTTGGAATCTAAAATTGAAGATAAAGATACTGAAATTGATGAAAAAGAAGATGAAATTACATCTTTAGAAAATGATATTCTTCAACTTAATAGTAAAATTCAAGAATTAGAACAAGAAGTCGAAATGTTGACTGATGAAAAGAATAGTTTAGAACTAAAATTATTTGATTTCAGAAATTAAATATAAAATATATTAACATAATATTTGTTTATTATGTTTTCAATAACTAAATTTGCACTATCAATTTAAACAATTAACTAATGCAGTTCACACACGAATACAATTTAATCAAAATATTTCAGGAATCATTCTCATTTCCTGTTCTTTGTTATTCACCGTTAAATAACAAAACAATTACATTAAGACATAACTTAATTAAAGAAGAAGCTGAAGAAACACAAGAAGGTATCGAACTTTACTTACAAAGAATTAAAGAAAATGTTTTACAACCAAAAGATGACTCTTTAGTTGAGATAGCGGATGGTTTAGGTGACTTAACCGTTGTAACATTAGGTAGTTTATTTACATTCGGTTTATCTGTTGATTTAGAACTAGGTAAGAAATTTAGTTTACAAGCTCCCATGTATTTTAGAGATGATACTAGCACTATCATCTACCTTTTAGATAATTATATTTTAAAAGAATATGATGATTCAGTTAGTTTAGAAGATTATCATGGTGCTTTAAATTTAATTCTTTTAGAAATTAAAAGACTTTGGAATGTTTTCTTACCTAAAGTATCTTTTAAAGACATATATGAAGAAATTCATAATTCAAACATGTCAAAAGCTTGTGAGACAGAAGAAACAGCTTTAAAAACAATTGCACAACCTCAATATAAAGATGTTAATTTATCTTACACTGTAACAGATGGTAGATATTTTGTTAGACGTGACGATAACAAACTAATCAAAAGTTGCGATTATAAACCTGCTAATTTAAGTCCTATTGTTTATGAAACTAAATAGATTATCAGAAAAAACTCTTCAAGAAACTGAAAATCTTGAAGAGTTGTATTACAAAATGTTCTTCACAGTTGATGGTGAATTTATTGGTCCAGTTGGATGTAAAACATTTGAAGATTTTTACAATCTGTATTGTTTCTTTACAGAACATATTTGTAAACTAATTCCTGATATAACTTTAGGTGAGTTTCTAAAATTCGATAGGAACTACTCAAAGTTACAAGAAATTTATACATGGAAAAACACCGAGTTTTACATTAAAGCTCTTGAATTTGAAATAAACAAAAAATAAACCGATGGGATATAATTTTAAAAAGAAAACAGTTGTTTGTGATTGTGAATGTCAGCGTGGTTCAAACTGTGGACGAAAAACTTGTTTTATGTTTAGATACGGAACAAATACTGATATAGGTGATTTATACATTAAAGACATACCACCAAATACTGAAAATGAAGATTCATTACCATATCAACACATTAGAACATTCACCGATGATGAAATATCCGCTATATGTAGTGTAATGGAAGGTGGTCAAAGCGAGGAAGAAATAACTAAAAACGATAAATTAGCTTAAAAATATTAGGTTATTTAAAACCTTTTAATTAATTTTACGTTCAAGATAAAAACAAATTATTATGTTTATAAAATCAACAAACGATTTCGAGAAAATTTACCAAGATATGTTTCAAGCCATTCATCAATATGGTGAATGGTCAACTGAAAAAGTACGTACCAAATACATAGATGGTACACCAGCTAAAAGAAAACAAATAATTGGTTATCAATTTAAATTTGATAACTCTACTGATGTAGTACCATTAGTTAGAAGTAGATTCATTCCTACTAAAGATGCTTTACGTGAGATGCAGTGGATTTGGATTATGCAATCTAACAAAGTACAAGACCTTAGAGATTTGGGTTGTAAATATTGGAACCAATGGGAGAAGGAAGATGGTACGATAGGTCCATCTTATGGACATCAAATAGCTAAGTCTGTTTTCGGACACAAAAACCAATTAGATTATATTCTACATGAATTAAAAAACAATCCGGATTCAACTAGAATATTAACTGAACTTTGGAACACTAGTGATATTGATAACATGTCATTAACACCATGTATTCATTTAACACAATGGTCTGTTAATAATGGTAAAGTTCATTTAGAAGTTAGAGCAAGAAGCCAGGATTTTGCTTTAGGTTTATGTTCTAATGTATATCAGTATTCGATTTTACATAAAAAAGTTTGTCAACAAATAGGTTTACCAGCTGGTGATATGTTATATACTATTCATAATTTACATTATTATGACCGACATGAAGAGAATTTATTAAAACAATTTTCTGTTTATAATAATGAAATTAAAGGTTCTAAACTAGATGTTTTATCAACAGCTAACCTAACCAAACTAGATAGTATCTATGATTTTGTTGCTGATAAACATGTTGAATTAATAACGACCAACAAAGAATTACCAAAATATAAGTTTGAAATAGCAATATAACTATGAAAAAAATAGCAATGTATGACCTTGAAGGTTATCTACTAGAGGTATTTGAAGTTGAGACTTACGTTGAACTTGAAAGACAATTAAAACTACCTCAAGCAAGTATTTACTCTTGTGTTAATAACAGACAACATCAGGTTAAGAATAGACAGTTTAAAGAGATAAAAGGTGAAAGAGTTGCATTGCAAAAAATAGGCGATGTGTCAATGTTAGTCAATGGAAGTACAGAGTATAAAACAATACTTAAACTATACAAAGAACGTGTAATATGTGCTTATGAATCTTTGCAAGAAGCTTCTTTTAAAAACAAAATAAGTGACACTTCTATAAAAATTTGTCTTAATGGTAAAACTAGCAATGCTGGAGGGTTTGAATGGAAATATGCAGATAGTTTAAATGATAATTAATATGATTAAAAGAATTATCCAACAAATCATAGACAAATTGTTTTGTTTACATGAATATGAAGAAAAACATTATAGAAACGTAATGGAAAATGAAAGTGACACTTTACCGTTATATTCTAAAGTAACATACATGTGCAAAAAATGTGGCAAGATTAAACAAATTAAACTTTAACTATGCAAAAGATTACCTGCATTAACGATAAAAACAAACCCAATGATATTTCTAACAAACATTGGATTAAAGCTGAACAAGAATACACACCTGTTAAGATTATTAGGTCAAAATTAACCGGAGACCATTATTTTGTTTTAGAGGAAGTTAAACCCGACAACCCTTTGTATGGTGGTTATAATGTAAACAGATTTGCAATCAGAGTTTCGATAAAAGATTTTATTGAAGAAAACGAACTTGAATTAATTGAGAAATAGTTATGAATAAAAAATTTATTGCAACTCTTATTATACTAGCTGTTGTTACAACAATGTGTTTTGTTTTAACAAGTTGTAGAAAGAAACCTGCTTCATGTCCGACATTTAATTATTGTAAACGATGAGAATATATAATTCTAACAACATAATTAGATATAAAAATAATTATTATTGTAAGGTTAAAATTAAAACAGTTAACATACAGTTTAAATATTTAACTAAGTCACCAATCTTAGTTGTTGAAGATGAACCTTATATGTTAGGTGAACCTGTTTGTTTATTTGAAACAGATAATAAGAAAATAACTGAATCTTGTCATATAGTTGAATACCAAGGGCAAGAAGAACATTTATTAAACAAATTTGTTCCTTACAATATACCTGATAGTTTATCTAATTTACATGACACTAACGAAATACAAGATTTTAATGTGTTATTAATTAAAGCTAAAAAAGTATTTGGTTTATATTTCATTGATGAACAAGATGATAATATTATATTTGAATCAACATTTAAAGATTTTCATAAAATAGAAACTAAATTTGAAAAATGGTTTTATAATTTTAAAGAAAAATATTTTATATAAAATGTGTAACCTTATTAATTTGTTTGCGTTAAAGACTAATATATGAATTACAAAGAACTATTAAAAAATGCAGAAGAATATTACTCTGGTAATAAAATGAAATTAGATAACAGACATATTGTTACTATCAAAAGTTTAACTCCAAACTTTATGTTTTCAACAGTTTATGTTGATAATGAAAATGATTCTTGGGATGTTATGTCAAATAGGTTAAAAAAGATTTAAAATAATTTTGTTTTATCGAAAACTAATTGTAAGTTTGTAAAGTCATTAATTTATTAAGGAAATGTTAAAGAATATTATCATAATTATTATCGCTCTAGTTGTAATTTTAAATCTAATATTAACAGGGTTTAAATTACTATCCGAACCAAATGATTTAGCTTTCTATTTTGGTTTTGTTGTGTTGTTCGTTTTACCTGCAACAATTATTTATCTTACATATCAAATCATTAAAAAATCGTTTAAAAACAAAAATGAAAAAGTTAATCTTTAATTTAGCTATTGTAGCTACACTATTATCATTTTTCTCATGTAGAGAAAAAATTGATGCAGGAAATGTTGGTTTATTAATTAATCAGTATGGCACAGGAAAAGGACAAGGTGTTGAAATTGTTGCAGGTTCAACTTGGTACAATCCTTGGACAGAAGATGTAATTCAAGTTCCAGCCTTTGTTCAACACAAAGAATTTGAAAAAGTTACTGTTAATGATAAAAACGGTACTGAGTGGACAATGACACCAACATTGGACTATAGAATTGAAAAAGGTACTATTTCTGATACTTACAGAAAATACAGAAAACCTTTAGCTGAACTTGAAGAAGGTGTTATTAAAACTATTGTGAAAGAATCTTGTAGATTTATCATTAATAATTACAGCACTGATTCAATTATGGGTTCAAGAGGTGATATTGAAAAACAAATCAAAGCTAGAATTAAAATCACACTTCAAAGTGAAGGATTTAATACAGAAAACTTTACTTCAGGTCTATACCCACCTAAAGCAATCACTGAATCTATCACCTTAAAAAACCGTGCCATCCAAGACGCAATGCGAATTGAGAACGAAGTAAAGTCAACAGAAGCTGAAGCCAAGAAAAAGGTTGCTCAAGCAAAAGGTAGCGCTGAAAGTTTACTTATCAATGCAAGAGCTGAAGCTGAAGCAAATAGATTAAAACAACAATCATTAACACCAATGTTAATCCAACAACAATGGATTCAAAAATGGAATGGTAATCTACCAGAAACTATGACTGGTTCCGGTTCAAATCTAATGATTGGAATTAACAAACAATAAAAACCAAAACCTATGTAGATTTGAAATACATTCTACATAGGTTTTAAAAACATGGTTCTGTAGGTTTTACTTGGTCGCACCAGTATTACTGAAATTGGGTTCCTGATGATTTCTTGTTCGTAAGATAACAATATTCTAGATAGTTATAATTACGAGCAAGTTAATATGTAAGGGATGTTGTTGGTTCGATTCCGACCAGAGCCACTTAAATTTAAAGTAAAATGAAAAAACTTATATTAATTTTATCAGCAATAACTTTACTTAGTTGTTCTGAATATAATGAACAAAGAGAGTGTTATAGTGGAACTTTAGTTGTTTTGAAGAAAGAAACCCAATCAGGTGTTAGAGGTGTTGGTTATTGGTATTTTCTATACATCTTTGATGGTAAAGAAGCTAAATATTATCAAACCTCAGAAAAAGATTATAACAAATATAATGTTAACGATACATTACCAACATTGGTTCTTAAAACAACTTTAACTAAAAATAAATAATATGTTAAATTCTGAAACAATAAAAAATAAATTTCTTAAAGAAAAAGAAGAATATCTTAAAACTTTAAAAGAAAACGACACAGTAGTCTTTGAATATCAATTTACATTTAAAGGTTTTACTGTATATGTTTATTACGAGGATGATGAAACTGTACATTACAGTATTACATCAATAGTTATTAAAGGGAATGAATATGTACTACCTGAAAGAGTTGTTGATAGTTTAACTGAAATTGAAGATTTAAATCACTTAGAAGATTATATATTTGCGATTGAAAATCGTGATTTTGATTGGATTAAAAGTCTTTATAGTGATTTATTAAAAATAAATGAAAAATACATTGATAATTCATTTACTGATGAAGCAACTGTTGTTAATTTAATCTACCACTTACTACCAATAGAATAATATGAATCTAGTCAACTCCTGGGTCTTGGAAGTACTTTCTGAACCTGAATTTAAATATAATTTTTACTTTGTTAAAGTTAAAGCGATTGCTGAAGGTTCTGAATTTCAAACTGATATAATGGTTGAAACATTAGAACAAGCTTTATCAATTAAAAAAGATTATAAATTTCTTAGTTAAAACGTAACCTTATTAATTTATTTGCGTTAAACACCTTAAATCAACAACGAAGTTGGTTTGTTAAATATAAAATGTTATGTTAGAAAGAATGCTAAAATACAAATTGTTGTTCTTCCTTGTAGGTTCACCAATCATCACTGTTGTTTTATTCAACAAAACAATGAATTATATAGGTTTACATTTCCAAAGAAATAGTGAAATGTACCACATCAGTAAAACAATATTTCTTATGTTGATATTCGTTTTGATTTATAAATTCAGAAAACAAATATTTAAATTGTTTTAATTATGGGAAAACCGTATACCTTTAAATATATTATTAATACAGTTTCAACATTAGTATTAATATTATGTGGTGCTTTCTTATTACCTATCATGTTCAACTTTTCAGTTGTTCCGGAATCAGAAAAAGATGTTAACTTCTATTTGTTAATGATTGATATTAGTTTAGGTTCAATTAGTTGGTTTATTAGTTATTTGAGTAAAGAATAAAAGCATGACACCACCTGTTATATTACTATTAATATGTTTAGGCATATTAATACTCTTCGCAACTATTATGTTTTCAATAGTAGCTTACAAAATTATGAAAAGAGAACCAGTTATCTACAAGTTAGAAGAACTAAGAGGTTGGGGGAATTCAATACATCTTGATAGAGCTGATGACAATGGTAAAATTACAGCACATGGTTGGATTTCAAGACCTTATGTAAACAAAGGTGATTTTCTAACTTATAAACATTTCGATGGTTCTGAAGTAAAACTTAAGTTTACTAAAGTAAAATATTGTAACGACCCTCGTGATATGTTCTTTGCTGAACTTAAACAATTTGATAAATAATGAGTCACCACGTATATGTTATTTCTGACCCTCACTTTGGTCACGAAAACATGGCAATTAAACGAGGTTTTAGTTGTTCAGAAGAACATGATAATTATATTATTCAGGAATGGAATAAAGTTGTAAATAAAAATGATACAGTTTGGATTCTTGGCGATATTACAATGGAAACAACTAAACATTATTATTTACTTAACAAGTTAAAAGGAATTAAAAATGTTGTTTTAGGTAACCACGATTTACCACAACATATCCCGGAACTAATGAAATATGTAAATAAAGTTTGTGGTTCTGTTAAACTTAAAGGTTGTATATTAACACACATACCAATTCATCCACATGAAATTGGTAGATTCAAATATAATATATTTGGTCACTTGCACGATGAAATAATCAATCACGATAAATACATTAATGTTTGTTGTGAACAAATTAACTATAAACCTGTTTTATTAAACGATTTAATATGTTAGAAAATATCATACAATTTTGTATATTTGTATTATCAGCATCAGCTATTTGGTTTGTTGGGTCCACAGAAAAGTGGTCAAAATATGGTTATGTTCTTGGTTTACTTAGTCAACCATTTTGGTTCTACTCAACTATTACCAAAGAACAATATGGAATGCTTTGCTTAACAGTATTCTATACGTATAGCTGGGGTCGTGGTTTTTATAATCATTTTATAAAAAAGAAAGAAATTACAATTGAAGAACGAGTTGCACAGGTTTATACTGATATTGATTAATAAATGAAGAAAATACAATTCACCGAAGAAGAACTTTTACTATTATTAAACGATGTAGTAAAAGAACAACAAAATAAAGTAGAAATTTGGACCAACAATCTTTCGTTAAAAGAAGTTGTTGAAAAAGTTGGTTTTAAAATAGTTAAACAATGAAACTAGAAATAGCAAATTATAGTGATAGAAGATTTATTACAAGTAAATCGTTTGAAGTAATAAATAAGGAAATCCCTGTTAAAGAATATTGGTTTAACAACTTAAGAATATATGAAAGATGAAATTAAATATCGATAACTTATATACAATTTCTTTTGAAGAAAGTAATGCGTATTTCTTTCTTATACAATTAACCCCAGCAAAGAAACATTTACTAAACAATCTAAGGATTTATAAAAGATGAAACTAATAGTTGCTTCAAATCCATATATCTATTTTAATTCAACTGATAGTTTCAGAGAATTATTTAATTTTATTACTAACGGAGATAAAATTAAGTTAGATAATTGGATGAATAAAAATAAACCTGATTTTATAGTAATGAAAAGATAATTTTGTTTTATTGCAACCTTTTGTTTAGATTTGCGTTAGAATCATTATAAAATAACTAAACTATGAAATCACATATTTTACCATTCCTTGCAGGTTGTTTCTTAATAACAACTATTGCAGCAACATCACCAAAGGTTCAAGAAATACTAACCTTCAAACCAGCACAACCTAAGTTAGTTGTTTCTCAGACATTTGAACATGTTTCGTTAAACACAATAAATAACTTTATTTTATCTAAAGCTAGAGAAGGCTACATACTTAAAAGTAATAGTTTAGGTATAATAACAAGTGCTGGTTACTCAAATGAATATTCAGCAATCGTAACATTAGAAAAATATTAATATTATGGAATTAAAAATCAACAACAAATATATTTTGCTTGAAAAGAATAATGATTATGTTTTCAAAGCATTAATTAATGATGTTACTAAAACATCTATTCAAATTACTAACTTAGATAACGGAAGTGGTCCTGTTAGAACATTATTAACAGCGTTTCATGAACAACTTGATGTTATTGAGTTTATTGATGATAAACAAATAGAATCTCAAATAACAAATTCTATAAATAAATTAAATAAACTAGATAACATAGTAACTAAAGAACTTGTCTCTTTACCGACTAAGGTAATAAAAGATAATTTAGAAATAGAATCAGCAATGATGAATGTTTTTCTAGAAAATCAAAAACCTTTAGAACCGGATTTTCAAGATGCACTTAATGAGTTAACTAAAGAATCCGGAAAGGAAATACCAATTCGTTTTATTTCACCTCAAATTAATGTTCGTGAAATTGATAATATTATTTCTGATGAACCAGATTACATTCAACCAACCAAACCTTTAACAAACAATTGGTGTTTTAAAAGCAAGTAAATAATCTTTAATTTTATGGAAGTTTTATTTAATTTCTACTATTTAAAATAAATAACTACAATGTACTACAAACTATCTGATTACGCAAAAAAATTTAACATTACCTACCGTGCAGCGTGGAATCGCTTCAAAGCTGGTAAAATTAAAGATGCTTTTGTTGATGATACAAACCATGTTTGTATCCCTGTTCATAAAATGGACTCAATGTCTAAAAACATGGTAATTTATTCCAGAGTTTCTTCTAATGAAATGAAAGAAAACTTAGAACGTCAATCTGAAAGATTGACCAACTACGCTATCTCTAACGGTTATACTATCATTAAAGTTGTTAAAGAAGTAGGCTCTGGTCTGAACGACCACAGACCTAAACTTATGAAAGTTTTAACAGACAACAACTTTGATTTTATTTTAGTTGAAAATAAAGATAGATTAACCCGTTTCGGGTTTAATTATCTTGAAACTCTTTTAAAAACTCAAAACAAACAAATTATCGTTGTTAACAATACAAATGATGATAAAACAGATATCATTAATGATTTAGTTTCTATTATCTACTCATTCTCTGCCCGTATCTACGGGTTAAGAAGAGCTAAAAACAAACAAAAAGAAATACTTAATATTATAAATAATTAATTCTTTAATGTACGTTACTGAAAAACATATAATCAACAAATTACATCGCTTCTACGAAGAGATTGATTCTCTGTGTTTTAAAAGTAAAAACTTGTATAATAAAGCTCTTTATACTGTAAGACAAGAATTTATTAATACTTCTAAATTAAAAGAACAAGGCATGGTTGACCATGCTAATTATTTTAATTATTATGATATTAATAGACAATTCATTGACAGTAAAGATGTTGATTATTATAATTTACCTGTTAAAATTAGTAATCAAACCCTTATGTTGGTTGATAAGAACTTTAAATCTTTCTTTGCTTTATGTAAAAAGTACAAAAGCAACAAAAATAATTTAACAGGTAGACCAAAGTTACCTAACTACTTGCACAAAACCAAGGGTCGTTACGTAGTAACGTATGAACTTGGTGCAATATCTAGCAAGTTTTTAAAACAAAATGTAATTAAACTAAGTGGGACTAACATTGAAGTACCCGTCATTAACAAACACAACGGTGTTTTAAAAATGGTACGATTAGTACCCATGTCAAATAAAAAATATAAAATTGAAGTTGTTTATGATGTAGAAGAAAAGAACATGAATTTAAATAAAGACAATATAATAAGTATTGATTACGGAGTTAATAATTTAATGACTATAACATCAAATGTAGAAGGCTTTCAGCCTCGTATAATTAAAGGTGGTCATGTTAAATCAATAAATCAGTTTTATAATAAAGTCAAAAGTGAGTTGCAGTCGCAACTACCAAACCATTCTAGTTTGAAAGACAAAGAAGGTAAACCTCAAATCTTACAGAACTCTAATAAGATTAACACTTTAACACATAAGCGTAACTGTAAGATTGAACATGAGTTTCATGAGTACACAAACAAAATATTGCAACTGTGTTTACAGTATAA